TTAATATGTATGACTAATCGCTCAAACTACTTAAGTCTTTTGGTCGAGGCTCGGCACGAGGAACATACAATCGGACGAGACTGTATTTCCCTTTTACAAGCGTCAAACCTTGTGCGCTTTATCATCCGATAGCACTTGCCCTTGTGCGATAACCCTTATGCAAAGCGGATATGAGTAGGAGTTATAATAATTCACCAAGCAGATTTAGACTCTATGAAGTGTGCGCGGCGGTATAGCCTACATCGCTCGCACAAACTATGAAGGAACGTCTCGTGCAAGATGCACTACTCGTGGCTTGTTAGAGGTTATCATTCTCTATTACGATAGATTCAAAATTACTGCGAATTTTGATTGCGCGGTAGCCGACTCTGATACGATAGTATTATTCGTTTCGATAAGGCGCGGCGTGAAGAATCATTATAAACTCCCATTAGGGTAGATAGAATTTACACATATTTTTTGTGACGGGTGGGCGTGGTATCAGATGTAAAATTTCTGATAGATTTTAAAAAAAATTAACCCCGAAAGTGTATGAAATTAAACACGTTCTGATTTGTTTATTTCATGACATGAATCCATGAATTTAACTATGTAATGATTGTTAATGGTATATCTAATTCATGACATGAAACTCATGAATTTAACTCTGTTTGATTTCTGACAATAGCTATCCGTAATTAAGTTTGAGTTGTGTTAGGGCAAGTTGAGTTGGGCGAGCGGCGTCAACCGGAACACTTATACGTGAATCCCTCGTAGGGTAGTGTATGGGTCAGATAACCCAAGCCGACGCGGAGAAAAGCGCGGAAAACGTCGCGGCGACCGTCAGCGAAATCTGTGAGGAAAATGACATTTTCTTCGCACCTCTGGAATCTGACATGATTGGTGTCAGAAAACCGGCATTCGCTAATTTCGCCCGTCAGGTCCGTGAAGGAAACGCGGCGTTTCGTTCGTGGTCGCTCCCGGCGGAAAAAGGTGCTGTCAATCAGACTAACCGTTCGGTCTTCACGGCGCGGTTCGTTAATTTCGATTACACGATTCCCGAGGCTGTCAGCCACCTGATAGAATCCGGTCAATTCGAGGATTCTGTCAGCAACCTGATGGAATACGACGACGACCTTTCGCGCGAAGTCGCGGAGGCCGTTATGTCATACAACCTATACATCGTCGCTAAGGGTTGGCTGGCTGAGAGTCAAGTGGCCGACATGTCAGGAATCTCGAAACTTTGGGAGTCGAACGACCTCGCCGGTCAGGACTTTCAGGAAGGTGAAACGTTCATTCAACTGAAAAGTTTCACTCACGGGATTCACGGCCTGAAATTCGACGGAAACGCCGAACTTCGTTTCTACGGTTGGGTCGGTGACAAAATCGTTGTGTCCGACGACTACACCGACGTAACGAAGAAACTTCAGGAAACCTACATGGTTAACTTCGACGACCTTCGAGATTACGAGTGGTTCCACTCCCTCTGAAATAAAGGGGGTGGATAACCCCTTTGGGAATTGACACTTCCCAAAATCATGAAATAGCTAACATATCAATTCGCTGATATGTCGGCTGATTCATGAAATTCGGTTGACAGTCAGCAATCTGTCAAGTAGTCAGCATTTCGGCTTTTCGACATTTCAGTATTTCGACATTTCGGAATCCTGTCAGCATTTCAGTATTTCGCAATTTTGGCCCCTACCCGAAAGTTTATATACCCGAATACTCCCCATGGCACGAGGAGGAAACACCTATATAAGCGTTTCCCTCGGACGAGCGAACCGAAAGGCTTAATATACCCCCGATACTATACAGAGTATGGAGATACCAAGCGAACTCCTACCCGAAGGCTTCACCCAAGACCAATTTGGACACCCAATTTGTCCGTGCGGTAACAAGACTGAGGTGGACGGCGGTTTCCCCTGCGAACACAAGAACCCCCTGCGACACATCATCTAAATGACACCTCAAGTGAAAGTTGCCCTGTTTGGTGCGGTGTTGTGGGGAATCGGCCTGATTGGATTTATCGCGGCCTGCCTGTAAGAAAGGCGGGCGGCTTTGCGGTGCTTTTATATAGGTGTTTGCTCCCCGTGGCACGAGGAGTATTATGGTATATAAAGTTACCGGCGGGGCGACGAACCGGAAGGTTTATACCCTAACGCGATAATGGTATAGTATGGTTGGAGTCAACGCAACCAGAAGCGGTATGGCGCAGAAAGTTACCCGAGCGACGGACGGCGCGAAACTCATCGGATTCAACGACGACGGCCTCGCGTGTGTCTGGTACGGCGGCTACTCGTTCAACGTCTACGACGCGGCGCGTGACTGGCAGGAGGTGGACCACTTCACCTCGGGCGAACTCGCGGGAATCGCCTCAAAATTCGAGGAGGAGAAGCGCGACCACGCGAAGTACCGGATGGAGAAAATGGGTTACGAAATCGTGGAGTAAATGATAGTTGAAGGACTTGTAATCCTGCTGATATTTGCGGCTTGGCTGGCTCTGACGAGTTAGGGCTGGCCGCAGGATTTATATAGGGGTTTGCTCCCCGTGGCACGAGGAGTGTTATGATACATAAAGGCTTCGACGGCGTTTGATACCGGAAGACTTATACCCTTGGCAAATAGAGTAAGAGTATGGTTGAAGCAACCAACCCGCGCAAGGCCGTCCAGCAAATCAAGATGGATTACGAGAACGTCAGCCAAGTGTCAATGGAGGTTAACGTTGGCAGTAGTGGTCTGACGACTGACGTGACGGTGTTCATCGAGGCGGCCCGTGACGCGAAGGATTACGTCAACCTCCTGACGGACTTGTATGATGCGGGCTTCGACGTGGAAGATAAGGGCAAGGTTGAGACTGGCCGGAGGATGGTGCGCGGCTCGCAGTAGGAGCGAAACTTGCGGAAGGCGCAATGTTTTTATAGGGGTTTACTCGCCTTGCACGAGTAGTGTTATGGTATATAAACCTTCCCCTCGTGCGAGCGAACCGAAACACTTAATACGATAGCTACCCTTGGTAGAGGTATGGGACGAACCCCTGACGGAATGGCGTCGATGGCCTCGGAACGCAAGCATATGCGAGAGATGCGGCGGTTAGAGCAACAGGACGCTCCCCCGTGGGAACTCGCGGCGTTTGACGAGGACGGGAACGAACTCTACCGAACCGAAGCCTTCCACTCGAAGGAAGCGGCACAAGCGGAGTGCGACGACTTCGAGGAGGGTACAGCGTGGTGGGCTGACGGGATTGACGACGAGGTGGCTTACTTCAAGCCCGCGAAACGCTGAAGGAAACTCGGGCGGAACTTTTATATAGGGGTTTACTCCTCGTGGCACGAGGAGGATTACCCTACTTAAAGGTATTGGTAGCGACAACACACCAGAAGACTTATTACCTTACCCGATAGAGTAGTAGTATGGCACGACAGAAGGCCATCAACTCGGAGCAAGGCAAGTGGAAGGTAATCGCGCACACCAGTACGCCCTTCGGCGTCGAGGAGCGTGTGTTAGAGCGACACGAGAGCAAGCGTGAGGCGGAGGCGGCGAAGCGGCGTCTGGAAAGCCCCGCTCTGAACCGAAGGCTCGGCGTGGTGCGATAGCGCGAGGCGGAGCGTCAGGCGGAACTTTTATATAGGGGTTTACTCCTCGTGGCATGAGGAGTCTTTTGGTATATAAGCGTTACCCTTACTTGCAGGGTTTATTTCATGAGATTAGATGTGATGCGACAACCTTATATACCCTCCCCTCCTGTATAGAGTATGGAGCAAAACTCCACCCTCGAACGTGTTAGCGCGGAAGACCTCGAAGCAGGCGACACGGTTATCGTTCACGTCAATTCCCGAGCGGCGGGACACCTCGGCGTTCGCTCTTTCGAGGCGACGGTCGATTCCACGAGTTTCGGAGACGTGTGCTTCAAGCCGACGAGCAACCTTCAGGCAGAAATGGACACCCATACGTGGTACAGCGACATTGGGTACATCCACGGACACCACGACGGCCTCGGGCGATACAGCGACATTGGCAAGGTGGCCTACGTCGAGAAGTAGAAGCCTCAGAGAAGCGACACTTTTTTGCGGAAGTAGAAGCAGGCGGAAGGTTTATATAGGGGATTACTCCTCGTGGCACGACGAGCGTTATGGTATATAAGGCTTACGTTCATGAGCCAACATCGAAACACTTATTACCCTATCCCTCGTAGGTAGAATCATGGCAGAGAGCCAGACTGCTGACGAGAGGACTCGTGTGGGATTCGACGCTGACACCGACCTGTGGGCGACCCACGCCCTTGAGTGCCAAGAGTGTAACACCGTCTTCCCCGTAGCCTACGGGGGCAAGGCCATCGCCCTACGCGAGTACGGCGGCGTGGCTGAATTGTGCCCGACTTGCGACACCTACACGCCCTGCGAAGAAGCGTAAGGGGCGAAACCTTTTTATAGGGGTTTACTCCTCGTGGCACGAGGAGGATTACCCTACTTAAGCCTTCGGGTAGTAACAACACGGCGAAACACTTATTACCCTATCCCTCGTAGCAAAGGTATGGCAAGCAAAGCCACTTCGGTCGTGAAGCGAGCGGGCAAGTACGTCGCGCACTCGGACGAGGGCGAGCCAATCGGTGACGCGGGCGCACTCAACTTCCACGGCGAGCGTCTCGCGTTAGGCGACGGTTCGGAGATTCACTTCCCCGAGGCGACAGTTCAGGTGGATAAACTGATGCACGCACGCGGCGTTCTGTTCATCGAATAATGCCGACGCTCACTCAATACGACTGGTGCGAGCGGTGCGAGGAGCGGATGGAACTCGTACCGATGTACGCGGGAGAAGGCGTTGGGAACGTCCTCGTCTGCCACAAGTGCGGCTTTTGAGGTAGGCGGGCGGTACTTTTATATAGTGTTATGCTCCGCATGGCACGAGGAGGATTATGGTACTTAAAGGTTGTGGTAGTAACAACACACCACAAGACTTATACCACTACCTCCCTTGTGTTCATACGCAATGGAAGACAACGAAGCCGCAATCGCGTCAACCAGCACCACGCCGACGAACAACAGCGACACCACGGCGAACCTGTGGGCAATCGAGAGTGAACTCGATTCGCTCGATGCGATGGACGTTGCGGCAATGACGAACACCGAACTCGTCCGACTCCGTGAGGCTATCAAGGCCGTGGAGAAAGTGAGCGAGTCTGTGCGGAAAGACGTGGCCGACGCCGAACTCAAGGAGCGTGTGGCTCCGGGCGAGAGCCTCCTCGGAATCAGCCACATCGAGAGCCACCGGAAGTACCTCGCGGAAGATGAAACGTCTGTGGTGATGCGTGCGGTGGCGAAGGGCATCAACTTCCACGACTTCGTGAGCGTCAACGCGAGTACCCTCGCCAAAGAGTACCCCGACCTCGCGGAAGTGGGCGAACAGGAATACAGTTACCTCCGGTAAGCGAGCGGGCGAAACCTTTTTATATGGGTTTACTCCTCGTGGCACGAGGAGTATTATGATATATAAAGGTATCGACGCCGCCTCGAAGCGACAGACTTAAGTGGGTATGCGATAAGTATAGAGTATGGCAGAAAGCCAAAGCGGATTCGATATGAGAGCCTACACGAACGAGCAGGACGAGGGTATGGCCGGAGTGATGCCCGACCATTGGGACGGACACACGCGCATCGCCTCGTTCGACGCTGGCCTCACCGAAGGGCAAGAAGACCTTGCCGTGCGCCTCACGAACCGCCTCGTGGAAAAGAAGGGCGTGCCTCACTCGAAGGCGCGAAAGGCGGCGGTGAAAGAAGCGGCAAAGCACGACCGATAAAGCAAGCGGTGGCTTGGGCGGAACCTTTTTATAGTGGTATACTCCTCGTGGCACGACGAGTATTATAGTATATAAACCCTTCGACCATGATTCATGGCGACAGGTTTAAGTACCCCTAACCCCTATACAGAGTATGGCCCGAGAACTTGGCCGACTCAAAGTAGCGACGTTTTGCCAGTCCTGCGGCTTCGTCAAGGGACACCCTGCGGGCGAGGGCGTGAACCGTTGCACCGACTGCGGGCGTTTCACGAGCGACGACCCCGACGTTTGTTGCACGATTCATGAACTGCGAAAAAGCCCGTACCCGTCTGGCGAGTGCCCGTACTGTGAGATGGAACGCGACCGGCAGGCTCAAATGATGCATGAAATGACACGCGACCCTACGGTTGAGCCTTGGTAGGGTAGCCGGAATCTTTTTATAGTGGTATACTTCCCGTGGCACGAGGAGCGTTATGGTACTTAAAGGCTTCGACGCGGCTTCATACCGAAACGCTTAATACAGTACCTCTCCAAGAAAGGGTATGGAGCAACACTCCAACAACGAGCGGAAGTTTGGCACGGCTGACCTGAAAGACGCTGGCGCGAGTGAGGCGTTCATCTCGGTGTACCTGTCGGCGGCTGAGGGTCGGCACAGCGTTCGGCAGGAACTCGATTCGGGATACGGTGGTACGGTCCTCGAAGAAGGCCGGAACCCGTGTGAGGTGGCTGGCGGCTTCTTCACGAAACTCTGGAAGGGCTACCTGTTCGACGCATTCCTGCACGCTGACGGGAGTAACACGCCGCTTCTCCTCGAAGTGTTCGGTCCTGCAAAAATCCGCAACGCTGGCGCGGCCATCGAGAAGTACGACATAGAATACTGCACTACGATGGTGAACGAAAGGGCGGCTCGTTACGACTACGAACCCCTGAAGTAAGGGGCGGGCGGTGCGGCGAAACCTTTTTATAGTGGTATACTCCTCGTGCAAGACGAGCGTTATGGTATATAAACCTTACCCTCGCACGAGCGTACCGACAGGATTAAGTACCCATAGCCCCAAGGTAGGGTATGCCTCACTACAAGGCAGAATACGAAGCGAACGGGCGAGACGTGACTATCCAGCAAGTCCGTGGCCCCGACTCACGTATGGGTGCGTCCGAACCCGGTGCGTGGATTGACGGTAAGGCGGTTTATCTCAGCGTAATCGAGGAGAACCCGAAGATAGTCCCCGAAGCGTTTCGACCGTCTGACCTGATGGACGTGTCGGAAGTTGAGAAAGTCGTGTCGTGGCTCGTGTCAGAAGACCGACTCGTGTGCAAGAAGTGTAGCGATACCTTCCCGTTCGAGAACAACGTAAGCACGGGCTTCGCTGGCGTGAAGTGTGGCAAGTGTGCCAACCGTGACGCGACGTGTACGGACGGTGACTCGCACGACTGGAAGTGTACGAATCCTCACCAAAAGCACAACGCTCGGGTAGCGACGAAATACTCGTGCCAGAAGTGCCCGGCTACGAAAAGCACGACGCCGACTGGCTGAAGGCGACGGCGGGCGATACTTTTATATAGGGGTTTACTCCTCGTGACATGGCGAGGATTATGGTATATAAAACTACCGACTGGCGAGAGAAGCGACAGGTTTATACGTATGCCTCTCTTTGGATAGAGTAAGGAGGGACAAAGAAGCCCTCCGACAAATCCGACTATGTACGTCAACACCACCGCCGACCTGCTCGAAGCGTTCGACAACCACACGCCGAACCGTACCATCCCGTCCTGCTCCATCAACACCGTGCGTCTCGGTAATGGGAACGTCGCGCTTCTGTCCTACGATTGGGCGCGTATCGCGGAAGTGACGCCTACTGGCGACATTCTCGTGTACGAGGGCCACTACGGTACGTCGAAGACTACGGACAACCACATCGACAGAGTGAAGGGTCACTTCGATGACGCTCGCCTGACTTCCCTCAAGAGTAACCCCGTGGACGGTACTGTGCCGGAGACTATCGAATACTCTGGCAACTACGTGGGCGACTTCGAGAGCCTCTCCCCCGTGGAGCAGAACGCTCAGGAGAGTGTGCGAACCACGATGAACCGCCGCCTCAAGCACCGCAAGTAGAAGCCGGTAATAACGCGAAGGCGCACCGGCATCTTTTTATAGGGGTATACTCCTCGTGGCACGAGGAGGATTATGGTATATAAAACTACCGCTCGGAGGAGCCAACCGAAAGCCTTAATACAGTCACTCCCCTACTATGGGTATGGACCCGATAACGGCCCTGCACGCAACGAACCACTTCCGCCGCAACCGTACCCACTACCGTAAGGTTCGGAACGAATTACTATTCACTCGCAAGAAATTCGAGAATAGTGATATGTCGGTCAAAGTGGAAATGCTTCAAAAGAGTCACGCTTGGGCGGTCCTGTCAGTTCAAACACCTGTCAACGTTCACGAAAAGGCGTTTCGGAACCTGTTCGCTAATGGGCTTCCCCTTTCCGTTTCGGAAATTCGGGATTCAATCAAGTCGTGCAACTACTACAAGAATAAGGCGGATTACATTATGGATTCGCTTCAGTCTGGCCGCGAGTGGGAGAAGGTCGCTAATCTCCTAATGTCGGACGAATTAGACAAGGCACACAAGTTCGTCCTTGATAATTTCAAGGGTGTTGGTCCTGCAAAAGCCCCGTTCGTCTTAGCGATGCTCGGGTTTACGGAAAAGATGTGTATCGACACTAATGTAATGCAGGCTACAGGTACGGAACGCCCGACTACTGTGGTCGTGGAAAAGTACGAGGCCGCTGTCGATGAAATCAAGTCGCACTTCCCGACCCTCGTAGAAGAAACCGGCAGTTCCTTCCTGTTCCAATGGGCGCTGTTCGACTATCAGCGTGGTGACACGTCAGACCACAAGGTATTCTTCAAGGAGGTTGCGTGGTAGAGGTAATTGTATTCCTCCTGATACTTTTTGCGATTTGGCTCGCCCTCACAGGAGGATAACCGACACCTTTTTATAGGGGTTTACTCCTCGTGGCACGGGGAGGCTTTACCTATATAAAGCCTTTGGTGTGCCTCGAAGTAGGAAGACTTATTACCCTGTTGCGAGTAGTAGAGTGTATGGCAAGTTGTAAACGCCATCCGAGTGGAGACGTGAATTGTGAGAAGTGTAAGCGACTGCAAGAAAGGGCGCGGCGTATCGAAACCCTTAAGGGGTCGTGGTCCCTCTAACTAAACGGAGATGACCTCTCTTACCAACCTCAAGCGGAAGGCGGAACAGATTGCCGGAGTGCGTGCGTCTATCGAGTACGACGACGCTTACGGCCCTCACGTCCAAATCTCGGCAGACTCGGAAGTGCCGCTCGATACCCTCGATGAAATATGCGAGGAGACGGACGCTGTAATGAAGGTCGAAGGCCAAAACCCCTTCGGAGAGTACGAGTACCTGTTCCGATGAAATTCTGGCTCTGGTTAAGTCAGATAGCCTACCCTTCTGACGAGAAGGAGTAGGACCGCAACCTTTTATACCCGTATACTCCTCGTGGCACGGGGAGTCTTTGGTACTTAAACCCTCGTATTGCGAAAGGCTTAAGTGAGTATGGTGCGTAGCAAAGGTATGGCAGAACACGAAGCCATCAACCCGCACGTCCCGTCCATTGAAGTAGACTCGTCCCGCGAGTTTCTCGTAGCAAAGCGTCCCGGTGTCGGTCGAGGCGTGATTCTCGTAATCGACGATACGGCAGTCGAGTTTTCGGGAGATGCGTGGTCGGCTTTCCAGACGCATTTCTACGGTGCGCTGTCGAATCACTCGATGAGCGACTACCGCGAGGGTACGGACTTGAAGTATCCCGTCGCCTACGACTTCGCTGACGGCTACTTCCTCGGTCAAGAGTTAGTCGCCGTGAAAGACTTCGTGGACGAACACAACCTACGATGACCGAATACATCTTTCGACGGAAGGCCGTCGTCTCCGGTGACAAGATAGAGATTCCCGACAACGCTCGGGATATTTCCTTCGAGCATCGAGAAGAATTAACCATCGTCTGCTACTTCGAGAAGCAAGGCGAAAGCGTCATCTGAACGACGCAACCTTTTTATACCCTTACGCTCCTCGTGGCATGAGTATCGTTTAGGTATATAAAGCCTTCGGTTAACCGGAAGACTTAATACAGTACGTCTCCAAGTAGGTGTATGGCACGAAGCGCCACTCCCGCGATTGAAGGGTACTACGGTGAGGAAGACCGCTCGGTAGAAGTTATCAGCACAGCGAAGGATAGCGTGTCGTTCGTTCGAGGACTCGGAGACAGCGGCCAGCGTATTCAGATAGTCGAACACGACTGTCCGAAGTGTGGACACCCGACGATGCTCCGACATTGGCACGTCAGCCCTGTCGAAAGAGACGACGTTGGGTATTACTGCAACAATCCGCAATGCCGACACTACCACAAGGATGAGTTCTCCTACGCTTTCTACCACGGACCTACTGACGGACCTGTGGTTGAGCGTTGGGAGTAGGGAAGGGGCAGGCGGAATCTTTTTATAGTGGTATACTCCTCGTGCATGGGGAGTGTTATGGTACTTAAAGCCACCGATTGCACGAGAGGCGAAAGGCTTAATATAGGGTGTCCCCTACTGTAGTGTATGGGACGAAGAACCCAAGAGACTGAGGATGAGGAGCAGTACCAGCGTATCGCTCAAGACGAACAGCAGGCTCCCGAGGAGTTTCGGGATTACGTCGAGATGGAGCGAGAGATTCGCGGCGAGTAGAAAGACTTAATACAAACCCTAACCATAACACAAACGCAGACAATGAGTGAAATTACGTACACCAACGACGAGATTCGACGCGCCTTCAAGAACCGGACGTTCCCCGGTTCCAACCACCGGAACAGTCTGAACCTGACGGAACTGCCTGACGGGACGTTCGCGCTCCTCGCGTACAACTGGGGCAAAATCGCTGACGTGTCTCCCGAGGGCGAGATTCGCGTCTTCGGCGGATGGGCTGACTGGGCGCAACGCCGCTTCGAGGAGGAGTACCACGGCGGCGGTGAGGCAACCACTCGTCGGCACACGCGAGAACTCATCCAGTACCTCCTCGAATCCGGGCGCGACTTCGAGATGAAGTCCACTCGCCCGACTGTGGGTACGCCTCCCGAGAGTCTCCGTGAACTGGGTCACAAGAATATGATTCCCAACCGTACCTCAAAGGGACGCACGGAGTAGCGGAAGCCGAGGCGGATGGGAACCTTTTTATAGTGATTTACTCCTCGTGGCAAGGGGAGTCTTTTGGTACTTAAGGCTTGGGGTGTAGGCAATGACACGAAAGACTTATACGTGAACCTCCCCTACTGTGTAGTATGGCACGAGACAATGCCCGACTGACGCACGCGATGTACGACAAGGACTCCTTCAACTCGGAGAACACCGGACCCTACGCTCTCCCGAACGCGGCAGATAACCGCTTCATCGAGGCGGTGGGTTCGCTCCCCGGATTCCGGGCACAGTTCTACAGTCTCGAAGGAGACGTGATGGTGTCGTGTGACAGAGTGCGTATCGACCAGAACCTCCCCGAAGCCCTCGACCTGTTGGCAGAACGCTTCGGGATGGTGCGAACCGACAACTACAACTCGCCAAACGTCGTGACCTTCGAGTACGAGGGCTAAGGCCCTTAAGCGGCGGGGAGCCTCATAGTAACCGCAACCTTTTTATACCCGTATACTCCTCGTGGCAAGGGGAGACTTATGGTATATAAAGCCACCGATTCCGCAAGACTTAATATAGGGGGACCCGTAGTAAGGGTATGGCACAAGAAGTGACTCACGCCGTCGAGTTCCGTGACCCGATTCAACAGTCGTTCGGCCCCGACCGGCTACTGTTCGTAGTCGTGACTGACGCTGGCTCTATCTACGAGTTTCAGCGTTTCGAGGATTCGGGCAAGTGGTCGCTAAAGACTCGTGGCGACGTTTCCGAACCGACTCACAACTGGACCCAATCTCGCGCACGCCTTCCCGGTAGCGTCATCGAGACGATGGACGACGTTCACGGCGAAAAGGGGTGGACGAAGTGAGCGACCGAACCTGTCCGAAGTGTGACACACCGCTTCGAGAGACAGACCTCGACACGACTAAGATGAGCCACGTCTGTCCCGAGTGTGCGCCCGAGTTCGTGAAGGCCGCCGCCTTCGACGACTACGACGGACCCTACTCCCGGTAGCCTTCAGGCGGAACCTTTTATAGTGGTATACTCCTCGTGGCATGAGTATCGTTTAGGTATATAAACCCACCGATAGCGAAAGCCTTAAGTCAACAGGTCCCCTACTGAGAGTATGCACGGAGCAGAACCCGGAACCGGAACCCAGTACGCCAGCCACGCAACTCCCCCGAGTGACGACTCTCGCCCGAACGGTATTCGGCTATTCGGAACCTACTGGAAGGTCGGCCACGACTATCTCGATACCGAGATTGGCGACGTATGCGAGTTAGTCGAAGTCGTGTCGAAGTCCTCGTGGTGCGATACGCGAGACGCCGAAGACTGCCCGAAGAAACTCGTATTCGCTTACGAGCGATATTCGGGGATGAACGGGAACACTATCGAGATAGACCCGTCCTCGCTCGAAATGGAAGACGGCGACCGTTTCATCGAGCGATACACGGCTCCTGCCCCGAGAGGTGCGCCGAGTCCCCCGTGGTGAATCGACACCTTTAAGGTAATAGCCAGCATACAATAGATTGCAATGGAACTCAACCGCTACCGTAAGACCGCGATTGGCGCTCGTGATGTAGAAGAATACGGCTTCGGGATGGAGGAAATTCAGGAGAATGATACTACACGACTTCGGGGAGAACGAACCGACTGAGCATAATCCGCGCTACTACCTCGACCCGCCTGCGCCAAGCGAGCAGAGCGAGTTGAGCGACTACTGACCCCAACCTTTTATACCCGTATACTCGTCATGCACGAGGAGCGTTATTGTATATAAACCCTTGGACTCGTGCGAAAGCCGAAAGACTTATACGTGTATCCAACTATGATAAGATATGGACGAATCCCATACAGACGACGTTCGGAATATCGCAGAAGGCGACGACGTGACTATCGAGACGACGGAAGGTGACACGCTCAATATGACGTGTTCGGATATTGAGAAACACAACGCCGACCCCCGAACGGGTGAAGTTCGTGAGACGACTATCTGGCACTTCGACCTCAACGGAGAGGAGGTAGTCCTGTCCCGAGTCGAAGGTCTGCGTTCGAGTCCGAGTGACCCGGAGTTCCCGGTTGACAAGACTATCTGGCATTGCGGCCTTGAGAACAATCTCGGCTACGCCGCTACTGTCCAGATTCACGGACCCGACGTTCAGGCAGAAGCGTAACATATAAGTACCCCCGACCCTATCAATGAATATGGACGCACATACTGTGTTCGACGTGATGTACGAAGTAGAACTGCCCGTCTCAAACGTGTGGGAGGCGCGTATGGTCGCACAGGGCCTACTCTGGAAGGATATGAAGCACGGCGCAGATTACACTATCGAAGCGTGGGACGCCGAACTCGGCTCGGTACAATTCCGCGTCGTCGTGTGGGACGAGGATGTGCTGGCAAGCGACTACTTCCACAAGGCCGAAGGCGCACGACGCGCAGAAGTCTAAACGCCGGAACCTTTTTATAGTGGTATACTCCTCGTGGCACGAGGAGTCTTTTGGTACTTAAGCCTATCCCCTCGACTGACGAGACGAAACACTTATATGCCTACCTCTCCAAATAAGGGTATGGCCTACGACTACGACATAGACGACGTATCGGGAATTGACGACCTTCGTTCGCGGATGGCCGACGCTGAAACAAACCGCGACTGGTCGTTTATCCTTAGCGACTACATTACGTCGGGGAACACTAAGATAACTAACACGACCGCTATCTTCAATATGAATAGCGCACACGACTGTCCGAATTTCGGAACCGCCGAGTCGGGCGAGTCGGAGACTGGCTTATGTCAGGTTCCCAAAGAGTCGTGTTACGCGGCTAAAGCCGAAAACATCTATCCCCAAACGCTCCCGTACCGTCGTCGTCAGGAATACCTTTGGGATTGTATGACGGCTGAAATGTGGGCCGAGGCTTTCAACAGTCTCAATTCCCGAAAGCGTAAGCCGTTCGACAGTATTCGCTTTTCCGAAGCGGGTGACTTTCGGAGTAACGCCGACATAATTAAGGTGAATAGAATCGCGGAATTAGTTGACGTGGACGTTTACACGTACTCCGCGAGTCATAAACTCAATTGGGACTTAGCGGAAAACTTCACCGTTAACGCGAGTAACGGACTCGCTGACTACGGGAACCGCCGGTTTATGGCTATTCCCGAAGCCGCCGAAAAGCCGGACTCCGCCGTATGGTGTCCTAACAGTATCCAGCAAAGCGAAGGTGTCCCCGCCGACGAGCGTATTCAATGCGGCGAGTGTCGCCTTTGTATTAACCCCGAAGGCCCCGACGTGGCTATCCATATCCACTAAGCCGTTCGGGAATAGGCCACAACTCTTTTATAGGTGTATACTCGTCTTGCACGAGTAGTGTTTTAGTATATAAACCTACTGCTCAAGCGATGAGACGAAAGACTTAATACAGATACTCCCCTACTATAGATTGCAATGGTGACTACAGACGAAGTTCACAAGGCGTTCAGCGGTATCGACTCGGCAGAGTTTCAGGACTCGGACCTCGCTAACGGGATTCGTGTCACCGTTTCGGAGGAGGACGCGGGTTCCTTCTTTCGGACGATGCGCGTGAACGGGTATCAGGAGACGGCCACGACTCGTCGCCTCGGTGATACTCTCGTCGCGCACATTCCGGCAGAGCGTTCCACGAGTCTCGCCAGCCTGTTCAAGCGGTAAGTCGAAAGCCTTATAACCATAGCGACCCTCAATACAAATACAATGGAAGACAACACCACCATCACGACTCAGCACCAGAAGACGACCAGCGCCGGTAAGCACGAGTTCGCCAGTCCGAGCCTCGCCTCGGGTCAGGCCATCTGCACCTCCTACATCGTGGGAGAGGCATTCGGAGAGGAGGCCCCCGAGTTCCTCAACATCGTTCTCAACTCCGAGAACGCCACCGGGACCCTCCACCTCGCGTCAGTCAGCGGTTCGGGTACTGGCAACTACGGCGTCTACGAAACCGAGTCCGGCGCAGTCACGGGACTCTACATCAGTCGAGACACCCTCGGCGTTGACGGTGACGCCGACCCCGACGACTTCCCGCAGGAGATTCCCTTCTCCCTCGCCGGAGCCACCGAGGAAGACTTCGAGGAGGAGAGCGAAGATACCGAGATGCAGGACGAAGCGGCTGGCCTCCTCCAGTAAGGCCACCTCGGAGTAAGACCGAATCCTTTTTATAGTGGTATACTCCTCGTGGCACGGGGAGTGCTTAAGTATATAAGTGTACCGATTAGCCAATGCATCGAAACCCTTAAGTCAGTCGCTACCCTACTACGAGTATGGAAGGATTCCAGAAACTCGACGTGTTCAAGGGAGTCAAAGGCAACGGCGAAGGTGTCGTCGCTATGGCTATAATCAGCGATTCGGCTAACGGCGAGGTTCGTGTCGCTGAAAAGACCAAAGACGGCTATCACGAATACGTCAAGCCCCTGTCGGAAATCAGTCAGGAGTTAAACGGAGGTGTTCTCATTCGTGCAGGAAAGCAAGCCCCGTCTGTCGAAAAGGCTCGTAGCGTATTGTCGAATTAAGGTCGCACGTTTCCGACGAGCGTGGAAGGCCAATCCGCCGACTGTCGATATTCGGCATTTCCCAAAAGAGTAACTCTTTTTACAATTTTCGCATGAGGAGCCACCTACTACTTAAAGGTATGGGTCGAGGCAGTAGATGCGAAAGGTTTAAGGTTGGCACTCCCGTAGTATGAGTATGAACGAACTCCAAGCAACAGGTGAACTACTCGTCCTATTAACGCCGCATAGCCTTCCCCAAATTCGTTTCGCTCTCCGAATGCTCTACCAGAAGGTGATGCCGTGGTAGAGGTGATAGTCCTGTTCGTCATCCTGTTCGCAATTTGGCTGGCTCTGACGAGCGACCAGAACTAACATAGTTCTGGCAGAACCCGCTACGGGCTTCTGTCACTCATAAGTTATGGGTACGTAAAGCGAAACCTTTTTATAGTTGGCCCGCGTAGTATACTGTATGCAGGTTTATGATGCAATCTTGGGTATAGTCGGCTTGTCGCTAATTGGAACCGCAGTCGCCATTTCGCTAATTGGCGCGACGGGAATTGCCGTAGTCGCTGTAGTCGGCATTCCAGCAATCGCTATTGGGTTATTCGTAGTTCCACCAATCGAAAAAGGAGAGTCGCTTACGAGAACGAAGGACCGCTCGGAGTCTCTGTATCGTACTCCTCCCGCAACTCGTAGTCAAACTCCTTCAACTCCTGAATCGTCTCAGTCATATCATCCTTCTGACGGTTAAATTCATCAACTACTTCTTCAAAAGACGTGTCCTCGTCTCCCTTTACGTAAATACGTCCAATTCCAAAATCAAGTTCCATCGCCGGAGCAGGGTCATTTTCTTCAGTCATAATTACGTACTTACAGAGGGCTTGCTACTACTTAAACCTTTCGGTAAGAGTTAAGTAATGGCAGACTCCCCGTGGCGAAAAGATTTAAGTAGGGGTAACTCCCCTTGCAGAAAAAGTGTTTGTTTCTCGACCTATCCTACTGCGAGTCGCGTGCTTCGACTGCCGCGACCATCAGGCGCGTGTCCTTCTCCGACAGTTCCGTAATCTTCTCCTGAAGTTCGTCGCGCTCCTCCTCGATGAAGGCCAGCAGTTCCTCTCTTGCGGTGCTGTTCTCTCGAATGAGGGCACGGGTATACTTCCCGATAACACCCTCGTCGTGACGATACCGAACGTCCTTAGTCGCTTCGTAACGGATGCCCGGAATGAGGGTCAGGTTCTCTCGAAGATACCCCTCCTCGTTGACAGCATCCACCTCGAACACAGTCGCGCCATCGCCGTTATCAATAACGCGAATGTCTTCAAACGTAATCTCCTCTGCTCGCTCCTGCCTCGACTGTAGTGCTTGACTCATATTATTGTATACGCACCGGATTGACTTAAGGGTTCCGGTATGCCCTTAGTTGAGGACGCCCTGCACGAAGTCCTGAAACTCCTCACTTGAGGTCAGAACGTCGTATACCTCGTCGTCAGGGTCGCTCGTCCGAATCTGTCCACGCCAACTCAGAGTCTCGATATACTCAATCTCGACACTCCCCGCTTCCGCAACTACTTCAAACCTGTGGTCCTCCTCGTCCACGCTAACCGTGAACCGACCAGTCCCGTCAGGCTCGACCGTGAGCATCACGAGAGGTTCGTACTGTACCTCGTCACTCGAATTGTTGTTGGCAGTAGTCGCCATACACTATGATACGGCTTCCCACTACTTAAAGGTTCCGGTTAGGCTCCAATCTGCTGAAGCCCAACCATCTTCACCTCGCAATCAGGGTCTTCTCGACCCATCGCCGCGAGACACTCGACACCCTCCTCGCGGAAGTGAGGGCCGTCGTTTTCGAGTTCGTCGGTACGCCGAGTGGAACCGTCGCTCCACGTAAACTCGTAGACGGGCTTCATCGTAACCTGTTCCTCGTCGGAGTTGGAATTTCCTTCCATACCCATAGTAGGGGGTACATCCTTATAAACCTGTCGATTCGCCCTTCGGGGCAAGGCGAGCCTTTTGGTATATAAAGCCACCGATTAGACAATTATCGAAATACCCTTCGTCAATCGTGGGACCGAAAGACTTAAGTACCTGTAGCCCCATATATTATACAAGGCTTGGAAGGGGTGACGGGTATCCCGAAAGGGTTCCCTTGGGAGAGTTTTGTATATGTGGTAGTCATATGATAGTGGATACTCTCCATAGGGGTGCATCATATGATAGGTAGTGTGGTGCTGTCATCCCCTAACCCGTGGCTCAAGACTTGCCGAATGCTCGCCCACTTTTTCCAATTGGCGATTCAACGCGGCCTCCATCTTGTCTAAGGTGTTCATACTCTTAGTAGGAGGGGTGACTACTTAACTCTTGCGAGGTCGGCGCTCGGCGCAATCTTTATATACCATAAGACTCCTCATGCCGCTTCCATGATTTCTGACACTTTCATCATGAAATAAACGTGGTCGAAAAATAGGCCAAGCCTTTGACAATTTCCTTCTTGTCGAAGACTTGACCTGTCGCTATTTCGTCAATCAACGTGTCGCCTTTTCGACAGTCGCCGTTTAGTCGAAGTCGAGTTCGTCAATTGTCGGATTCTAAACACCTTCATTCAGGCTTAAGCCTTTCGTTTGTCAGGGTCCTGAGAGGTGCAAGGGCCTAATTCTATATTTACCGTAAGACTTATATAATGGGTGAAAACTCGATGTTTTAACCATTTCGTAAGCCTCAAACCTCCTATTGTCGGATTAGGTTTCACCACTTGTCAGAGTCTCGGCATACTCCTTATCCACGATTCGGAAGCCGATTGCTCGGTGGAGTACCGTGCCGTCGCAGGCCCCGACTTCGAGTAGGGTATCGCTTGTCAGGTGAGGGTCGAGTATGTCGAAGCCGTCTTCGCTTAGGTTGTATGTGTAGTCGTTCTCGTTGAGGTGGTGTTCTATTGCGTCTACGTTCATACTTAGTCTTTATCGTGGTATTACTTAAGTCTGTTCATCCCGTGGCCTCCCACGAGCGAGTATTACTCGGGTGCATCAAATTCAAAGATGCTCTCAATTTCTCGCGTGACGCTCGGGCTTACGTTGACTACCGTTCCCTCGCCCGTCTCGGGATTAGTCAGCACGAGTTTTGCGCCAGCGAAGCCGCCGTGTAGTTCGAGGGTTGCGTCCTTCATACTCTTAGTAGGTGTTATGGTTACTTAAGGCTGTCGTTCTACGTCGATGCGTTCTCGCAGGACTGCTTTCGCCCGAGCGATGCCCACGTCTTTGCCGAGGAAATACATTCCTTTGGACGTGGGTTCGCCGTTCGGTCCCTCGTGTTCTTCGCGTTCTTCAATCGCTTCCTCCTGTAGTTCGTTGAGCCGTGCGATTATCGCGTCGAAGTCTTCTCCCTTCATACTCTTAGTAGGGCGGCTATCCTTATAACCCTTTCGACTCGACTCTCTTGACTCGGAGGTTTCGACTACCGCGAGCCGCACCGTCGAACCTCAATCCAGCGCGGGCGTCACTTGGGACTTTGAGCGTACACGAGTGTCCAGTCAGGCTACGCAGGCTAATTCGTGTATCGCCGTTCTGCTCTTTCGAGACGTACTGCACTTTCCCTTCGCCCATCATCCAGTATTCGTCTTCGTGGAGGTGGACGACCAAATGCTCACCTTCCTCGACGTTGCGAACCTCGTCTGCCGTCAGGCGTTCTCGCATTAGCGGTCCTCCGCCTCGGCGTAGTAGACCACGCCACCGGGAATGTCCTGCTCGCCGTATTCCTCGCCGTCAGGTCCGTGGAAGTTCAACTCAAGCACGTCGCCCCTATCGAAGAAGGACGAGACGTGGTTGAAGTTCTGCGCTTCTCCGTCCGGCATCTTGACTGTAACGTACATACTTCTACTTGTCTCCGTATCTACTTAAACCCATCGGCTTTCCTCGTTCCACTCGTTCCGGCGGTGCTGGTCTAAATGCTTTCGGCAGAGGTAGCGTCCCTCGTCGCCAATTGTGTACGTCGCGTTGTACGAGTCGTTGGCTTGCATCGGGCTAATTCGACGCCCGCATTCTTCGCATTTGTGCATACTTAGTCTTTATCGCACTATCACTTAAGTCTGTCTATTCGAGTGTTGTGCGAAGGTCTTAATAATTGACAGACTTTGGTTAATAATCGAGCCTGTCGCACGGGAATGCGTATATGCGGTCGGAACCAGCGACGTACCGCGCTCGCACGACCGGAGCATCGGGGTCGCAGGATGGATTCTCTCGGAATACTGTCGTGTCACGTCCCTTAACCGTAATTTCGTATTCGTCTGCTGGAACGTCGGTCACTTCGATAACCTCCATCTCGCCGCTTGACCAACGTGGGGCTTCGGGGTCGAAGACGTGCATTCCATCGTTGGGTACGGGGTAGTCTGGTTCTTCAAAGTATTCCGGTTCTGCGCCGACTCTAACTTCGTCTCCGTTAATCTCGAAGACGGCTACGCCGCCTTCGTTGATTCGGTGCATTTCCTCGTCGGTTAGATACACTTCGTGGGTCGTGTCTTCTTCGATTCGTGCCATACTCTTACTTTCTCGGGTATCTACTTAAGTCTGTCGATTTATTCTCGGATGGGGATTGCGTTTAGTTCTTCTTCGTCTAATTTGAATTTTACGTCGGGGTTGCGTTCTTCGAGTTTGGCGAGGACTTGTTCTGCTTTTCGTCGTGCTTGTGGGTCTTCGTTCTCGTCAAACATTCCGAACTTGTTTTGGCCGACTGTTTCTACCTTTGGTCGAAGGCGGCAGTATGGTTCGTTTAATTCATCGAACAGTTCTCGGCATTGGCCGTCTACGTCGTGCCATTTTGCCGGGCCGGTGTCTTGGCTCATCATTCGAGTGCCGTCGTCGTATCTGACGAGTCCGGCTTCTTTCATTCGACGGAGTACGCTCGTGTCAACGAGGTCGTCCTTGATTGAGCCGTGGCGTAGCCAGCCGAGGGGTTGAACGAGGTTTTCAACGTAGAACTCTACGTCGTTTACCTCGATGATGCGGCGGGCTTCGTTCTGCGTTCGAGTGTTTACGTCCATACTCTTACTTACTTGGGTATCTACTTAAGTCTATCGTTCGTCTTCGACGTAATCGACTATATCGCAAAAGTTGTCGCGGAGTATTACGGGTTCTCCGTCGTCGCCTTTTACGATGCCGCCGACGTGTTCTTTGGTGACGCGCTTTGAGTCTCCCTTGACGGGTGCGTACTCGCCGTTTTCGTCACGCACGTATCCGTCTGAATCGACGTGCCAGTTGAAGACTTCGAGTATTGTTTCGGTTGCGCTTGGCCCGAAGGTTATTTCTGGCATTAGTTGGTGAGGATGACGGCTTGTAGGATGCCGATGATTACGCCGAGGACTGCGCCGACTGCGAGGATTGCGAGGAAGACGGCCTTGGCTGTGCCGATTCCTACGATTCCGAGGAAGTAGATGGCCGCCGCGATGACAGCCGCTCCTACTCCGAATGATACAGCCCCGCTGATTGCGTACAGGGCGAGTGCTACTACCAGCACCGCGAGTCCAACGATTGTCTTTGCAAGTTCCATATCTATGTATTCTCGTGTATCTACTTAAGTCTGTTTATTCGAGGTTGGTCTGGTTTAGGGGAACGCAGGAGATGCCACCCTGTCCGGCATACCCGTCAGGGTGCGCGAAGTAGTAGCAGACGACTCCTGCCTCGTGGTCCACGAATCGTACAACGTCGTTGCTCGTTTGAACGCCGTCGTAGACGATTGACCCGCTATCCGTAACGTCCGAACTGTCGCTTGGTTCAGGTGTGCTTCCGCCTCCCGTACAGCCTGCGAGCAGGAGCATCCCTGCGACGAGACAGATTGCGAACACTTTCCGCATTAGTATTCCTCCGTCGAGTTGACAAGTTCGCATTCCATCTTGTGACCGTTGTAGTCTTCCCACTCGATGCAGGTCCAGACCTTATCCGTGCCTGCGGCCTGATACGTGTGGGTATCGTATTCTTCGCCCGAGGTGAGTTCCGTGTCTCCGTTATTTGCGTCAGCCTGTTCTGCTCCACCGACACAGCCAGCCAGTCCTGCGAGGAGGACGAGCGCGATTACTGTGATTGTCTTTCGTTCCATACTTCTATTTGGAGGGGATGGGGTATAAACCTTTTCATTTGGTGGACACCCGAACTATGTTCTCAGATTCTTCGACGTGAAACTCGGCATTCGATGGAAACTCCATTCGTGTGAGTCCCGCCTCCATCCATACTCCTGTCATATGGCTGGTTGGTAGGTCGATACACGGGCTTGTCACGTCTCCGTAGCCGGGGATGGCCGCTTCGTACACGACTTTGCCTTCCATATGATGTTCTTTAATTTCGATTGTTTCACTCATTCGATTAACACCGTTTCTCCGTATTCGTTTGTCACGCGACTCCACACCTCGTCCGAGTCTATCACGCTGTCTACGCCGAGATGCCGACCGCTTGCTGTAATCTCTACGTAGGTCACGTAGGCAGGGACTCGTGGGTTGCCTGCTCGTGGTTCGCGTTCGGTGGTGCTTTGGAATATCTCGAAGTTCATACTCATACTTCCAGTCGTAGTAGTATAAGTGTTACGATGGCGTATGCGATGAAGCCTCCGAGTATCCAAAGCATTATCCCGTGATACTTCGGATTGCGAGTTTTGCTCGAATGTCGTCTGCGAGGTAGGGCATTTCGTCTGCGCTTCGGGCTGACGAGCCGCCGCCTCCGACGATGAATCCGAGAATCTCGTCGTTCCAGTTGTCGGGTCGGCCTCCAACGAGTGCGGTCACTTCGTCGGGGAGGTCTGTCCCGTCAGGGTATGTGGTGTCAACCTCGACGGTGAACTGTTCGTGGACTCCGGTGAACGTGGGGACTGCGATTGTAACTTGCGTCATATCTCTTAGTAGGGGGTGTATGTATTTATAGGTTTCGACCGAGGCGGTACTCTCCCATTAGCATCGAGGGTTTGAGTAGGGCGATTGCTCCGTTGTCTGCGGAGACTGGTGCGCCCATTGTCCCGTCGTCTTGTTCGATGCAGACGAGGCTTTTGAATGAAAGGCCGGGAACGTCTACGATTAGGTGTTCTACCTTTCGTCCGTTAATGTGGCCTTCTTTGCGTGCGATGATTTTGTCTTCTGGTACGTTGTGGCTCATTTACCAATTGCTCTCCTGTTCTCCGGTTTTGCCAGCGAGGACGCCTTGGGCGAATAGTATCTCGTCGTCCTTCTGCAACGCCGCCTTCCACGAGGATAGCCGTTCGTTTCCGTCGAACGTGGCTACTGTGTAGGGCATACTCGTTCGGTCGAGTTTGACGTGGACTCCGAGGACTCCGTTGCCCTCAACGTCGTGGTGAAGTTCAGTCTGTCGTGGCATACTTCTACTTTCTCGGGTATCTACTTAAGTCTGTCGTCTTGCGCTTCCTCGAATCTTGTTTGCGGTTTTATCTCCGATGCCGTAGACGCTTTCCAAATCGGCGTCAATTAGTTCTGAAACTTTTGAAACGTTGCATTCTTCGTGGATTCGTTTTGCCATTTCTGGTCCGATGCCGTTTACGCGAGTGAGGTTTTCCAGATATGGGTATTCTCGTTTGAGTCGTTCGAGTTCGTCGTTTCTTCCACGGATTTGATAATCCGAAATTACGTCGCGTAGTGCTGGTCCCACTCCGTCGAGTTCTGCGGGATTGGGTGGGATTGAGTCTGCTTCTCGGATTGATTGTGCCGCTCGTCCTACTGCTTGTGCTTTGCCTGAGCGTCCGTCTGCTTTGAGGTATTTCTGATAGCGTTCGAGCATTCGGACGACTTCCATTCTATGCATTGTCTTCCTCTATGGATTCTTCTAATTCTTCAATGGTGCAATCGAGACACCAGTATCGTGCTGTGCCATCGTCGTCGTAGGATAATCCTACGCAGATGCCACCGTGCTTCTTCTTTGCGGATTCGCCGCATTCTCGGCAGGGCATACTTCTACTTCTCTCGCAAGGCACTTAACTCTTTTGGCCCGCCCAACTTCCAGTATGCGTTCATCAACTCGTCTGGATATTCGTGGCCGATGACACTTCCGGTAGCCGTTTCTGCAACAGCCTCGTAGAAGTCCGTGCCTGCGTATTCCGAGACGTGTTGCTCGAACATTCGTTTGTGTCGGTTGAAGACTACTTCGCTCTTGTGGCTTGGGAATGCTCCTACTTCGAGGTTGTGTGCGTGGTGTGCCATCTCGTGAATGAGGATGTGTTCTCGCTTCGTTGACATATTGTATCCTCGACTCATTCGTGGGTTGGGGTCGAGGCAGATGGTTTTAAATAACCATTGGTACTCACCCGTCCCGTCTCCCATAAATCGGGCACGGTCGATGTGGATAGCGTTGAGTTTGCGAAGCCATCCTGCTTCCTCGAAGCGTGGGAGCCATTCGTTGAGTACGTCTTGCCACTCGTTCCAGTACGTTTCTCGTGTACCGGAGTAGGTGACGGTGACTCCGTGAATTTCCGTTCTTCGGCTCGTTGTAACCCACGAGCGTAGGATGTTGTAAGCGTGTGTAATCATACTCGAAAAGAGGGGGTCTATCTACTTAAGCGTTTCGTACTTGCTCCGCAGTAGTCGTGCCGCGTTATTCTCACCAGCAGACTCGTGCCGCTCGATGTGACAGGACACACACAGCGTGACACCATTATCCGTATCGTAGGCTCGTTGTTCATTCTCGGATACTCGTTCGATGTGATGTGCATTAAGCGTTACGCCTTGCTCGTCACAATCCTGACAGATGTAATCATCTCGCTCGAAAACTGATTCTCGAAAGTTCTTTGCGGCTTGGCTGTCTCTGAATGAAGGGTCTGGCAATGCCTCACGCCAGCAATCCTCGTCGCAGTAGACGGTATCGACTCGCTCGATGCGTTGGCGTTTCTTCGTGACAGGTTCCCCACAGTTAGCGCACTCGGTGGTGAGTCTATCTTTTCGAGCCTCGTAGACGCATTCGGGAGAGCAATACTTCTTATCAGATTGAATATATGACTCTTGCTCGAATGGTTCGTCACATTCTTGACAGATGTGGCTCTCGGTAATCTTTTCACCGTGCGCTTTTGCGTGGTGAATCTTCATACCTTTCTGTGAACCGAATGACCTGTCACACGATGGACAATCACTCGACATTTTCGAGGTACTGCTCGCACGCAACTTCGAGGGCTTCACCGAGAGGCACGCTATCGCTTCCATACTCCGTATCCCTCACTTCTTCGAGTAATTTCTTCTCTCTATCTGACAGTCTCACAAGATTGTCTCTTGCCATACTGTATACAACGGTTTACTACTACTTAAGTCTTTCGGTTTGCTTACTCGTTCATCAGTTTCTCCATTCGCTCGTCAATCGCCTCGAACCACCGAGGCTCGATTTCAAACGCTACAGGACATTCCCCGTAAATTCGTCGCACACCGGGAGTATCGACGGCTCGTTCCTTGGCTCCCTGAATGCCGCGACTGACGTTCTCGCCAGCGTTGGTTTCCTCTCGAATGTAGCCGATGACGTACAGGGTGACGAAGGCGACTACTGCGAGGCCGACGATGAAGCCTGCGACTTGGAGTGCGACCATCGGGTACATCCAGATGTGCCACACGATTAGGCCAACTGCGGCGAGGAATGCGAGTCCGAGGACCAGCATCGCCCCGTATTCTGCGAGTCGCTTTGCCGTGCTACTGTTCTGATACTTATCCACGGCAATCTCGATGGGGCGAAAGATTGCGTCAGCGAGCCGCCCTGCGCCTCGTCCGATTGCGTCACCGGGAATGAGGCGACCGATGCCCTTGACCACGTAAGCCACTCCGAGTAGGAGTAGGCCGACGAGGGTGAGTAGCAGGTATCCGGTGTGCCAAACCGCGTACTTGACAGCACATCGAATGTTTGCTACGGTGTCCTGACCGAACAATGCCTTCCGCCAACTGGGGTATTCTTCTTGACTCATACTTACGTATTAGTTGCTATCTACCTTAAACCTTTCGTCTGCTTTCCGTGCTTCCTCACTCGTGCGACTGAAGCCTCTGTCTACAAAGGCTTCTGCGAGTTGTTCCAATTCGTCGTTGGATATATCATCTATCGAGATATTTGCCTTGCGGCAGTAGGCTACCATCTCGTCGTACACGAGGTTGACGAGTCTATCTCTATCCGTGTCTGCCTCGAAGTCTTTGAGGAACTTTGCTGGATTCATACTTGAACAGAGGGGAGGAGATTACTTAAGCCTTTTCATCTCGCTGATGCGTGCGTCTCTGAGCAACTTGCCGAACTTCTCGCCGCCTATCTCGTCGGGCTGTTTTCCGGCGTTGATTAGCGTTTGGCCCGTGACGTTCTCGCAGGCTTGCTCGGCTCGCTCGAATGCGTCCCTGAGCGTCTCGGCAGGGAAGTCTCCTTGCGGGTCCCTCCCACGAGCGTCGGCTATCATCAAGTCAACCAGCCTATCTGGATTGTGAACGTGCGTGAACGTGTCGAATAGCGTCTTCTCGTTCATATCCTCGATGTGCTTGAGGCGCATATGGTGGTGCATTGCTTCACTCATTGCACGCTCTTGGCGGTTGCTGAACTTAAGCCTATCGCTCATTCTCCATAGGGGAGCGTCTCTGTTACCGTGACCACGGTGGCTTGGTAACTCGTCTTCGGGCGTCTCGACCTTGCCTAAGTCGTGGGCTAAGGCCATCAGCAGACCCAACTCGTCGTTTCCGCGTAACTCGAACATTTCTTCGAGGACGAGCATCGTGTGTTCAAAGGCGGAGCCTTCATTGTGGAACTCGGGTGGTCCTGCCGGAACGTGCTTGAGTGCCATCAACTCGGGGAATGCCCATTCGAGTGCGAAGACTTCTTCAAGAACGTCGAAGAATATGCGTGGATTCTTCGCTTGCTTGAAGTTCTTCTCCAATTCCATACGGATTCGCTCACCGGGCAGGTCTTGGAGGCGTGGTGACATTTCTGCCATTAGTATCTTCGTCTCGTCTGCGACTTCTGCGCCGAGTCGTGCGGCGAACCGTGCCCCTCGAAGGATGCGTAGCGGGTCTTCGATGAAGCCGGACTCGTTGACGTGACGGAGCGTGCCGTCTTCTAAGGCTTGGCGTCCACCGTGAGGGTCGTGGAGGATTCCTCTGCGAGCGTCAACCGCCATACTGTTAACCGTGAAATCCCTACGCAAAAGGTCACGCTCGACTGCTTCAAGAGCGCGAACGTTTGCCGGGACTGGCTCGACCGTGAAATCCGTGTGCCCTTCTCCCGTGGAGACTTCCTCTCTTGCTATCGCAACCTCTCTGCCGAGGCTATCGAGGAAGACGGCGAATGTGTCGTTGCCGGAGTTATCAATCTCCGTGAAGCCACGCTCACGCATTTCTTCTGGCGTAACTTCCGTAACCATCAAGTCAACGTCCGAAGGCTCGACTCCCTCTCGGAAGGCGTCACGAACCCATCCACCAACGACAAACGTTGGGAGTCCGTCAAACTCGGATGGTAGTTCTGGTAGCGTATGTTCCATACCCAAAGAGAGGGGAGCCACTACCTTAAGTGTTACGGCATTCCTGCGTCGTACCACTCGTCCTTGTTATCCCACGGGATTGACTCGACTGCGACGACACCGTTCTCGTCAGGCATTTCATCGCCTGCATCAAACGACACCATTCCCGTCTCACCACAGCGGCCACACATCCGATTGAACGGTTGCTTGATGACCTTACTGCGCTTCGTCTTGCCACCCTTGTAGCCACAGTTGGGGCATCCGATATAGTAGTTATACTCGTCGCTTCGGTCCCGCTTGGAGTGACACGAGGACGGGTCTGCACCCAACTTTGCGGCGAGTGCCTTCCAGTTGTGGTTGTGCTTCTGCGAGGAGCCGTGCATCTCGTAAACGACGGCGTGGGCTACCTCGTGGCGCACCGTATCGAGGAAGTCTTCGACGTTGCCCTGCTCGAAAATCTTCTCGTTGATGACATTGATGTGATGCCCGCTCCGATGCTTCGTCTGCGTCACCCGCTTGTTGAACCGGCGCTTGCCACCGAAGCGAGTGTTATACTTGCAGTAGCCATTGCGTCCATCCCATCGAGCCACGCCCATATGAAGATTCGAGCGGGGGAGGTGGTCTGCCAACTCGGGGTACTCGTCGTAGAGTCGGTCCACTTCCTTCTCCGCAACAGCGAGTGCATCATCTTGCTGTGACGATGCGGGGACAGGCTCGCTCGTTGCTTGCTGGACTGCCGCTTCTTCCTCCTTCGATTCTCGGGGGTCGTCCCCGTTCTTGATTGCCTTGAGGTTCGACAGCATTTGGTCTACTTCCTTGCTCATACTTCTACTTCGTGGGATAGGTACTTAACTCTTTCTACATCGGCGGCAGGAACAGTATCACGAAGAACCCGACCATACAATATATCATCGAGTATAGGACCATCCAATGATACCACTTATGCTCTGAGGTATCGGGCTGTGTCTCCTGATGCTCGTTGATTGCAACCAGTAGCAGGACTCCGTTGCTCTCAACCGTGCGCCAATTTGTAAACGTATCGAGGCGCTCGTTCCCATTATAGACAGTTACCTGACTGGTTCCCATAAAGTGGTCAGACTTCTTGAATGCTCGAAACAGCACATCCTGTTCATCCGCTGACAATTCCTCGAACTCAGTCACGTCGCTATCCTCGACCCTATCGCCGTCGAATACCTGTTGTGCCTTCACCTCGTACTGATAGGATGTTTCCTGCGGGAAGAACCCGCCGACCAGCACCGCACCTGCACCGAACAGCGTCATTGGTATGCTAATCAGGAACAGTACGACGAGCAACAGTTTGATATTCTCCCAAATTTTCATACTTCTACTTACTCGGGTAACTACTTAAGCGTTTCGAGTGAGTCTTTGAGCGTCGTGTCAAACGCCATCCATTTCCCCTTCTCCCCGATGGGTTGGTCTTCATCGCTGAACGTAATGCTCGACCGTCGCTTGAGTATCGTCGCTCTAATGTGGTCAATCTCGTGTGGACTCTGCTCAAGTACGCCGATTGCGTACAGTCGTTCTTGCTCGTTCATTTGAATTGTTCTTGTAGTTTTTCCGCGCCGGTTTTTCCGTTGACGCCGTGGCGGATTAAGTCTGCCTTAATTTCACGGTCTACCTTCTTGCGAAGTTCGTTGTAGACTGGTGTGCTGACACTTCCGTATTCCTCGCCGTTTTGCCATCCGTCGAAGACGTGTTCGACTCCGAGGAAGATTATCTCGTGGCCTACGTCAACGAATTTATACGTTCCGATGCTTTGCTCCACTTCGATTCTTTCGTCCATTGTTAGAAGTGTGACATTATCTGAATTTCTGCCATTCGCTCGACCTCGGTGCGAAGGCGGTCTTTATCCAAGACGAGCATCTCTGCAATCTCGTCTGAATACTCGACCACCTCATTCATATCGAGTCCATTCACGTCAGGGTCGTGCATAGCCTGCTCGAAGACCTGATTCGCGTAGTATTGGTAAGTTCGGCTCATACTCTTACTTGGATTGCTATTCACTTAAGGCTTTCGCAACGTGTCGTGCGAGTTCTGGTGGCACGGCGTTGCCAATCTGCTTAAGAACGCTCGACTTCGTTCCACGGAACTCGTAATTATTTGGGAAGGTCTGAATCGCCGTACACTCTCGGGGAGTACCTACACGGTCTTCCGAGTAGTGGACGAATGGAGCGTTATGATTCTCCTTAATCGTCGGTGCAGGCTTCAACGGATGCAGACGCTTCCACGCCTCCTGATATGTATCGTACACGGATTCCTCGTAATCGAGGGCGGCCATCTTATCAATCGTGGACTGCTGATGGTTCGTGTACGTGTGATTCGGGAAACCCGTGAAGTCATACTCCAAGACCCCTGCAACTGGCATCGTAACATCAGCCGTCGTGGGCTTCGGATAGGACGGGAACCGCCCGCGAGTTCCAACGAAGAACACACGTCGCCTCGTCTGAGCGATACCATAATTAGTTGCGTCCAGCGTTTGATGGTCCGTCTCGAAACCCATCGAGCGAAGCCTATCGTGGATATAATCAGGAACGCTCCCGTCGTAGCCGGGTAGGTCCATCGAGAGGATGCCGACGACATTCTCCATTACAACCGTTGCTGGCTCGAAATACTCCACGTAATCGAGGAACCGTGCGACGAGTTGATTCCGCTCGTCGTCAGAGTCTCGTTCTCCTGCAAGACTGAAGCCCTTGCAGGGTGGGCCTCCAATAACAACGTCTACCTGCTCTTTGGAGAGCGGGAGTTCCGATGGCTCGACGGTGTGCATATCTACTTCGAGGCCGACGCTTGGGTGATTGAGGCGATACGTTTCGAGTGCATCGTCCCATACGTCTACTCCTGCGAGGACTCGATAGCCTGCCTGCTCGAATCCGTGGGACAGACCGCCTGCGCCACAGAACAAATCAAGTACGTTCTCCATACTCGTAATACGTGAGGACATTACTTAAGGCTTTTCCTCCGGCGGAACGTTGCTCGGGCCTTTGTTGAGGATGCACTCCCATCGCAATGAACTGCGCTCGCTTTCGGTCAGGTCGTACTGCTCCATATGCTTCTCCAGAATCCGCTCCGATTCCTCGTCGGAGAGGTAGTGCCGACTATACCAGTCGTCGGGATACTCGTCAGGGTTTTCCCGAAGGTCGTCAAAGTCGAGGCCGGGTTCTGCCTGTTCGTACATCTCGTTGAGAATGTCGATTGCGATTTGCTCCACGTCCGTCATAGGAGCATCACCAGCGCGAACGCTCCAAGAAGAAGGAGCAGGAGGTAGAGTGTTGCGAAGAAGAAGTTGTGTTCTTCCTCGATGCGTGCAAGTTCTTGCCGGACTACGTTTCTGATGTTCATACTCATATCTTTCTCGTCTACCTACTTAACTCCGTCGATTTTGAACGAGGGGTCGCTTCGACCAATGTTCTTCACCCTCCTTGACGTGACCGGGACGAACGTATTTGCCAAGACGCTCTCCGATTTGTCCATAGTGGAAAGGCAGGGCTGAACGGACGACTATGCCCTCGTGTCCTTCGTTTACGGCCTTTTGTGACAAACTCCAAGCATAATCCCAAAACTTTTGGCGATTGTCAAATTCTCCTATTGGTGCGAAGTTGTCTTCGTGTTCTCGGTCGTCAACGCCTTGTGCCATCGTCAGGCCCAACTCTGCGGCGACTCGTTTCGTCTCAATCCAGCCGAGCCATAAGTCGTAGCGAGTATCGTACACGCCGAAGACTTGGAAATAATCTCGGAGTGCTGGTCCAACGTCTTCGCATTCTTCCTCGCAGTCACAGCCGTAATGAATGCTGTGCTTGGCGTAGAGCCATTCTCCGAAGATTTGTAGATGCTCGGGGATTTTCTCGTAGAGTCCTTCGCTCCAGTACCATTGCTTTGCCATATCGAAGTGTTCCTTGTTGGCTTGGCGACCGTTCCTTGCTCGAACGGGGTTCTCGGTATCTTTCACGAGCATTGCGTTTCCTCCGTCCATCTTGTACGTTGCGACGAGTGGAATGTTGAGGAATACGTCAACACTTTGATGTGCGGTATCGTCAGCGTCTCGCTCGTGGCTGAATGGGAGGTGGCGGGTACTCGGATACTTGATGTTCTCACGGTACTCTTTCCACGGTGGTTCTTCCAGCGGTTCTCCCCATTTATCAATGTGCATCGACTCGATGCCTTCAGGGAGCGGTGGATTCTCAATGCCAATCCATCGCCAGAAGGCTTGTGGTGGGATGATGTTATCCTCTGCCATCCGGTGACAATCGTTGCATACGGATGCACCATTGTTGGGGATATAGCCACCGTCGTCCCATAGTTTGCGCTCGATGATGTGATGAACCTCACCCGGTCCATCGGGGTCGCTCGTGACAGGGTTGTTACAATGTGGGGAGACGCACTCACCGCCGTCTCGCTCTACACAAACCTGCCTGAAACTTTGTCGCGTCATACTCCTACTTCAACGCCCATCCTTATAATAGTTGTGGTATAGGTCTGAGGCGAATCCGACCACGAAGAACAGCCATCCTATCCATAAGGCGAGCATTGGTACAAAGGGGAGCCACGAGGCGAGCATCAGGACGATTGCTATAAGGTATAGCACGCCGGTTGGCTCATTCATTGGACTTCCTCGATAGGCTCGACCGTCTCCCAAAAGTCTCCCTGTGCTTTCTCCCGAAGGTAGTCCTTGCTTCCGTAGAACCACGCGGGGTCGTCAAAGGAGGACTTGCTGTACGCCATCTTGATGCGATACAGTTGCTCGCTGAACTCGTCGTTTTTGAGCGGAACCGTCTCGAATCTATCGTGATTGAAGAAGCCACGGTTAATGTGATGCCACGTCCCGCACTCCTGACAGGCGTAGTATCGAGAGGACTTCTCACCACGTCGTGTGATGTGCGTCCGGCCACACTCGCGGCAGTCTCCACGGAAGTAATCGACGCGGCCATCCATTCCGACAACTTCTTTATTGAGAGAGCCGGAGATGTATCCCCTCGGGCGAGAGGAACTGCTTGCTCCGGTACGGTACTCGTCGGCAATCTTGAGGTTCTCGATGTAGGGTCTGCGGCTCATACTCAAAGAGAGGGTGGCTATCTACTTAACTCTTTCTATAGGTCGTCTCGCTCGAACAGTTTCTCGGTGTTCTCCAACTCCTGCATCTCCTTCTCGTGTTTCCGTTCTGCCTGATTATCGAAGTATCTATACGCCGCCGCAATTGCAAGCGCCAGCACCACTACGAGAAGTAGCAGTACGAACACCAGTTTGACTACCATATTTGTTCACCTCAAATGGCGGGTGAAGGAATCGAGCCTTCAGTTAGCACCTGCCCCGCCGTAACTCGTTAGAGGGGAGTTAACCCTTAGTTGTCCTTATCGTCTTCGTCGTCCGTCTCCTTCGTGAGAGTCACGCCATCCTGTCCGACGTAGATGGTGTTGCCCTCCTTGAGAGCGTCGATGTATTGCTGGTCAAGCACAATCGGGTACTCGGCCAGAGCCTCACCACGGATGCGAGTAGCGTCGGCGTCGGCTTCTGCGGCAATCCGAACTTCCTCTGCCTCGGCCTCTGCCTCAACGATACGACGTTGCTTCTCCTGCTCGGCCTGCTGGACCTTCTGCTTCTCAACTTCGACCTGCTGTTTGGCCTGCTCCTTCTCGTTTAGCGTCTGGTCGATGGACGAGGGGAGTTCGATGTTGCGAATCTGGACTGCTTCGAGGACAATCGGCTCACCCTCGAAGTCCTTCTCCAGAGCGGCACGAGCCGTGTCTTCGAGAGCCGCACGGCCATCCTGCGTGTAGATTGCGCCGTCACCAGTCGTGGAAAGACCAGATGCCTCGTCCCGAAGGACCGTCCGAATCGTCGGTCGAATCAGGCGGCGTTCCATCTGCTCCTCGTTGTTCCAGTCCGAAACGAACTGGTCTGCCTTGTCTCCCTCGATGCGGTAGCGCACCGTAATGTCAACCTTGACAGAGTTACCGTCAGCGGTCTTCACGTCGATTGCATCACCACGGGCTTTCTCCCCTTCACCCTGCGTAGCACTCATCGTATAGGTGCGGGCACGAGTCTCCACGCTTTGCGAAGACTGCATCACAGGGACAATCCAGTTAGCACCAGACTGAAGTGTGTCTCCATTGACAGCACCCCAATCCTTCTCTACCCCGACGTGACCTTCGGGAATTTGTTCATACGCCAGCACTCCTCCAATCATCGAGAAGAATACCAGCAGGGCCATACCAACGCCAATCGCTTTCAGTTTTGCACTCATTGTTACACTCAGTTATTCGGGTGATTACTACTTAAGTCTTCCGAACCTCGGATGACTTTTCGCGCAACCTGTTCCGCCGAACCACCCTGAAAGGCAGACAGGCCGATTGCATTCAGGTCTTCGTATAACTCAGGACATTCCTTTGCCATTGTGTCACGCCACGCATCTACCTCGACTTGCATATCTCCAACCTGCTTGGAAACTTGTGCTTCGGTGAGGAATGCTCGGCGGAACATATCGCTATCATCCGCCGATTGGACGAACAGCGCCGCCGCTGTCCAGACACACTCATTATACCAGACCGTTGCTCTATACGTGTTCTCGAAAAGTTCCTCAGTCGAAGGCTTTAAGTCTGCCAGCCGCTCGGGTGACAGGGCTTCATCGACCTTCTCTTGATACGTTTCTCCCATAGTAGGAGATACGTACTACACCTATTTAAAAGTTGGGTCCGTTGTGGCGGTAGTACGTGACTTTGCTTGCCGCCCATCCGCAATAGGAGCAGTAATCGAGGCAGACGCACATTCGCTTCGAGGTTACGCTACCGGGGTGGTATTCCTCGATGTTCTTCTCGTATTCTTCCACGAGGTCGTGGTACTTCTCGTTTTCCGACCAAAATCGGGTAGCGTGGTTTACCATACCACGATATACGTAGGTAAGGTATTTAAGTCTTTCGATTAAGCACGGTACTTACCGAACACGTCGCCACGCTCCCAATGCCAGAAGTCGTGCCACTCCGTCGAGACGCGCCTATCATCCTCGAACCACTCGACCTGAACGCGCTCTCGTGTAAGCCAGATGGTAATCGTCACGTAATCACTACTCGACCAGCCGACATTGTGAACGATTAGCCAACGTTCGTCGCCATCTTGGAACATTCGATGGTCGATAGTATACTCATCGAAATATTCTTCGGCTATTTGTTCTGCTTTCTCCCGATTCATATCTTCTTCGATTCACCTCCACACAGGACGCACGTTCCATCCTCTCGGAAGTGCTTGCGCGTCGAGCAGTAGATACACTCTTGACACGAGTAAACGACCTGCTTTCCATCAGCGTCTTTGAAGTTGAATGGCATTATCCAAGTATCAGCCCAATTATACCACCAGTTACGACGCCCACCGCAAGAGCGAGGGGTGAGCCGCCAAGCAAGATTCCACAGAGGATAATTAACCCTCCGGTGAGGTGTCCTACCGCTATACCACGACTCATTTGAAACTGTCTCCGTACTCTGCCGCGAGGTTCTGCCCCACGTCTCGGAGTTCCAGCGCGACTTCCTCGAACTCGTCGTCAGGGTTGTCGTGAATATCCTGCGCTCGTCCGAGGATGCCATACGCTACTTCGAGCGCCACGTCGTCGTCAGAGACTTCGATTTCTATCTTCGTCATACTCGAAAAGAGGGCCGCTATCTACTTAAATCTTTCTAAATCTCCTTCATAATCTCGCAGATACGGTCGTAGGAGTCAGGCTCACCATCCTCTGAACGGTCCCGCTTGAAGATGGGCATACGCAGTTTCCCCTGCGTACCGATACCGCGAGCCTCGACTTCAATACAACGGTTCATCCAGTCGTCCTGATTCTCCCAAATCTTACGCCGCTGTTCGTCCGAGAAACCACTTCCGCTGTTCCCGACGTGAACGCCATCCGCACTCTCAATGTGAACAGCACCGAGCGTGCCACTCTTTTCACCCGTGGCTTCATCGAATCCAACAATCTTTACGTCCACGGTTTCTGCGTCGAACTTGCGCTTCTGCCAATATGTAGACCGCTTGCCAAATTCGTAAGGAGCGTGCCAGTCCTTCACGATGATTCCTTCCTCGCCTGCCGCAACAGCCTCGTCCTTTGCTTCCTCAACATCTTCTGAAATGTCCAGAAGGTTGACATACTCTGAATCGACTTCTTGAATAAAGACCTTGAGGCCACCGTACCTATCGCTGTACGGACGCTCGGCAACGTACTCGGAGTTTAGAACCACTACGTCGAACAGAGAGAAGTGCATCTCTGTGGAGCGGTCTACGTTCTCCGCCTTCCGTCCAACCCGCGAGGACGTGTCGCTGTACGAACCGTTCTCCGCAATCACCTCTCCGTCGAGGATGTATTCGCCACGCTCCGGCCAGTCGATTTCGTTCAACTCGGGGAGAGATGCTGTAACGTCGTTACGCGCTCGGGAGAAGGCATAGGCTCTCGGGCCAAGTTCCTCCTGCTTGACGTGAATCAGGACACGGTATCCGTCCACCTTCCGCTGTGCAATCGGATTATCCGGTTCGCCGCGACTCTCAGGAACCGCGAGCATCGGGTCGAATGGACGACCGACGATTGGCCGAGTGGGAAGTGCCTCGTCACGAGCGAGTGAAATAAACTCCGTAGTGGTTTCTACGAAGGCTTCAGCGTGCTTCCGCTCATCACGAGTACCGTCGAAGAATGCCTCACGCATCTGACTTGTCCCGAGGCCGATGCTTTCATCGTCCAAGAGAGCCAGCGTTACGAGGCTTGGCTCTGCGTGTGCATCAAGCATATTGACGAGCATCTCCTTCTGCTCGTTGCCTGACAGTTTTGCAAGTTCGTCCAAATCTGACACGAGGATTTCGAGCGACTGAATATCGCCACCCCACGCATCGAGCAAAGACTCGCTAACAGTAGGGCCGTCGAGTTCTCCGTAGAGTTCTTCTACGGCGCTCTCCGCAGTCTTCTTGCCAATTCCCGCATCGTCGTATCGTTCTCCCGTGACGATGTGGCCGACGTTCTCCGTGTAAACGTCTACGAATCGTTCCTGCTTGCGAGCCTTGGAGCCAGAGCCGGACTCGTTCTTAATGTAGTCCAGCGCGTCTCGTAATTCTGATTGCGTCGTCATACTATCTACTTAGTTGGCTACCTACTTAAGTCTTACGTGATGATTGCATCGTTTCCGATACACCTTCACCATCTGGTGACAAGGCGACCCGTCACGACACTCGGCACGACACTTCGTATCATATGTATCTCTATCGACGTGCCGTTTGAGCATCATCCGAATAGCAAAAATCCTCCGGTGATGGTCACTTGACGAGCGGTAATTATCGTATCCTCCCTGACAAATACTCCATAAGAATTTCTCCACGTCATCTTTGGATTCCAGCGTCATCGTTTGATGAAGGTCTTTACTGGTTCGGGGCACTCGGGGAATCCGTCGAGTGGTGTGTCTCCTTCGTTGCAACAATTCCACGCTCGCATTCGTGCTACGTACTTGAAGGCATCCATATCTATGTCGTGTGGTACGTAGAAGAACTCGCTTCGGAAAGCCTCTCGTTCCTCTCCGAACTCTTTGCGTCGGCAAACGTGGTTGCTCCCGCAATCGGTACAGATTGCACGATAGCCGCGCTCCTTCTCGCCGTGCCCTGTTGCGCCACCATTCTGCACAACCTCGGTAAATCGTCGGTCACTCATACTTAGTTAATCACGCCACATTGTTATAACTCTTTCGTTCCTCGAATCGACAACGAGGAAGACACGCTCTCCTGATATAACTGACAGCAACTTCCACTTGTAGTGGCCGAGTCTGTCGTACACGAGGTGATTGCGTAGAGCGATAGTTCTGTCTTTCGAGTGGATTCGTCGCTCCATCATCTTGCTTAAAGCGTGCTTGCTGTTCTCATAACCTTCGTGGACTGCCGGTAGTTCTTCGGCTGTGAATGCTCCCACAATGTACGGGTTTACTCGCATTGAAATAATTAGGTGCGAGTCACCGTATTGAACGTGGTAGTAATCCTCGAATTTTCGGTTACGCTCACCGTACTTGAGGACTCTCCAGATGTGGTCCAACTTTTGTAGGTCGAATTGAACGTTATCCGACTCCTGCCAAGCGAAGCCGTACTCGTCTAAGTCGAGGGGTAGTTGCATACCTTAGCCTACGTAGGCGAACGACTTATAGCCTTCGGAATACTCGATGCGCTCGTCTTCGTGTAGGCGCTCGATGAATCCGTCAGGGCATTCGTCTCTGACAGTTTCCTCGTGGATTTCTCCTGAGATTGACAGGTTACGAATGAGGCGATTGTAACGCTCGTCTAAGCGATTGCTCTTACGCTCTACCTTGAAGTCTACGTCTTCCAGCATTTTTGAGAATGCCGCTACGCCGGACTCCACTTCTTCGTCAGTTGGTAGCATCACGTATCTGACGAGTCCGGTCTTTTTGACGTAGGAGCGGAACTCGATGGGTGCGCTCACGCCATCTTTGCTCATATAGATTCTGTCACCGGGTTTGAGCGGGATAGGAAGACCCCGCTTGTGTGCATCTGTCTCCATACTACGAGTTTCGTGCGTCATCTACTTAAGTCTTTTGGGCAAGTTCAATCATTTTCTTTGCATCGTTGCGATACGCGAGTGCAATGATTAGCAATTCCTCGCTATCAAAGGTCGGTCCCACGTATTCGTAGCCATCGTCCGTCAACTCGTGGCCGGAGCCGTGTCCGTTGATTGCGAGGTAAATCTCTTTGGTGAGAGCGTGTTCCTCACCTTCTTGTGCCAGCGTTCGCATCGGTTCTTGCACGTCTTCAATGGATTCGTCGCCCGTCCACTTAAGGCTGTTCATAGTTCCTCGACCGCCCGCTTTTGAATCATCTGCTTCAAGACAGCGGCACAGCGGCTTGCCGTGATGGAGCGGAACTCGCCAATGTCAACTTCCCATCGCTCGTTGAGGAAGATGTTCACGCCTTCCTCCTCGGCCATATCACGAATGACCGCTTGCGGGAGGCCGTCGTGCCCATCCGTGGGTTGCATCATCTCCATCTTGAGACTCTCAAACGGCCCTTCGTCTACCATCTTGTGAGCGTTCTTCTCGATACGAGCGTTCGTCACGTACTGGTACGAGAGTTTCTCAGCACCGGACGGCTCTTTGTTGGGATTGCCGCCGCCTCCGCCGAACGTCTTCTTGTTCTTCTCCTTGAAGTCGTCTCGCACGAACTTGGAGAAGGTCTGTGTCTCGTAGTTCTTGAAGGTCAGGCCCTCTGCCTCGACTTCTCCGTACTCGCTCTGCGGAACTTCGACCTCGTAATCGTCCCACGCTTCAGCGGAGACAATATCTACAATCTCCGCAGTCGGGAGGCCGAGATGCTCGAAGGCACGTTCGAGTTCCGTGTGGTTGAGCCAGCGACCAGAAGCCTCGTCGTACACGTCGAATCCGACGAAGCCGGGTGTTTCCTCCCAATCGTACTCAAGCGTGTGGGGAGTCATTGCCTCTCCGAAGAACGTCAGCCGCCCATCATACCAATCCTCAACGTCGAGGATGTGCTGAGGGTTGACGTTCTCTCGAATGTAGTTCATCGGTCGCTCGAACTGCTTGTTTTCATCGCGCACATTCTTGAACTGAACGTTGCGACTACCGAACACTATATCACGGGAGTCTGTGTGATATTCCTCGTCCAAATTCCGCTCGTGTGTGAAGCGAAAGTTACCACCGTCAAGTTTCTCCTGAATGACAATATCGCCCTTGGCGAAAACGCCGCGAGCCTCCTCGTCGTTAGGATATTTAATCTTCGGATACTTTCTCATACTTCTTTAGAAGGTTGCTATCCACTTAAACCTTTTCATTCTTCCCACAAGAGCCACCAAACGAACAGTATGAGAGCCGCCCCGCCGAATCCATCGAGGAATAGCAGGATTGCTCCAATAAGCGACACGATAGGGAAGAACATTCCAATGATTAAGAATGCGATGAAAATGTCAGGAGCCATTATAATCCCTCGGGGTAGTCTTGTTCAGGAACGTCGAGTAACTCTCGAACGTCGTCCTTGCTTTCGTAAGCGTCAGGGAGCAGGAATAGATACCGATGCTTCGCCTTACGCTTCTCAGGAGTCCAGCCTCGCTCTCGTGCTTCCTTCTTAGAGATGTTGACTCCGTTCTGCCGAGGCGCTCGGAGGTTGCCATCACCGTCTCGATAGAATGTATTCTCTCCGGTTCTGCCGTAATAAATGGCGTTACTGGCTTGATAAATAGTGCCAGCGTGTCCCTCGGTGGAATCTGCGAAACTGATGACAGCCTTATACTTCTCTTTGTAATCCTTCAATCCCTTGAGGGCGCGGCTGATGAACCACGTCTCCGTATTCTTTGGGCACTCGTCTAAGGTGACGAGTCGATGCAACTCCGTGACGTGATTCTTCATTTCTTCTGCTACGTCGTCTCGCCAGATAGAGCGTCGGACGTTCTCGCTGATTGGGGTAGCGAAGGCGCAGACTCCGACGAGGCGTTCGCTATACTCCTTACCGCGAGCGTCTTCCTCGTCTACCTGCTCGTACAAACCCCAACACATAGGGCCTCCGTGACAGGAGCCGCTGTAGTGATGCTCTAAGATGAAGTCTCGCCCCTTAGACGAGTTCATCTTGCGTACTTCAAGGTCTTTCAGTTCCATACTATCCCTTCGTGTTGTACGTACTTAAACCTTACTCAAGTCTATCCGTCCATCCTTTCTTGCGGTAGTGGACTTTCTCCTGACGTTCTACGTCTTTCTTGGATAGTCGTAGTGACTTGTATAATTTACGCCACGAGGTGTTCTTGTTAATTTTGTAGAGGATGTATCCCCATACTACTACCAATGCTGTGATTGCGATATAAGCGCCTATCATATATTATAATCCTCCCGAAAGGGACTCGTCACCCCTTTCAAGCCTTATTTGAATTACGCACTCCCACTACTTAAGTCTTTCGATGCGACTTCTTTCGTCCGAACGTTGCCAGTTGGAACGAGTTGTAGTTTTAACTCGTCAGCGCCGTTGATATTCATCGAGAACCACGCGACTCCGTAAAGGGTTACTTCCGCTTGGATTGCGTAGAGGACGCCGTGTTCTACTGCGGAGTTGATGGTAATCCAACCAGTTTCCAATTCCCGCGTCTCCATTGAGACTCCCATTTTACACCTCGTTCCAGTAGTTTTCTCCCCAGTCGTCCCAGTTGTTTCCGATTAGCCACAGAGCGCCGTCTACGACGTGTGGCGAGACTCCTGTGTTGTGGCCGATGTTCCGCCATCGCTGACGAATCTCGTCGTCTGAGAGGTCCGAGTGGAACATATCGTGGGATAGGCGTCGGATGTGAGTATCCACGGGAATGTCCAACTCCCACAGGCGGTCGAGGGAGTGAATGTAATCTGATAGGAAGCGTGCGTACATAGGGGCAATCTTCTTTCCCTTGACGCAGAGGAAGTCGTCTTCTCGGAGGCGGTAGACGAGTTTGGGTGCGTCGTAGTTGACTCCCTTGAGGAGATTCTGGATTGTTCCGTACTTATCTGCGATAATCTCGTAATTGACGAACAGCGCGTGGGCGTCTCGGTTTGGATACCGGAAGCCGATGCCTTCGAGGACTTCTGCAAGTTCATCTTCGGAGCCGTCCTTGCTGTAGGTCTTGGGAGCGAAGTAGACGCCGCTCTCCTCGTACAACTCGATGAGGTTATCCGTGAGTTGCATTGCGTCTCGGTTGTAATCGCACGTTGAGAATGCCGTCAGGAGCATTGCGTCTTCGTACTCGTTGTTGCCACCGACTGCATCGAGGAGGCGCTTCTCGGGGAAGTCCATCTGCTCGAAGGGGCCACGCTCCTTGCTGAAATCTCGGTAGATGCGTTCTGCTTTGTGCATACTCATAGTTGTGGGGCTATCTACTTAACTCCATCGTTTCTCCGACGTAGGTGAGGTTGGCGTCAGGATTCTCCGAGTGCCAAAGCCACGCCTGTCCTTCGATGTTGGTGTCAAGGATAACGCGACCGTCGAGTTCTGTCTTCTCAGGCTCGGGGTTGTCTTCCCATTCGTCCTCTAAGGTGCGCCCTTCGAGGCTTGCCACGATTCGGTTGTAATCATCGGTAAGGTCTGTCATACTTTGTAATACGTGGAGTTGTTACTTAAGTCTTTTGCACCACTCGCAAGTTCGAGTCTTGCTAATCGTCTTTGAGGACTTCATTTCCGATATGCTCCACGGCTTTTGCCTCGACTTCTTCTCGGTCGATAGAACCAATCTCCGAAATGTGTACGATTCTGAATACTTCCTCGTACTCTTGGTTGTATCGAGAACTGTCGTCCGTCTCTTGGTAGGCTGGTCCTTTGACTTCTTTCACGCCGCTTCTGCGGCTCGTGTTAGCCTCGTACTTCTGTTGCAAGACGAATCCCTTGTCCAGCCATCTCTCGACCTTCCAGACGTAACTACTCCCCATCTGTGACCAATTCTCCGATTCGGTTCTCGATGTTCATTTCAATCTCGTCATAGTTCTCCACGAACTCTGACAAGTGTACGATGCGCCATCGCTCAACGTACTCGCCATTCTCGCTCTTGAGTGCAGGGTCAGGGTTCTTCTCGTAACTGCCGGAACTGCAACTCTTTACATTTGACACGTTTGCTCGTTGGAGAACAAGACCTTTGCCGAGGTATTCCTTGTTCTTCCAGACTAACTCTACAGTCACGGGTAATCACCGTCCTCCGTGATGTTCAATTCCTCGAAGCGTGTTTTGACTTTCTCCACGTCGTATTCCGTTGAGCATAGTTCTACTTCGTTCTCCGTAGTATTAAGGATTGCGAAGCGGGCAGGTTCGTCGTAAGGTGCGCCGACACTACCGGGATTGAACACGATGGTATCGTGACCAAATTTCGAGCAGTCGAGTTTGGCTTGCTGGTGCGTGTGTCCCAAGGCAACGTAATCTGCATCCACGAAAGATGCGACTTTGGTATATTTTCCTTTGCCGCAGTAGCCGTCAGCGGGGTAGCCGCACTTATACTCGCCCCAACGTTTGTCAAGTAGGCGAGGTGTGAACGGATTAGCGTGGACGATGTAGAGAGTCTTATCGCCGTACTCGGCGTAGACTTCTTCGGGTAGGTCGTCCAGCCATTTTTGGACGCATCCGTACATATTTTCAGTAACGACACGATGCTCTTGTTTTTGGCTTGGGTGGTGTGGGACCCAATTGAAGTCACTACGGAAGTAGGCGTCGTGGTTGCCGTAGACGGCGTGTTCTGTCACGTCACGGACGAGTTTCGCCGTGTCTTGCGGCCAGCCGAGGACGCCCATTGTGTCACCGACTGAAACGAATGAATCGACGTTACGGTTTAAGCCTTCCGTGAGAACAGCCTCCATTGCTGGAAGGTTGCCGTGAACGTCGCTGAATACTAAGACTTTGCTCATACAGAAAGAGAGGGCCGCTACTTACTTAAGTGTTTCCCTCACTCGTAGCGGGATTCGAGGTCCTGTCGAACGGACTTCGGGATGGGGGCCTTGCGAGAGGTGTTCTGAATCTTGCTCCATTTGGAGGGGTCGTCGTTGGCCGCATCCTCGAACACGTCGATGGGGGCAGTCTCGAACTCGTTGCGGCGAACGTAGAGTTCGTGGACGCCAGCGTGGTCGTACTCGTTGTACCAGAGGCGTTCCGTCGCCTCATCCGTGACGCCAAGCATATCGAGAGTGTGCTTGCTCATCCCGTGACCGTGGTGCAGGCCGGACTTCGTATCGGTGAAGCCGACGATGCGCGAATCCTGAATCGCCTGAGACAGCCCATCGTCGTACAGACCGGGCGTGCCTCGACCGAGAATCAGGCCGACCGTGGTGAGGAACTTAACCTCGACTTCATCGAGGTCCGTACTCGTTCCATTCGGAAGCGTCACGCTCGTATCAGACGGAAGGGAGAAGTTAATCTCACGAGCCTGCTTATCCTCGTCTGCGACGACTGCATCGCCGCCTCGAACAACGTGAGTCTGTCCCACGTCAACGGGGTGGTTCGAGCCGTCCCACGAGACGAGAATATCTCCCGAGACGAGCCAGCCGTCTTCCGTCTTGCGAATGTCAGTCTTCGCCTCACGGAAGCGGGGCATCAGCATATCCATCACACCCTGTCGGACGGTGGGGACGTGCAGTTCATCGAACAGTTTGTTGAGGCGTGGGCCATCCTCGTCGTGGAGGCTCCACAGAACGTGTTCGTGCTTCTCCGTAGGAACACGCACCTCATCGCCGCCTCGCTCCAGCGTATACTCGTCGTTCTGGAAGTTCACGCCGACCGTGACACCACCGTACTCGAACGAGTCTCGGTCCAGCACGCCATCCTCAAGAATGAGGCGGTGCTTCGCCGTCTTGCTCACGAGGTCGTAGTCTCCTTCGCCAAACCGGACGAGCCACGCATTCGGGCCGCCCTGATTGGGAACAATCTCCGCTTCTGCCAGTTCGCTTAGGTTGTAATCTCGACTCATTGTTACACTCTATTATTGTTGCTATGGGTACTTAACTCTTTCTACTCGTCGTCCTGCTCGAAGTAGTAGTACGCCTGAAGCGAGTCCACTCCGAGCATAATAAGCCACGCAAGAAGCAGGATGTAGGCTCCGGTGATTGCCGTCCAGAATACCATCACAAAGGCTACGGCGTAGAGCAACCAGAAGGTCCAGCCTGCGGTCACACGATTCTGTCTATACTGTCGTCGGATGTGACTCACGTTGAATACGGAGACACCAGCGACGAAAATCAGGATAATCAATTCGAGTATCATTACGTCTCTACAGACGCACCACTACCTAAAAAGAGTTTCGATTCGCGTTACTTCTGCGAGGGGAACTTATACTCGAATCCGGGTAATGGGTCGTTCATATATTCAAATAGTTCTTTAGATTCATTGACAGACCACCTTGCTGATGAGTAGTTGAATGTAGGCTCCGGTAAATCTACACGTCGGAACATATCGCACACTTTATCTCTGTTATCAATCTCATTAGCCATTGATATTTCAATAAATGGAGTAGCATTACTCTCATTAAAATGACCATCCCCAACATACCAATGCGTCAACACCGTTGGTGTGAGATGAATATCACTCGGCCAAACCTTCTTGCCAGTTGAATACCAGTCTGAATACTCTTTTAAATTTGGATTATTTCTGGTTGTAAACTGAAACTTCTTTTTATGATTACCGTTTGATTCTTTGGAAATGCTGTACCCTCTGCCGAGTTTATCAAATATCTCACACAAATATTTCATATATGGCTCTGTAATCATCTCTACTTGTAGATATGGATTCTTATCGCCTCTATTTATGGAACCATCTCCCATAAGTAAACCTATAATAACATCGTGTTGATATGGAGTAAAGTCTGGTCTATGGTTATTGTATCTCCAATGTGTACCAATAGATTCAAACGACTTGCCGCACGCAGGGCATTCAGTCATCTTCACAAAGTGTAGAAATAACTACACCATATGGTACTTCGTCTGTACCGAATAACTCCATCCGCTTCTCTCGAAGCAGATTTAATTCATACTCTGAAACTGCAACACTCTTATCTCGTGCCATACATAGCACTACGTAGCACTACTACTTAAATCTTTCGATTTTCTCAGTCCTGCTGACTCGGCCACTTACCTCCGCAGGCTTTAACAATCTCGATGCCACGGTTCATCTTCGCGGAATCCGCGTCGAGGTACTTCTTGCGACCGAAGACCTGCTTGAACTCAGGCGCGTCGAAGTCCATCTCAGGAACCTCTCGGGCGAACTTCAGGTCCACCAGATTGAGTTTGTAGTCGGCTTCGCTCAGGCCGCGAGCCGCACGGTTCCCGTTAACAGAGACGACCTTCGCATTGAAGTCCGTGCCCTGTGCGTGGCTGATGTTCTTCGCGTCACTCGTGCTGTAAACCTCAATGTCTGCGTCTTCGTTGAGGCCAGCGTCGGAGTGTTCGTTCAGGAGGCTGACAAGTTCCTGCTCGTTCGATTCGTACTCGTTGAACACTTCGCTCGATGCGAAGATAAGCGTCTCCGAATTGTCATACTCGTCCAACTCGTCCTGCACCAGTTCATCCTTGAGGGAGTCGTAGTCCGTGTAGACGTTCTTCTTGTCCTTGAGGTAGTTGTAGACGTACTTCGGGACAGCGGCGACAGCGATTCCCGGCTCGCCGTACTTGTCAGCGTGCCGAGTGCTTGGGGTAGAACCCACCTTCGTCTGGTCGTAGATGATGAGTTTCTTCACCGTGTAGTTGCCTGCACGAATCCCATCGTCGTTCTCCAACTGGTCCACGATGTACGACACTTTCGAGCGGCTGAAGTAGCGGTGGCTACGCTTCCCGACACGAACCTTGATACGCTTCGTGGTAGGGTCACGGCTCGTCCGACGACCGCCAGACGAGGACGTGTTGTTGACGTAATCCGCGTTCTCCCACTCCTCAGCAACGTCGTCGTCCAGATTCGGAAGACGCTCCTTGAGTTTCGAGTTGGGAAGGTCCTTCAACTTCTTGAAGCCCCACAGTTCCTCCAATTCCGCGTATCGCTCTTTAGAGGTCTGCCCATCGTCAGGCTGAATCCGAATGACGTGAGTATCGCCAAGACCCCACGCAATCTCCGCCTTCTTCTGACTGACGGACTTGCCCATATAGACGCCATCGGGCGCTTCGTCAATAATCTGCCAAATCTTCTTCTTGTTGCGCTTGGCAGGCTTCTTGTGGTGAGCCTGATTGTGACCTCGTGGAACCACCATCAGACTCTTGCGAGACTTGTCAATCTTCTCACACACGTCCTTCGGGACCGTGACGCCGAATGCATCTTCGAGCGTCTCCTGAATGTTATCAGGGTCGTTCGTCCCGTAAGAAGGACCGAACTGGCTGTAGGCGCGGTAGAGCGCGTTCTTCTCGTCACGCTCAAGAGCCTTGAAGTCATCCCACGACGAGAGGTTCTCGAAACGCTCCTTGGCAATCTCAGCCCACGCTTCGTTCAGGCACTCCGACACGTACTTCCAGAAGTCGTCGTGGCCTCCCATATAGGAGTCTCGGCTGGACGCAGGACCGGGCATCACGATTGCGTCGTCGGGAACGTCGCTCATCGGGAGATGCTTGGCCTGCTGTTCCTGAATCATATTGTCGTACTTGCTGTTCTCGACAGGAACCAGACCCTCGACGGAGGCATCGGACTCGCACTTCACGATGGGGCCGTCTTCCTTCTTGCCACGGAAGTCCCACTTCCACGGAGCCTCGAACTTGTCGTTCGTACTCCACGAATCGAGGTTGCGTCGAATAGGCATCGTCACGTTGTACGTGACAAGTTCGTGAGAGTTGGGGCGGTTCGTCGGCTTATCAGGACTCATAACAGCCTTGAAGTAGTCGTTCTCGAACGTAACGACGAGACTATCATCGCTGTAATCATCCTCGATATTGCGGGGAAGGAAGTCGTCACTCTCCGCAGTCTCCTGACCCGAGGAGTTGAAATCCCGGTACAGGACGGGGACGCGCATCCCCTCCGCATATTCTGCCACTTTTGCGGGGATGTGAATCTCCTTCGCCGCCTCACCGAACTCGGGGAACTCGAAACGGGTCCCGTAAGTCTCGGGTGCGCCATCCAGATATTCACAGTTTGCCACGTACTCCACCGTGCTGTACGCTTCTTCCGTGAGGTACGACCGGGTGAACATACGGAACGCACCGTGAATACTCGTCAGTTGGAACCCTGACATAAAGCCCATCCCGAACTGCCCAAGACGCTCACCGTTTCCGTGAGACGTGGAGTAGCCGATGCGCTGAAGCACCTGATATTCCTCGACAGAGATGCCGATACCGTTATCCTCGATAACGAGGCGAGTCTCGTCGCTCTTGCGATTGTACGTCACTTCAATAAGAGGTTCGTATCCAGCAACCTCCTGCGCCATCTCGATGAGGTCTGCCACGTTACTCGGAATGTCCTGCTCCGAGACACCAGCATCCAGCAACTCGTGCCGCGCTCGACGGATGCAGGCAGTCTCCGCGTTGGAAAGATACTCGCGGATAGCCGCCGCACTATCGTCGTAGAACTGAACGAACCGTTCTCCGGCGATTTTTGCGTCATAGATGCGCTCCTTCTGGTCCCCGATTTCTGCCTTGAGGGGGTGCGTATCACTCGCAACATCTGCCGTCTTAACCTCGGCTCCAGCGGTGGAGCGGTACTGTGCAAACTCGTCGTCGGTCTTGGCCGCGTCTTGTTCTGAACTCATATTAGTTGATTGGGTGGGTATCTACTTAACTCTTTCTACTCGATTCGTACTTCGACAGTTTCATCGTTCGCTTCACAACCGGGACACACAGGGATAGCACCACTCTTGATGCGCTCCCATATGAGTGTCCAGATGCTCATCTCGTAACCGCAGTATTTGCATTTTGCTGGCATACTCTACAATTCTCGCTTAGTACCTTAAAGCCTTCGGATTCGGCATCTCATCGACGTACTGCTTCGGGGAATACTTCTCGTCGTGATGCTCACTATGCGGAGTCCAGCCGTACTTCTTGCTATGGTAGAGTCCGTCGAGTCCCATATCTATACAATACCACTTTCCGGTATCCTCGTGCTTGATGAAATCGCAGGACCACGCATACTTGTCAAATGCCTTTGCCGCACGTTCGGCCTGTTCATCGGGGAACTCCATCGGGTCGTCAAGGCTTGCCTTATACGAGATATGTCCATTCTTGAAGAAGTAGCGAACCTCCTTCTCTGGTGGAACCCATTCCCGTACTGCAATTCGGGAACCGAGATACCGTTTCCCTCGGGCGAGTTGTCGCATCATTTCAATGACAGTTCCCTCAATATCGTAAGGGTCCTGACTCTCGATATGTCTCCCTGACTCGTCGTATTTCGCACTCGAATAATCTCCGCGCACGAACGCTTCGCGCATCTGCTGTTCCTGCATAAAGCGTGTAATCTCGCGGTATTCGAGTTCGGGATATGAGCCGAAGTCTCCCTCGATTCGGTAAAATTGGGTAATCGGTGTACGAACCCCATCCGTATCTCGAAGGATTGGATAGTAGTAACTCAACCGATTCCGCATATCGTGGAAATCCGCAACAAGCGGCACGCCTTCGGGCAGGTTCGGGTGATTAGTTATCGGTATCTCCATCTTGTTTCTCCTTTAACTCGTAGTATTTGTCTTCCCATCGCTCTGCTTCCCACTCTGCATCTTCGAGTTGCTCCCGTAAATACGTTTCGATAGACTTGATGTATCGCTCGGGACAACCATTATACGGGCACGCTTTAGGCGTCTGACTCAGGTGAAACGTGTGTTCCTCACCAGAGCGCCCGGTACATTGGCTACAGATATACTTACTCATTTTCCCACGCCTGCGTTGCTTCCTTGATGCTTTCTTCGTTGAGCGTATCCTTCATCTTCTTCAACCGATGCTCGTCAGTCGGGACCATCGTAAGGCCAACACCTACACCGAGTCCAAGGCCATCGCTGTACGAGGGCCTATCACTTTTCTTCTCCATCTCTTGCCGAACTTCATACTTCTGCTGATAGGCGTAAGCAGTTTGTCCAATCGTCATCACGTCAACAGTCTCCCAAGCGTATTCCTTGCTTGGCTTACTGCTCCGATACATATTCCTCCACCCACTCTCGGGCCTGAGCGTGAGCATCTTCCTCGTTATCGAAGTAACCGAGGTTCTCGCTGGAACTGCGTCGAATTGGACGCCCGTTCTCGTTGTATTCCGTGACGCCCCAACCGAGGGTGCTGATTCGTGCGACCTTGAAGTAGTGCCCGGCTTCGTACATCACCTTACGGCACTCAGCCTCATCGTCAGGCCAGCCGGGAGTCCGAACAGTCTGCTCGAACTTCGTCACAGGACCGAACTCTGCCGCTTTGTCGTAGTCGTCCAGATTGATTTTGACCATATTAGAACATTGGTGGCTATCTACTTAAGTGTTACTCCCATAGATTGCCGAGAGTAGTTCTCCTGCCTGCGGGCCGTCATCTTGCCCAACAACGTGTCGATACAGTTGAGTGAAGAAGTCGCCCACGTCACCGTACTCCTTCGCCTGCTCGTATGCGTAGGATTGCACGTCTTCTGGCGAATAGCCGTCCATTGCGTATTCGAGCAGGGCGTTTACCTCGTCCACATCCGAATCCGCTTCGGTTGATTCAAGCGTGTAGTCTTCTCCGAAGTCTTCTGCCCATTGACCGGCGGCTTCGACTCGCGGGAAGTAATCCATACTCCACGATTGCTCGCGGAATAGGTTTCGAGACGGGGACGTATATCCAAGCCAGTAGCGACTCGCCTCCTTGTAGGTTGGTCCATCCTCGATTACACTTCCCACCATTGATGGAATGTCTTCAACGGAGAAGTCGCGTTGCTTTTGCGGATTCCGTCGAAAGAGTGCCATCAAGTCTTGTGGGCAAATCCAGCGTAGCACGTCTTCTGCCGAGACGTTCACGCCGCTCGAAGAAGACATTGCGGCTCCGTCGAGAGTGAACCATTCGTACACGAAGTCTACAGGAGGCTCGATTCCAAACGCGGCTTCTGCGATTCGTGCCGCACTTTCAAAGGAGCCTTCAGCGTGGTCCTTTCCGTAAGGCTCAAAGTCTACTTCGAGGGTAGCCCATTGTGCCGCCCATTCGAGACGCCACGGCATCTTCTCGCCATCAAAGATTTGGAAGTCTTCAGTATCCTGATAGTCAGAGACGATGCTTTCAATCCGGCTTCGACTCTTTCGAGCGTGGGAGAGGTTAATTAAGTGTGCGCCGCCCCCGTAAGCATCGCTTGCTCGCCAGATGTGAACGTCGATGCCGAGTGCATTGATTACTCGTTCTAACTCGTCAACGTGTGCGTCTGCGTTATCCACATTTGGGTCGAGGTCGTCTACAGTCATATACTGTGTGACACGATAATCACGCGAGCGTAGTTCCTCTGCCACGAAGTACGGCAAGAGAAGTTCGTTTAAGTGCCCGACGTGAATAGTCCCCGAGGGAGAGACGCCTCCCTTTACGACATAAGGCGCATCACGTTCTGCCTCGATTCGGTCAGCCGTCTCTGTAATCCAAGTCATACTCAGTCAAACGCGGGCTATCTACTTAAGTTTTTCGCACAGAAGGCGCAGACTTTCATAGAGCCATCGTCGTGCATCTGCAACGCCTCGTCGAAGATTTCCATCATCTCTTTCACAGAGAGTTTGACCATCCCCGGATTGTACGAATGCATCTTCGGAGTTGGATATTCGTCTCTGTCCCACGTTGGCGCTCGTTCTTCAAAGACCCACCCTTCGTTCTCCTTCTTTTCAATTACTTTCTGCATCGTGTCGCTATAATCTACTGCGAGGTGAGCGCGAGGGTTAATCTTCACTTCTTTTAATTCGTCAACAGGCTCCTCCTGCCCACAGAACTCACAATCCATTACTTCAATCTCCTCCGACTCTACGCGGAACTCTGTCTTTGTTCGCTTCATAGTTCCATTTCTGAACCGAAGCGTTTCACGGCATCTGCCGCAAGTTCGTCCGTATCCACTCCCTCTAATTCAGAAGCGTGAACGATTCTATGTACCGAGGATAATTCCTCAATCTGGTTTACTTTATAATCAGTCGGACCATTGCGAGAGTGATAGGTCTTCGTCACCTGATTCGAGTCCATTACCTTTAAGTATGGCTCTCGCTCTTTAACTGCATTGCCGTCAGAATTGAGTTTGGCGGCCATCTTCTTTTGCAAGACGTAGCCGCCACCAATGTATTCGATGGTTTCCCAATATGGAACTTTCTTGCTCATATTGGGGAAAAGGAGTCGAGGTTACTTAACCTTACCGATTAACAATCCATTGTAATATCTTGAACAGCGCAACGACGATGAACAAGACTGCGATGATTCCAATGATAGCCAGCGCGATTGTCTCAATGACGTCGACAATGATGAGCAGATACACGATGATGGTCGCAAGTCCAGCGAAGGGTGCGCCGAGTCCTGCCGCCCACGCGAGGAACGCACCATAATTGAACAGAACGTAAATACTCGCCAGACCCACGATGAAGTCAGTCGGGCTGAAGTCGAAGTTTACGTTCGTGCCATCGTCGCTCATTCTGCCACCTCGGGAAATGTGTAGAAGAAGGTCATACTGACGTGAGCATCAATCTGCCCACGAATCGGCTCGTTGTAAGCGTGAGCCGACCCCTTCTTGAAGTTATGCTTCTGTGCATATTCCTCGACCTCGTAGATATTAATCCAGTCTCCGTCGTGTGCGGCCTCCTTTCCAGAGAGGCGAACTTCCACGTCGCCAAATTCATCTCCGATGACAGAACGTACCTTCTGCACTCCAGAGACGTTCTCCTCTAAGTCATTTCGAAGGCTCTTAATCGCCTGCTTTACAAACTGCCGCTCGTGTTCACACGTTGCAATCTTTCTAACCATACTCAAAGATTAGGACCCAACTACCTTAAAGGTTACGAATCGAGGAAATCGTAGTCTACGAGTTCGCGCATATCTACGACACGCCATTCGTCAGTCGGGAACGCTTCTAAATCGGTAGAGATGGCGATGTTTCTTCCACGATGCGCGGGTTTTGTTTCTTGCTCTTTGACTGAATAGAGCGCCCACTTTTGTTGAAGTGCAACTGGCTTGCCACCGTATACTCCGAAATCGTAGGTGCGCCACGCTTCACGTTCTTTTCGGACTCTCATAGTACGAGGATTAATAGTACGATTATAAAGAACAATGCGATTGCGAGTAGTCCGATGGCTACTGCGATACCGAGTGCTAATTCTTTGATGAATGTTACTGGATTCATATGAATCTATTCGCGCTACGGGTACTTATATCTTTGGCCGAAATGGTTATATAGTCTGCCGTCGAATTATTCGTATGGTTCAAATAGATGGCTTCCGCTATAACTTGGCTCAAAAGAAGGTCACGTTAATATTCGATACTTCACGCGGCTATCATTACCTCTCTTGTACGAGGGGTAAAGTTCGTGAAATGCGTGAGGAGCAACCGTTACACTACTTTCCCAAGCGTGAGCAGGAGGAAATGCGCGGGATGGTTCGAGTCGCGTATGCTATGTTGTACGATAGAGAAGACTTGAGATAATCGAAAGATTTATAAGTGTGGAAGACGTAAACACACGTATGTCTTTGTACGAGGAGATTGAGGAGAGTGCAGAACGGGTCTTTGAGGAACTTGGTTCTGGACTTTCAGAACGAGCATATCATAATGCAATGGAGACTGAACTTTCGCACAGAGGAGTAGAGTTTTCCTCTGAGTCTAATTTCTCCATTATGTACCGAGGGAAGCCTATCGCCTACCGCCGCCCTGACCTTGTGGTAGGTCACAATGACGATGTTCTCATTATTGTCGAACTTAAGGCTGGTTCTAAGGCAGGTATGGAGCAGTTGCGTTCTTACTTGAACTTAGGCGCTGAAGATGCGAATCTCGACGTTGATGGTGGAATGCTTATCTGCTTCAACGGTGAGGGTATCGAAACGCGAACCGAAAAGTTTTAATACGTATACGGCGTACATTGCGGTATGAATATGATTACCGCAATGGCCGAGATATTCACAGACCCGTTAGCCGGAGGCTTTGTCGGTGGGTGGATTTTCATCGGCTTGGGTGTGCTACTCGGGTCAGGAACGCTATTCGTCCTTGGTGGAATCGCCTTAGTGCTAAGTCTGCTCGCAGGGATGGTACTGGCACTCCGATGAAACTGACGGATACGACTGAGTTTCAGGATGATGATGGACATTTGTACGGAGAGCCTACTGTCTCCTTCACATTCACCGTTCGTGATGAGGAAGAAGGCGAGTTAGTTGAGAAGGACTTTACGTTTAGTCACGCTAAGGAGTGGGATAAGTGGACGCTGATGCATTACGTTGAGAAGCGTTGCTCGGCTGATTCGATGATTTCTCGTCGGAATTGGCGTACTGTCGAGGATGTGCATTGGGATAAAGCACACTTATCGGAGGCAGATATTGACATTCCACAATACGTAATCGACAAGTTGGATGAAATGCTCGAAATGGATATGATGCGAATCCAGTTGTGAGAGTTAGAGGCCGCCTAAATCGAAAGGTTTATATACCTTGATTACGTATAGCACAATAGGAAGGATGCTTCGAAACCTTCTAAAAGTCTTGATAGGACTTCCTGTAGTCGGGACGTTGATTGGAGTTCAACTATTCGTTGGTAAACTTAAGGCGGTAGGAGCGAAAATATGAATTATGGCTGAACCATTACATAAGACGGTGGGGTTGGTGAGTGCGGTCGCGTATCTGTTAAGCGCAGTTATTGTTTTTGCAACATTCGTTATTTTTCAGTTTGCAACACTTCCAATAATTGCGGCAATCCATATGTGCGCGGTGATTGTAGCAGTAACCGCCACTATCGGGATGGTCTTCTGGTGGATTATGGAACAACGCACCCCACCCGTAGTAGCCGAAAACGTTAAGTAGTAGCGCGATAAATATAGTATAGTGAGATGAATGACAGACGCAAATTTAGTGCAGACTAAACTGCACAATCAAGTTCAAGCGGGTTACTCTAAAAAGTCAGTAGAGGATTCTCGGTATTTATACCATATGTTCTTCTACGAGGACATTGGATGGGATTGGCTTTACACACAAGTCAGGAAAGTTTCCAGTAAACTTGACGTTGATTTGGAAACGTGGAAGATTGAGCCACTCTTAGACGATGGCTTTGTTGTCGTCATTCGAGAAGTCGATAGGCGTGCGAATATAGACGACAAGCAAGGCGACTTATTCGACTACCAGTAGATTTAAGTAGTCGTAAGCCGTACTACGATTTATGGTAGGAGCAACTACTGTAATTATTGGTGGCGCGGCGGCCACACTTTTTGTCGGAGGAGCGTCGATGCTCGTCCAATTTGGCCGCAGGCTACGCCACAAGAAAGCATTAAATGGAGATTACGGAGAGGTAGAGCAATGGGTTGCCGAACTGCGTGACGAAAACGAGCGAGTCTACGCATACTTTCAGGCACTCCCCGATGGTCACACTCGGGAAATTAAAATCATTGCAGATTCTAAGGACGAACTGCAAGAACTAACAGTCGAACGCATCGAGGAACTAACGTGAAGTATTATAGAATTTTATTCGACGTGAAATGGAAGGACGGAAATACCGAGAGATTCCTGCATCACGATACTGTCGGCGTTACGCCAACACTAAACGGCGACCAGATTGTAGTCGAAGAACTGGTTGACGTGACCTACCCATTCGAAGATGCCAGCCGCTTGACGAAATGGATGGTTGTCTTCACTTATGGGCAGTCTGCACTTAAGCCACGCCCGCAGTTTGAAGTGAAGGAATATCTCAATACAGAATACATCGAAAGACTTATCCCGCACAAAATCGAAGTAAGAACGTATGAACGTTAAACGAGAAATCGAGCCGCTATTTGACGAGTTCGAATGGGACATTGAAGGAATCCTACATACAAACGGCCTCGTCTCAGACGTGCCACGCACGTCAAATCCAGTAACGGCTATTGTCGAGGAATTGGCAATTCAGAAGATTGAATTAGTCCACGACATAGAACGACCAGACCACTCACGCCAATATCCTGACATAACCTTCAATTCGAACGAGCGAGTAGCATTAGATATTAAGACTGCTCAGATGAAGAATGCCGACTCGCTCGAAGGCGGTGTGACTCTCGGGACCTGTAAGAGTTACTTTAGTAGTCCCGACGACGACAGCCCGTGGATTAAGTATCCGTATAATTCCTACGACGAGCATTGGGTCCTACTATTCGCGTATCAATGGGAGCCTGAAGCGAAGACGATTGATATGGTTTCCATCGAGGATATTATCATCAACGAAAAGTGGAAGATGGCGTCTCGGTCGAATGGTAGCGGGACGACGAACAACATCGGCTCGTCTCAGAAACTCGACCTGATTCGAGGAGACAACAGCGTATTCTCCTCCGAGGCAGAGTTTGAGAATTTCTGGAGACAGTAACCGAAGGGTTTAAGTAATACCCTACCCTATTAGTGAGTATGAGTGAGAATCAAGATTCAGAGTCCGAGTACGAACCCGAGAAGGAGCCGGAAGCCTACGAGGATATGGCCTTGAGCGTCTGCGTTAACGGCAAGGTCTACCGTCTCTCCGACGAGTTCAAGTCGGATATTGAGCGTATCGCAGAGAACGAGTACGGTGACAACGAGTTCTTCTCGTACCATTGGCGTGTTGCCGACAGCGATGATGAAGACCACGAGGCAGGAGATGCTATCCTCTGTATCGAGACGGAGGGGCATATGGTTCCGTGGGATGCTCTATCGGAATTTGAGTTAGAGATGCAGGAACGTGGTCCTCAAGTCGTGGACCCGTCCTCTGACGATGACCAACAGCCGACCGAGCGTGATAATGGTAATGGTGTCAAGACTGTCAAGAAGGACGAGGTTGGGATGGATGATGACACGCCTGATGATATGCAGGATTTCAAGATGACGATGATGCCGCAAAACTTTCGTCCGATTCCCGACCCTGACGACGGTAAGTTCAGCACTCTGCCTCCTGAACCGCAGGAGTATGACGAGGAGGCTGGCCCGATTCTGGTGATTCCGATTCCGCAGAATCAGCGTGAGGAGCGGTGGGCCGCTGGTCGGTCGATGGTTCCGGTCTACAACTTCATCGAGTGGAATATGCAGAAGCGTGCGGATAGTGTCCCGTCGTTCGGTCAGAAGAAGCGCGGCGACTCCCACGATAAGTGGCAGGACTGGCTTGAGCGGCAGGATTGTGAGGTCACGGGCACGCTTCAGCCGAAGAACCCGCCTGAAGAACAGGACGACTCCGCCCAAGATATGTACGACTCGCAGGAAGATGTGGGTCCGAAATATGGCGGAAATAATTGGCAAGTTTAAACCGAAACTCTTTTTACCCTATCCGTCGTATACTCTCGTATGAGAAAAGTACGAGACAACTTGTGGATTGGTGACTGCCTTGATGCGAAGAACCATCACGAGCAGTTTGACACCATCATTTCGATGGTCCGAATTGACGATTACGATTCGGGTAACGCTGATTATAGATTCCCGATAGCCGATGGCTCACACGACCACTACACGTTCGGTCAAGCGGTGCGCCAAGCGCGGCAGGCTTACGACGCGGGCGACAAACTCTTAGTCCATTGTCAGGCTGGCGTCAGTCGAAGCACGGCTGTCGTCACGGCAATGCTCGCTGTAAAGGAAGGCAAGAACTGGGAGGAGGTTCTGTACGACACGCGAGCCGGTCACGCTCCTGTGAGTCCAGAACTCGTCGCCTCGGGTAAGCGTTACATCGAAACGTGCAAGCGTCACGATGGCTAATTGGGGACGAGACGAGGATGATAGAATGGTTCTGAAGGGAACCGAAAAATACCAATTAGGCGACCGCCTATTCGAAGTGGATTGGAAAAAGATGCGAAACGTCGAGGGCACAGCAATTCACAAAGATAGTGTCAAAGTTCCGAATAACTGTACCACGGAAGAACTTATGCAATGGACGCACGAGCGTATGCTGAAAACGATGGTTCTTGACAGAATGGGCTGGTCGATTCGGTATACGGTCAGTTCTCGGTGTGTCGCTTGGACGAAGCCAATTGGAGAGTTGAGTATGGCGAAAGACTTAAGTGAATAGCAAGAGTAGTAACAGTATGGCAAACCCATCAAATCAAGGCGATTATGGACAGTACGATTATAAGCACGATTGCCCGAGGCCGTTGACTGGTTGCGATTATCCTCGCTGTTCTTGCGACGTGGACGACGATACTACTTCTCACAAAGAGGAGCAGGCAATCGAGTCAATCGAGGAACAGATGGAGGAACGAGACTACGAAGATATAGACCCCGAGGATTATACAAATGAGTAATCGAAAGGTTTAAGTAGTAGGGTATCGTATATAGAATAAGGAGTGGAAGGAGAGTAGGCGGTTTCTCTCGGGAGGATTATTATATATGGGACAACATTCTGGTAAGGTAAACTTCCAAAAGGAGAATGGTGCGGTCACTATGGATATTAGTGGCGAAGCATCATTCGACGTAGTGGGGTACGACAAGGAGACAGATGAAGTAATCATCAAAGTGTCTGGCCCAGTCTCGGGTTATATGCGCGTACACAAACTACTATTCTTCGATTCGGATTCCGATTGCGAACTCACCGAATACGTGCAACGTCGATACCCTTAAGTAGACGGGCCACGTAAATCCCAATATGGGATTCGCATTAGGCTTTACAGTTGACAAAGGACGGAAAGTTTTTGAGTTGTGGGGAAACCCTGTCGTACTCGAATGGAGAGAGTGTGACTTCCCCGAAACTGATGGCACGAAGTTTGCCGTTCAGCAAGATTTGAACATTTCGGATAGTGACGACGCTCTTGACCACATAGAATTTATGCGGAATAATCTCGCTCTGATGGGCGTGATGTATCTTGTGGGATTCGAGCCGAGCGCGGTTATCTCTGGCGATAATGTGATTTATTGGGAGATTGATGAATTGCCTTGGGACCGAAACCCTTAAGTGGATAGCGAGCGAAATACAATTGTATGACAATCAAAGTTCTACAGTTTACAGCAGAGTGGTGTGGTCCTTGCGAGTCACAGCACCCGATTATTGATAGAGTCGAAGACGAACTTGACGTTGAGGTTGAGCGTGTTGATGTGGATGAGCATCAGGGCGTTGCTAATAATTACAACGTTCGTGGAATCCCGTTTATTGTCGTTGAGGAAGACGGGACTGTGCGAGATTCGTTTCAGGGACTCACGCAGTTTGAGTCTATTGAGGCGAGTGTTGAGTCGATTCGAAACAGTTAAGTAGATACCGGAGTATTATAAGATATGGCAAGCACGTATACTGACGGTCAAGATGTAGTGGTAGAGTCCGAGGAAATCCTTGAGGGAGAGGCTTTCCTTGCAACAGTTTCGGAGGAGACTTCGTTCAGCGATAGCACGATGTATGTCGAACTTGGTGATAACTTCGAGGCAGAGGTGGCTCTTGTCTCTACGGATGATGTTGTCACCCTGACGGAAGTGTTCGACGCTATCAAGAGTATGCGTTCGGAGGAGGACATTCGACGCCTCGTTCGAGATGCTGTCTCTGAGGCGAATGAAATGACGCGGCGAAAGGTTTAAGTAGTAATCCAACAAAGTAACTAATACAATGAGTGAGCGAGATAACAGCACGGAAGATGCGGAAACGGCAGACGACGGCTTCAACCCCGTCTATCAAGAAGGCAAGACTTCGGTTCAGCACAAGAACCTCAACGCGGCAGGGTCCGACCACCCGCTCGGTGCAGACCCGCTCTCGTTTGAGGCTGACTTGCGACACCTGATTCGAAAGGTGGCTGACGACCTGTATGAGTCGTGGGAGGCTACGATTCGTGAGTATCTGGCGAATGCGGAAACCGCCTGCCTCCGAGTCCAGAACTTCCTCGACCACGGGACTGAGACTACGCTGAACGTGGACAGTCTCTATGGAACGGAGGATGGCTACGAGCCTCGTATTGAGGTTACGTGGGACCGTTCGGAGAACAAGGTCGAGATTCGTGACAATGGTATCGGTATGGCGTCGAAGGAGGTTGACGAGGTGTTCCGTCAGATTGGCAACTCCGCCGCTCGTGACACGGGTAGTTACAGCGGTCAGTTCGGTATGGGTGCGCTGTCATTCGTCAAACTTATCGGGTTGGACAACTCGATGGTTATGACGACTCACTCGCGCCAGACTGACGAGAACTTCAGCACTTACGTCAGCCTCGCTGGTCCTGAGCCGATTATGGGGAAACTCCCCGAAGACCAGTACGGGACGAAGTTCCAGATGACGCCGGACGGCAATTTCGACATTCGCTCCGCTGTCGAGCGGTTCGCAGAGTGGATGCGTGTCCCCGTAATCTACCGAGAGTACGACGAGACGGGTCAGGAGGTCTTCAACGAGGATTGGGGTGACAAGCAGTTCACGGATGAATACGACCCCAATATGATTACCCTCGAACTCAAGTCGGAGGGTGACTTCGTTGCAACGTGTTCGGCGGAAGCCTCTACGAAGACGCTTCTGCTGTCTATGCCCATCGACCGGAACGACTCTGGTGGGAAGCACGGCGCTCCCTTCCCGTTCGACGTTCGCCTGCTGGATGAATCCGGCAAGGTTATTAAGTCGGACCAAGGGTACGAGGGTCTGATGCCGTGCCCGCGTTCGGATTACCGTGAGATGCTGAAGGAAGCACGGGACCCGTACATCACGCGAGAATTGCTCAATGCTGGTGACATTGTTGGGCAGGAGGTTGCGGAAGGTCCGAATGAGGGTAGTATGGTGGTTACGGAAGACACGCTTTCGGCTGACCGCCCGCTCCCGCCTCACGATTACATCACGCGCTCCGACCTGTCGGAAGACGACGAACCGGGTCAGGCTCGTGTTATCTTCGGCCCGCACAAGGGTAAGACCATCGTGGACGAGGATGAGTGGGATTCGATGGATGCTGGTCGGGCGGAACTCTACGTTCCCGAAGACGAGTTGGAGCCTTTCGACATTCACAGCGAGTCGGGCGACCTGACTCTCCCTGAGCCGACCAGCGACCGTGACCGTCTCCAGAGCCACGACGTGTTCTGGAAGTGGGTTGGCGCACAGTTCAAGGACCAGTTCGAAGGTCGAGTGGTTGACGTGTTCGATATGATTGACGGCACGAACGACCCGCTTCAAACCATCCTCGAACTGGAGCCTGAGAACCTTGTGGAAAGCACGGCACGGGTTCAGTAATGAATCGGCAGGACCTTCAAGTGTTGATGTATGCCGTGAAGTTTGGCGGCCAGTCTTACGGGACCGACGCCTCACACGGCTTGGAGGAACTGTACGGCGTCGAACTTTCGGACGATATGGCACGCCTCGTGGATATGCTCTACAACCTGCCAGACAGCGCAGACAATTACGAGATGGACGTAGACGCAAACGTTCACCTCGGAATCAAAATGGTTCGCGCTCTGTCGATAGTCGAGCCTGAATCCGTCGAGGATGCAACCGAATACGTCGAGGCGCTGAACCGCTTCGTCCCAGTCGTCAAACGAGACGCACCCAAGACTGCACTCGAAAACGAAGCCGACGATGCATTCGATATGATGTATCTTGCAAGCGTCGTCGCGGCTAATCCAAATGGGCAAGTCTATATGGGATACAGTTCGTTCCATCCTGATAAGGTCGCTGTCGTTCACGACATTCACGACGAGAATGCCGTTATCGGCGTCGAGCGTACCGAGGAATACGACGAGATTGGCGAACTGTTCGGATGGGAGAAACTCCGTGACGTGAGCCTTGCACCCGGTGCAATGAAGGGGATGGGCGTCTCCGAGAACACGCGGCAAGACATTCTCGGACGCTCCGGCACACTCACCGACTGGATTCGCTCCATTAAATTCCACCTTGGGAGGCTCGTATGATGCTGGAAGACCTTGCAGGAATTAGCATCGTCATTCAATGGATTGGAATCTTCATCCAATTCGTGAGTTTCGGCGTTGCTGTGTCGAGTCTCTGGTGGCTTGGTGTAGCCGTGTGGTTCCTCGGAATCGCATTGTGGGGTGTGTCGTGGCTCTAAGCGACTTAGACGGACAGGGTTGGGTTAGAGCAGAGCCTCCCCGCTTAGACGACGAGGAGACTGTCGTGGCAGTCGTAGACGGCGAGCCTGTGAAGGCAGGGTTCGAGCGTAAGGAGAGTCCTGTCGAGGATTCTCCGAGTAGGATTCACCGTGTGTTCAGGTCGGGGCGTTACGATTTGGAAGTGCGGTTGGAGACGACTTCAGATATGGCGATGGAAGGCTTTGTCCGAGTCGAGCGGGCTGACGGCTACTAAACCGAAACTCTTTTTAAGCACGGTAACGTAAGTCTCTATATGGGACTGTTAACGAAGTTACTTGGGAAGAAGTGGACTCGTGGATGGATGCGTCTTGATGGCTCTCGCAAGTGGGAGCGACTTGAGACACATCACGGTTACAAGAAAGTCGGGACTGCTGATGATGGAAATCCCGTTATTGCTAAATATCAGATTCACGAGTATTACAATTCATCAACTGATGAGACGCAATTCTCCGGGTTTAAGACGGGAGAGATGAAATACGATGAGAGTGAGGCGGCTTCTGGAAAACTTGATGGAACCATCGAGTTATTCATTATGGGCGTTGCAGGCTCGGAGTATAAGCCTCTTTCGGACTTTCCTGACGATACGGTGATTAGGTAGACTTAAGTAGATAGCCGACCAATACATTACTATGAGAGACTACGAAATCGTTGACGAGAACAGGGACCGCAACACGGGTGAGTTGCAATCGTTCCTTCTGATTTGGGACAACGGAGAGCCTGAAATGAAGAACGCAACTCCCGAGAACACCCTACTATTCAAGCACGGCCTGTACGAGTTCCTTAATGGCAATAACGCTGTTATCCTTAATGACGACGACCCTGAAGTTATCGTCGCACCTACGGGAATGGAGTATGCGTATATGCTTCGAGTTCGCGGCCACACGGTCGAGACTACGCCGAATCAGGCAGAGAGCGTACTACAGGGAGTGATGGACGTTGTTGAACACAACGACCTGAGTACCATCCTGAGCGTCCATAGAGAGATTGTCAGCACACAGGCTCGTCAGACGCTAATCAATGCGCTCTACGAAACGTTCAGCGCCTCGGATAAGAAGCGCATCACCAAAGCCGCGAACGGCTGGCTGGTCGATGGATTCTATCTCGTGGACTGGAAGGGCAATCTCTACACGAAAGACGACGACCCCGACGAGGGAGACTACGAGCGTCAGGGTAGTCAGGCTGTCCAAACTGACAAGTCGTATGAGTTGGTGATGCTTCGACCGGGTGACGTTCCTGACCCTGTGACTGTGACCATCAACGGAAGCAAGCACGAGTTGACCGAGCGTGAGATGCTGTTCCTCGCAAAAGTCAAGTGGATTCTCGGTCGAACGAAGTACCATCCAGATATGCCATTCTGGTTGTATTTGGATACCAAGAATAACGCAAAACCCGGAGATTATCAGGGTAACTAAACCGTTCTGGCTATACCGAAAGGTTTATATAGTTGTAGCCATAATGGTAATACATATGAAAACTTGCCCTGATTGTGGAAAAGATGGATTGCGGAATCTTGGGATGCATATTGCTCAAACAGAATGTGAATATCCAGAGTTATCAGATGAAGTAATTGAAATAGTTACTGGTATACTTATGGGAGATGGACATATTGAAAAGAGTGGGCTGTTTGGTGTTGCAGTAAATGAGAAGAAGTATCTACAGTATGTGGAAGAACAATTTCCTGATTGGCTGGTTACTAAGAGCGGGGTCCACCCTGTATCAAGTGAAACATCTGTTGGTGGATTGCAATATAGACTTAGAACAGTAGCACATCCGTCATTTAAGGAGATGCGTGATTTGTGGTATCCCAAAGGTAAAAAGAAATTCCCGTTGAATGAGATAGAACCAACAGGAACAATATTAAAACATTGGTATGCCACCGATGGTCATTTGGAAAAACCAAGCAATCGCCCACAAATAGCAAGTTACAATGAAAACTCTGAGGAATTGCGTGACTGGTTAAATTCATATGGCTTTGACACCTGCCAAGATTATCGAGGAGTTTGTTTCAACAAACGCTCACAGAGCGACTTCTACGATTCAGTAGACTCGCCTGTACCGGGATACGAATACAAGTGGGGAGACTATGACGGCTCTTGAGTTCGAGCAATTCGTTGAAGGCTTTGCGTGGGGTATGAAGATGGCGTCAGCAAAGGGATACTGCTCGGACCCTAAAGACGCTCTGATAAGTGACTACGAGGAGGCATATATCGCTGGTTGGATGATGGCAGACCAACTCCTGATAGCACAGGGGCATCCAATCTTCCAAGAAATGTCAGATAGTGAGCAGAACGAAGCCATTAGACGGTGGATGGAATGAGAGTTGAGAAAGAAGACTTCGTGAAGGGTGCGTTTGATGGGGCGAATCGTGTGGCTCGTAGGTCGAAGGAGGATGCGTTTGTGGATTGGTTTGAGGATATGGAGGATGGTTCGATTGATTACTACATTCTTGGGAATATGCTGATGTATGAGGCGATTCACGGGAATGTGTTCGATAGACTTAAGGGTAGAGAGGACTAATGTATGAGTATGACCACGATGACGACAATCGAGTGGACTCGACAAGCCGTGAGAAAGAGTGCCAAAACGAAACACTTAAGTACCTACGGCTACAAGAAATAGATAGAGGTGACAAAGTAATGCAGAAGACCATTCAGGAAGTTGAGCAGACTGAAGTTGAGCAGATGCAGGAGGAAATGCAGTCCTCCATTCAGGTCGAGGGTAGTACGGAGGTTGAGGCATCGGGCCTTCACTCCGCTCTCGATTCGATGGCTGAGGGCTTTGACGTGACTGGCTTCAAGTGTCCGACGTGTGGGCTTGCCCATATGCACGACACCAACAAGCACCGTGCCTCTGACTCGTTCGATATGTCGGACGACGAGGCCGCGTCGATGGACTACAACCCGAACTGCCATTGTGGTGTGAACGAACTCGCACGACGTGGTAGCGACTTCGGAGTTGATGAGGGAAGTGCCGCGTCTACCGCGAGCCACGCCCCCATCCCCGACGCCACGACTCAGGAGATGAACGCCCGCTTCGGCGGGATGTAACATCTCCCCTACACGCACAGACTAACAATCAACAAACCCTGCAAAAACGCAGGTGGGCCAAGGCGCAGACCGCGACTATTCTTTTGACAACACTTAAGTCCCCGTAGTGCCAATAGTCTACTATGGAGAGAAAAGAACTATTCGAGATTCGAGTACGCGAATTTACCGCAATCTGGAATCTCCTTAGACGACAAGGCAACTACCTCAACCGAGAGGCACAAGCATACGTCGAAGGCTTCACATTCCCGTGCAGTTTATTCTACCAAAACGGGATAGAAGGCCATATGAAAGGAGAGGGAGACTATCGCGCTGGCTTGAACGCAGTCGCCAACTACGAAAAGAAGATGGAGAGCAACATCCAATACGAGTATGAGGATGAGGCGCGTCGTGGATTCTACGATGCGAAGCAGTTTCTCGCTCAGTCGATAAAGTTAAGTTGCCCCGAGGCGTAGTATGAGTATGAAGATTCAGGACTCCAAAGCCTTCTTCTCGTCAATCAATCGAGGATTAAACGAGTTGAAGCGCCAACGTAATAACTACGACAATAAAAACAAGCGCGAACAGTTCTTCGCAGGAGTAGGCGCGGCTGTCGAGAAATACTCGATATTCGCTGATGGGCCTTACGGTAATACCAGCGCCGCTCGCAAAGAAGCACAAGACCTCGTGAAAGACTACGGCGGCTACTTCGAGGAAGGCGTGCGTTTCGGTATTCTCATATGCGAGTATGACCCGAAGGAGACAGACTTCGAGTTCCGCAAGAAGGATGAACAGCGTGTCGTGAACACGGATAACTTTACGTTTACAGGATGAAGCCAGAACACTTTCTCGCGCTGATGGAGATGGCTTACTGGGAGTTGCCTAACTCTGATATTTCGCCACGCCTTTGTGGATTCACGTTCGCCTGTTCCGAATACTACCTCTCCGCATATACGAATACTGACGAGTGGCAGGAGCAGTTTTCCGAGCGTGATGGTCATAAAGGGTATCGTGTGTTCGAGGAGTTGAATCACGAGGCTGGTCAGGCGCAATTGATTGGAACATATCAGGAGTATAATGATAATTGGAGTGATGAACTTCGAGAAGGCTACGAACTGGCGATGCGTGTAATCGAAGAAATTCGAAAGAGTTAAATAGTCGGGAGTCCAAGTATAGGTTGTAATGACTGAGACAATCACAGCAACGGAGATTGTGGAGACGGACTTTGGAGAGAAGGTACTGCTTGACTCGCCTTTTGAGGCGAAGCAGTATATCAAGTATATGCCGTGGAGTGCGGGAGATGGTGTCAATTACGACGAACTCGATGATGATACTGACACGCCCGATTTCGACTTCTCGGACGATTTCGAGTGCCACTCCTCGTGGGACCCGGACGAGTATGCGTGGGCTATCGACGTTGACTCCTTTGGTGAGGCCAAGGAGTTCTTCGAGTCGGTTGGCTTTGACGTTGACGTTGAGGCTGACGTGGCTCTCGCGGCAGAGTAAACCGAAACCTTTTTATACGTAGCCAACGTTCATTAACGTATGGCGAACAAGCGTATCGAGGCACAGGTCGAAAAGCATATGCAGAAGATTCACGAAGCCTTGAAGGAAGGCGATGAAGAAACTGCACGCAAGCACGGGCATCAGATTCTTCTGATTACTGGATACTACGACGAATAGGTTTAAGTAGTCGTAGCCCGTACACTCTATTATGGCAGGATTCAGTTTCACAGCGTTAGCCGAGTGCGAGATGTGCGGAGCGCCGCTATCCTCCTCGGACGAGGATTGCGAGAACTGCGCCGAAGCAGAAGACGTACTACTCGTCTTCCGCAAACTCAACACTCACGAGACGAAGACTCTCGCCGTGTCGATGATGGCAGACAGGACCTTCATTTGGGAGAAGTTTGCCAAGTCGCTCGATGGCGAAGACCCGCTCCCGTGGGTAATTCTCGGACTCTCGGATACAGTCGAGGGTCTGCTCGAAGGTGTAATGTTTGACGACATTACGGATTTAAAGCATAATGGAATGACCATCGACTATCGCGGAGAGGAAGACTTAAGGGAACTCGCGTCCTATGAAGAAGTATGAGTAAGGAATTGTACGACATACCCCTCGACCCGATGCAGTATGGACTCCTCGAAGTTGCACTACGCAACCTTGGGACTGAGAGAGCAATCGAGATTCGCAGTCAGATTGAGCGACAAGTGTTCCGAGAGGGCCTTGTCCCAATTGTTGTGAGCGTGAATCGTGACGAGTATAACGAAATGTCTCACGCTATCTGTGAACTTGCGCTCCACTCGGGCGTCGAGGGAGAGGCAGGAGACTTGATTCGACATATGAAATACTTCACACGGAGGACTGATGAAAGTGGTTTCTACTGGAACCCTAATCTTCAGTAGCGCCCTATTCGGCCTAATCGCTTGCCTATTCGGAATTGGGCTGTCCCTGCTATTCGCAGGAGCGATGATTGCGACAGGCAAGACGCTAATCGCGTTAGTCGCAGTCCCATTCCTGCTTGCAAGTGTGGTCGGATTCTACTTCCTCTACGGGTGGTTCACGGAGGATGTATGAAGGGACTTAATACAATTTGGGAGGATACGGAGACGGAGCGGCCAGAAGCATCCAACAAGTTCCTGATTGGAATCCTCTCACTCAAGTCGGCATATGAGAAGGGTGATGAAGACTTGATTCTGGATAGTCTTGAATACCTTGTGGTTGAGGCACAGTATGACGTTCTCGATGTTGACAGGGAGTATACGTTTACCAGAACGTATAATACGGCGGAGGTGCTACAATAAGTATGAACTGTATGTGGCTCGATTCAGACTTGAAGCAAGCGGCACGGAATCACGCGACTAAGCACCAGACTAAACTTATATTGGAGGCTACGCAGATGGCGTGTTCTGCTCTGCACAGGCACGGCTTGTCGGAGTTGTCGCCATACCGTGCTACGCACAAGAATCATCCAATGACGCTGTGGGCTGGTGACTCATTCGACAACTGGCTCCTGCTTCGAGATTACGCTGGCGCTCTCCACGAGGTTCGGTACGGCGTCCCCTACGAGGATGTTCTTGATAATCCAGACCTCGCGGAGCATAAGTCGATGCGTAAGTTTGCAGAGATTCCTGAGCGTCCTGTCGGCTTGGCTATGCCGAATATCGGGCGTACCGCTCGGCCAAAGTGTCTTGGTGACTTTGAGCCAAGTCGTCCAGATTTGAGTGTAGAGGAAGCGTATCGTGAATATTACCTCGCGGTTAAGGAACCGCAGGATTGGTTTGAGTGGTACGAGGTTCCAGAATGGGCCTGAGCAGAATGGAACACGTTACGCTTCGGGAATGGCCGCTTCCGTCTCGATATAAGGAGCGCATTTTCGGTGTGTCGGAAGATGCAGACTTCTGGAATCCACACGGGCAGGATGAATCCACAATCGCTAATAGACCATTCTGCGAGTGGGATGAGTATAAGGATATGATGATTGAGTCGTGGCGGAAGGATGATTATCGAACGCTTTATATAGTCGCCCAACTTGCGATTGTAGACGAACAATGGAAACAGTTAAGTAAGGATAGCACGTAGGTGGAAGTATGAGTGAATTACTGCCGGAGTTAGTTGAGCGAACCAGCCTGACCGAAGCCGAGGCTGAGGAACTGTACCAGAAGACGCAAGCACGAATTTCGGAAGTCGTGGATGAAGACGAGTACGCTGATGTGCGTAGTCAGAATGAACTAAATCGAATGACGGACGTTGCGGTTACGCTTGTCGTTCGTCTATCTCGGAATAAGGAGACGTTTCCTTCCGAGTGGGAGAAGTTTATTCTTGAAGTTTCGGATTTCGAGGTTGGGCTGATTTATCAGTCTACCTTCCCGAATCGTGCTGAGGAATCGCTTGAGCGGGCGCACAGGGATTATCAGGAGGGGCGTCTGTGACTGTGACGAACTACGACTCGGAGGATAGTCAACATTACATCGAGACGATTCGTGATAACTCGCACTACACGTTTGTCTTCAACGAGCGTGGTGATTCGGGTGCGGTCCTCAAGTCAGTAATGGTCGATGGGTTCAGCCTGTCGCCAAGTGAGGGTCGGACGAATGCAGAGGCTCTCGGAGAAGCGCGTCGTCGCCTGCTGGCAGAGGTGGAGCATATCGAGGATGTGTATGTCCCGAGTAGAGCGACGGTGGTGTTGGACGATGAGTAGTTCGCTCCTCGATTTCGCTCGTGAGAATCCTATCGAGTATGACGATGACAAGTTTTTCGATTACTTACGTGCCTTTAAGAAGGCGGATAGGTCGTTTAAGAAGGCGATGGGTTGGAGTGGTCCGAGGGGTTTGACACAGTATTCTTCAAGCGAAATGCACGATTATTATAAGCGCGTCTTGGCTGAAGCATACGACCACCCGAGGATTGATTTTGATGATGCCTTAATCGGATTTATGCTCGTGCTTGGTGGGTATTCTTACGATAATGTGAAGAACTATTAACGAAATGTAAATCGAAAGATTTAAGTAGTAGGAGTGCATAGGTACACTTGAACGCGAGACGAAGGCTGACCGTTACTTCAAGGTACAACATTAGACTGTAACTCTAAAGAATGAAGGTTCGAGTCCTTCCTTGGGTGGCTCCCTCGTAGTTGAATTAACAGCCAATTTATTCCAGTCTCGGTCTGGTGCAACAAAGCGGCATCCGGTAGCCTCACTTTGCTCGTGTGACGTGCTTGCCCTCGCTCCACTCTCCCTTTCTCCCTTTCGTTTTTCGGAAACCAAAATCCGATAGCCTTAAGTATATGTATGCTCTACATTAGGGTATGCCAAGGAGAAATATCCCCGGCTCGGCGCGAATGCCAGCAAGAGAGAATCTACCCAACGAGGAAACACAATGCGCGTTCTGTCCCAAACCTGACAAGAAGACGCGCTGGTTCCACGAGGACGACACTTGCCTACTTATTAATAAACCCAACGGCGAACCTATGGTCGTCCTCAAGCGACACACGACAGAACCTACTGACGAGGAACGCGAGCATATTAAGGAAATCGTGTCAGCAATCTGCGGAGAGCATACGCTACGCGAAATTATGGCTCACGTCCCCAATCACTATCACGTTCACGTAGTCGAATACGAGCAACATCCAGAGGTGGTATTCGGATGAAGTGTACGCAATGGGACTCACACAAGTATACGGTCGATGAGGTCGATGAAGACTCATTCAAGTATACTGGCAGTTTCGACGTTATCGCTACTGCACAGGGTGCAGTCCTTATCGAAAAGCGATACCGCACTCGATGCCCTGAATGCCGTAGCGGAACTGGCTCTAAAGGATACCTATATAAAGACAGACTCGAAATGGTCGCACACGATAACCTTCCACTCACGGAGGAGGTATGAAACTATACACGGACGCCTCTAAAGGAGAAGGAGTTTTCGGCCTCGGGTACGTTATCAACTTAAAGACGGGAGGCCGAATCGAAGGGAAGCACTACGTCGAGGGAGACTACACCTCAATGGAGGCGGAGTGGCACGGTTTGATGCAAGGACTCGAAGTTGCCCAAGAGCAAGTCACGGCTTATGATGATACGATTCGCGTTGTAGTCGATTGTCAACCGCTCGTTGACAAAATCCGTGACCCTGACGATATGTACGATGACAAGTGGTTTGAGTACCGGAGACTCGCTCTCAGGAAGTTATTCGAGTTCGAGGAATGGGAGTTAGAATGGGAGGAGCGTAGTACGACTGAACAGAACAAGACTGCCAACAGACTCGCACGAGAGGCGCTCTGGCAAGGCAGAGACGACAACGGAGTTGAAGGAGGGAACGCTACAAATGGAATCACATTCAACGACACGACGTAAGATGCTACTATGGATTACAATCGGCGTACTAATCATTGGATTTATCGCACATCCGTATATCGGCTTACTCCTGACGCTGTTCGTACTATTCAGTATGTGGCTCGGAACGTAAGTCTTATATAGTCGGAGTGCGTATACTCGCTTATGGAGAAAGTAGAGAGAATCAACCGAGTGAAGAATAACTTGTCAGAGGAGGAGTTGTACCGACTACTCCCCGAAGTTGGCACTATTCTTGACCCGGAATTACAAGAAGTTACAGAACAGACGTTCTTGAAGGGGTGTCCTGACCATTTCTGGAATCGACCATCTTCTTCAACGGGCAAGTATCACGCTAAAGACGAAACCGGGCAGTTCGGCAATTGGCTCCACACGAAGCGTGTCTTCATCACGTATCTCGTCCTAAGTCGTTCATACTTAGAGCAAGGGCTTATCACAGAGTTCGACCGAGAGGCTGGTAAGAGTGCGGCGCTAATTCACGATATGCTTAAATACGGTTGGCCTTCAGAGAGGAATGAGCATACTGTGCAGAACCACGACGTTATCGGGAGTGACGTGGCTCGTGTCCTTGGTGGAGCGCCGAGGCAAGTCTATGGAGCAATTCACGCACATAACGGAGCGTGGGCTGAAGGCAAGAATCCTGAAACTGATTGGGAGCAGATTCTTCATATGTCGGATTATGTCGCAAGTAAGCCAATTCTCGGCCACCCCGCTGTGTGGAATCCTGCCGAAGAATTAGTGGAGAAGTTCCCTGACTTGCGTACAATCAGCGACGACGAGTTGGAGCAACTTCTATAATCGCAAGACTTAAATACCACGAAGCCGAATACATAAGTGTATGAGATTTACTTGTAATGTGGACGGCTGTGACTATGGTACAACACTTGCAGAGAACATTGGCTCGCACTTAGCCGAGGAACATCCCGAAGAAATTACAGGATAATGGACGTATTAATTGCAGGGAGTCGCTCGCTTGAAACAAAGCGAAGTGAAGTCCGTGATGCAATTCTCAGAAGCCCGTGGTTTAAGAGCGGCGCATCTGGTGTTAATAAAGTAATCACGGGAGGTGCTGATGGTGTCGATACGTTCGCCAAACAGTTAGCCGAGGAAATGGAATTGGATACGGAAATCCACGAGCCGCTGTGGGAGAAGTGGGGTCCTGCGGCTGGACCGAAGCGTAACACCGATATGGTGGAGTCGGCTGATGTGATTGTCGTAATATGGGATGGTAATAGTGATGGTAGTGCGGATACGTTGCGGAAGGCGATTGATAGCGGGAAACCGCTGTACGTTGAACAACTCTAATTTTCAACCTCAACCGCCGGTTAGCAGTAACGAGTAGCGTTACTGTCGGAACCCGTTGGTTCCGATTGAGTTCGGCTTAACCGCAACGTTTATAACGTTGTGGCCCCTTCTTTCGAGTATGAAGATTGAAGGCGATTACAACACGGCTGACGTAAAGATTGATTCCGTCGAGTCGGAGGCTAAAGACCAGATTCAGGAGATGGTGGACCACCCTGCGTTCGAGGGTGAGGGCGACGTTGCGATTATGCCTGACACCCATTGGGGAGCAGGAGCGGTTATCGGTTTCACGATGCCTGTCAAGAATCGGATTGTTCCAAACACGATTGGCGTGGACATTGGTTGCGGAATGTTCGCTATCAAACTCGGGGACGTTGACTTCGATTCGCTTGAGGAACTCGACTCTGCTGTGCGCGAGCGTATTCCAATGGGATTCGACGTTCACGGAAGAAACGGCTTCCATATGGGCAACGACTTCCCGTGGCGTGAGTGTGTCTACAAACTGGACGAGTTCACGGAGCAGACGCAGTTCGCTATCGAGGAAGACCCCGAAGACGTGTACGGCCTCGACTACTTCAAGAACGTGTGCAAGCGCGTAGGGTACGACCAAGGCCGCGCTATCAACAGCGTCGGTACACTCGGTGGAGGCAACCACTTCATCGAGTTTGGTCGCTCGGAGCAGACGGGCGACGTTTGGGTGATTATTCACTCCGGCTCTCGTGGCATCGGCGCTCAGATTGCCCAGTATTGGCAGGATGTAGCCACCGATAGGATGAACGAGCGTGCGCTTGAGACGGAGATTCCTGATTCCATCGAGCCATATCTCGGTGAAGACTGGAAGCCGAAGTCGGATAAGATTCGCGCAGACTTCGAGGGAGAGGCAATTCAGGAGAAGTTCAACGAACTGTCTCAATTCATTCAGGAGACGAAGAACGCTGAATCCGGTCGCAACACGGACTTGGACTACCTCGAAGGAGAGGAAGCGCACGGCTACATCAAGGATATGGTGTTTGCTCAGACTTACGCCAGCGTCTCGCGCAAGCAGATGGCTGTCGCAGTCCTCGATGCAGTTCGTTCTATCTTGGGCGAAGATGGCGAGGCTAACGAGGAAGTCCCCGTCTGGTGGGAGGATGAGGTTGAGTCCGTCCACAACTACATCGACTTTCAGGACGCGACTGTGCGTAAGGGCGCGTGCCGTGCCCACGATGGAGAGCGCCTTGTCGTGCCTCTGAATATGTCTTACGGAACGCTCCTCTGCCGAGGGCGTGGGAAGGACTCGTGGAATAACTCGTCTGCACACGGTGCTGGTCGGGCTATGTCGCGTACTGCGGCTCACGACAAGTTCGACGCTGACGATTTCGAGGAACAGATTGGCGACGTGTATATGTCGAAGAAGCCGATGGACGAGATTCCCGGTGCGTACAAGCCTGCTGAACAAATCGAAGCCGCGCTCGGAGAATCGGTCGAAGTGGTCGATAGAGTCAAGCCGTTCCTCTCCATCAAGGCAGAATAGTCAGTCTGCTTTCAAAAAGACTTAAGTAGTTTGAGTCCGTAGTTCGCGTATGAGCAAAGCAGTAGCAGTAGTGAATATGCAGAGAGGATTCGACACTAACGAACTTATCGACCCTGTGAACGAGGTCATTTCACTTGCAGAGCGTCAGGAAGTTCCGATTATTTTTACGATGGATGACTTCGGTGAGGATAAGTATGAGGAGCCGTGGGAGTTGTCGCCACGACTCGACGTACAGGGAGACGAGTTTGCAGGCAGTCAGGAGAAACTTGATTCGCTTATCGAGCAGTTCGGCATTGAGCAATTCATCGTTGTCGGCAATCTGTCGGAAGGACAGCAACTTGTTCGAGATGGTGTCCGAGTCGAGGAAGCAACTCGTGGAGAACTACCCGACGGCGTTGACATAAGTATTCTCGAACTGTGACAACCTATGGAGACTTCCCCGGTGTCAAAGTCTCAACAACAAGTGCCGACGCGATAGAGGCAAGGAATCGAGAATTATCCCACCGAGAAAAGGTTGAAACAATGGTTTGCATTTATCATTGTATTGGTGATGGATACATTCACACGAATGGTGTGCAGTCGGCGTTGGAGAGCCTTGGCTATTCGTCGTATGAAACACTTCCGATGTTGTGGAAGACGCTCGCCGCTTTAGATGAGGAATTAAATGGTTGAATACACGTTTTACATTTCGTATTATAGTGAGGCGTCGTTGCGGATTACTATCGAGGAAGAAGCGGGGTACTTAGTCGCTACCTGCACTCACCCGATGAATGATGATTCTCGCTATGGTGGTGTGGACCTTGGTGGGAGTTGGTATCATTTTTCGGGTCCGAATGAGTCGAAGACGCACGAAACGTTTGTCGATGATACGATTCCGCGTTTACTCGACCAGATTGCTGAAGAAATGTATCGTGGTAGTGCGTTTTATTTTGACGAACAGGGAGAATTTGCGAAGAAGTGGTTTCGGGAGCATCTGTATATAGCGTTTGCTCTTGGTTCGCTTCCATCGAGAGATATTCGCGCCGAAGTCGCTGATGAAATTCGAAACCTTTAAGTAGTAGGGGTCCTAATAGTGTATTGTCGGACGACGAGAACGCATACTTCAAGACTATGAATCCACAACCGCGTTCTCAAATTTAGCCGACGTTTACGAAGCCCCGTGGCCGAATGGTTCAAGGCGCTATTACGTCGCTTCTGAGATTTCAGCCACGTTTTGTGGAGCGATTGGAAGCGTTACTTCGCTATCTGGAAGCAGAGATTGTAGGTTCGAATCCTACCGGGGCTATGTCGGAAGGGAGTTCCCCGAGCCTAACCGACTGCTGGATAGCCAGTCAACTGCTTAACGGCAGGTTCAAATTCAAAACTCAACTTTCTTAGTGAAGGAGTTTGAGGGTCGCAACATTATCGGGGCGAGCGCCCCTCCTCCTTCACATTCGCAAACCTTATTACTGAATAGTGCATACTATTCCGTATGTACGAGATAATGATTCGATACCCAATGTTAATTGACGGAGAGTTCAAGAATATGTTTCGACGCAAGCATTGGAAGGTTAATAACGACGGACAGTATCTCGCAGTAGGCAATGAGACTAATGGGAGTGGTTGGCCGACGAAGGACGAGGTTCGTATTCCTATGAGAAATGTCATTGGCTGGACGGAAATCGAGGAATAGGAGAAATCGAAAGGTTTAAGTAGAAGGGGTGCATATTAGGTAATGAGTAGAAACGTAGTGGGGCGAGGCTTGGGCGTACTGCTCAAGTGATTGGGTACATTCTCGTGAGAGGTGTATCGAACGAGTGTTAGGAGACACTCACCACGCCCTTTCGTGAGCCGACTCACCCAACAGGTTCCGAAAGGTTTATACGTGACTAACTCCAATGGGTAATTGGTGATACAACAATGGGATTCAAAGACTCAGTTACGGAAGAAGTAAAGCAAGCACGAGAGAACAGCGGCTCCGACGAGCAGGAGACGCTTGAACAGATTGAGGTGGATATGGGCAGTACGGCATTCGTCCACTTCCACCCGACGACTATTCTTACGGGGACCTTCCCCGAGGATGAGGGCAACCCCATCATCCGATTCCCCGACGCACAGCACAACGAGGGCCGCCTCGACCAAGGCTATCTCGGCCTTGTCCTTGACGACCCCGGTGTAGTCGCTGACGCCGAGGAAGGCACGGAGGGTACTGTCATCGTTGACGTGGCAGACTCCAACGAAGTCCGAGTCTTCAACGCTGACGACAAGGGCACGGACGTTCTTGATGGAGTCGGTGTCGAGTACGGCGACCGTCTCTACAAGGGCGAGGTCGTGGACTCCTTCGACGCAGACCGCATCATCGCAGTCGTGAGTGGCACGGCTTCCACCAGCGTTGCCAAGAAGTTGGACGTGAACGGAGCCGAGAATGCGGGTATGGACGAGGAGACGGGTCAGGTCAACGGTGGCCTTATCGAGTACCCGAACGGTGCAGACGCCGATGTGTCGAGCCGTTACGCTCGTAACCCCGAACTTCGTGAGGAACTCTACGGTACGGAGGTTGGCGTGATGGTCGCCCGCCGTGAGGAGTTGGACGAGGAGTACGCCGAGATGGTCGAGAACGAGGAGCGCCGTGCGATGAAGTGGTTCTCCGTCTTCGCTGACCTCGGTGATGGCTTCGAGCCGCTCTCCCCGACCGAGGGTACGCCTGTCGGCTACTCCTACCTCGAATGGAACTTCGACCCGTCTGTGGGAAGCAACCGCCTCCCCGACGAGGATTACGAGTTCGTTCAGGAGTACGTCGAGGCAGGTATGCCGACCGACGAGGATACCATCCGCACGAACATCGAGGACAACGGTGGCTCCCTGTCCGACGACCCGAACGTAGACCGGATGGTTGAACTCATCCAGAACCAGTCGTAAAAGACTGACGCCGTTCTTCTAACTCTCACTCATTTTCTTTTCGCAACGCTTAAGTTCCCATAGTCACAACTAAGACTATGGGCATTGACGAACTTTCGCACGAGGAACAACTCGAATTGGCGAAGATGCATCGAGAGATGGGTCCCGCCGATATGACAAGCCTCGCTCTCCTTGCTAAATATTCTCCCGAAGAATTTGACGAGATGATAGACAACTTAAAAGAGGTCCAAAACTTCTTCGAGGATATGGAATATCTAATGCTTGAATGTCAGGGAGAGCAACAGGCCGCAACTATGCGTAGTCGCATTAATCAGATAGAACAACTCCTTGAGTTACTACGTACTCAAAGGGATAACCATCAGGATAGTGTGTTCTACTAATATAGAAATCCTCCCAAGAAGGAAACCTTACGGGACACCGCCACGTCAATCCTTATTCTATTTACGCACTCAGGGTATTTAAGCCTTTCGGTATTACGAGTGAATCACAACGTTTAAGTACCATCGAGTCGTAATTCAGCGTATGGCACAAGATTACCGATTCGAAGATGAGGAAGAAGCGCCAGAACCAGAATGGAAGCAAGGGGACACGATGGAAGGATGAGTGACAATATTGTAATTCGCTCGTCTCAATTCGAGCGTAAGGATGGAGTAGATGTAGATTACCTGCCCACGAGTGAAGACGTATTCGAGAATCTGGAGCAGTTCAGCGAGAAGGAGTTGGAGACGCTTGGGCTACGATGCTGGAAGGAGTCGCACTATCTATTCCCGCACGAGTGGTATGACTACATTCCAGAAGGGTTCGAAGTGGTGACGATTATGGGACGCACAGAGGAGTTCGAGCAGGGTGTCACGGATAATGACAAGCGTTTCGGCGTCTTGTCGTATGGTATCATTCGAGGTGAGGATTCGGTTGAGGATTTGTACGACGAGCCGGAGTTGGTCAAGCGTGACTGATTGTTCTATTTGTGGCGACCCGTACACGAGGAAGGTGAATCTTGGGAGTGCAGGGACGTTTCACACGGCTGATGCGGAGAAGGTGTGTTATTCGTCTCGGTATGACCGGCTCTACTTCCACGAAAACCGAAAGGTTTAAGTAGTCCGAGTCCCTATGATAGTATGCCGTTAACCCGGTGCGAGGGAGTCGGATACTTCAATATTGAAAATTGGGCTTTGTCACCTGCCTAAAATGGTGGCCCGACTTCCAATTTCAACCGTGGTGATACAAAATGGGAATCAACTACAACGACACGAAAGAGACAGTCGCAGAACGAACTGAGAAGGACAACTATGAGGGTGGCGAAGCGTATTCGCCTGACTCGCCCGAAGTTGCTCTCACGAAGAACGTGCTGACGAACCTCCTCGAAGACTCTTATTACGAGTCGGCTGAGGATTCGTTAGATGACGTTCGGACTGAGTTCGACCGAGTGGCGGATGTAAATCCAGAATTTGTCCTGAAGTTGGCTAAGTATGCGCGACAGTCTGAGAATCTTCGGCAAGTCCCTCAACTGTTGCTCGTACTGTCGGCCAACGATGACCGGACCAAGGGTTACGTTCGTAGTTATGCTGAGGGAGTTATTCAGCGTGCAGATGAACCCTTGGAAGTTCTTGCGATGCAGGTTTCCCTGTACGGCAAGTCCATCCCGAATCCGCTGAAGAAAGGAATCGAGGATGCTCTCCACAATTTCAACGAGTATCAGTTTGCAAAGTGGGACCGCCCTTCGAGAGAATGGCAGTACCGCGACTTGCTGAACCTCGTTCACCCGCGTCCTCGGGATGAGGAGCGAGATGCAATTTTTGAGCAGATTGCTCTCGGAGAACTGGACTCCCATCCTGACGTAGACCCGCTCAAGCAGTCCGATACGTGGGAGAACGAAATGTCTGAAGCCGGTAAAGAGGGCCGGAGTCAGGCTGAGGTTTGGCGCGAACAACTCGAAGAAAATGAGGATGGCTACTCGATGCCTATCTTCGCACGGGTTCGCAACGTTCGCAATATGCTCGACGCCGGACTCTCCGGTGAGGAAATCTTTGGTGACGTAACCGACGAATGGGTTCGAAACAGTCAGATGTACCCATTCCGGTTCTACCAAGCGTACAAGGCTGTCAAGCAGAGCAGAGACACGCCTAACGATAAAAACGCGCTGGAGTTCCTCGAAAATGCGATGGAAGTCGCTACGGAGAACCTACCCGACGTGTTCGAGAATACGTTCACCGCAGTAGACGTGAGTGGTTCGATGCGGTCTTCTGTATCGGGAGACTCGGAACTGCAATGTATGGAGATTGCAACGCTGTTCGGTGCAATGATGCTCGAACGGCAATCTGATGTTGGCGTTTTCGCAAGCGACTTCGCTGAAATTAACGCCGACCCGAGAAACCCTCTCGTCACCAACGCGGAGAAGATGCAGAGTGTCGGAGTCGGTGGCTCGACTAACGGTTGGAAAGTCCTCCGTGGACTACGCAACGAAGACCGCTCTTACGAGCGTATCATCGTGTTCACCGATATGCAACTCTGGAACGACTCCACTTGGAGAACCAACACGTCCTTCAAGGACGAATGGGATGCGTATAAGGCGGAGAACCCTAACGCAAGCCTATACCTCATCGACCTACAACACTACGGCGACCTCGTAACACCAGAAGGCGCTCACGACGTTTACAATATGAGCGGCTGGTCGGAACAGGTCCTCGACTTCATCGAGAAGGTCGAGAACGTCGATGGGATGATTCAAGAGATTGAATCAGTAGAACCGGCGCGGTAATGGGCATCAACTTCAAGACAGTAGGCGGATACGAAGTAGTCACAGACGGAGAAGATTCTGTCAAACTACATCGACTACTCGCCTGTGTCGAAGAAGACCCACACGACGTATTCAATGGACGTGTATGGAACGTTCACCACAGGAATACAATACCGTGGGATAATCGCCCGGCGAACCTTCTTTTACTTCGCTCACGATACCACAGAAACTTCCACGCGAAAAACGACTGGATAGAAATCTGTGACTTCTACAACGACAACGACGTTTCAGAAGCCCAACTAAGTATCGAAAAATACTACAAAACAATTAGCCACAAATGAAGAACTGGCAGTTGTATCAGGAAGTAGACGATAAAATCCGCGAATCTATTAATTACGCGGAATCAGAGTACGACGACCCGTACCTCTTAATCGTAATGCATCCTGACGTATACGACGCAATGCGTGAACTTATGGGCGCTCCCAATGGCGTCAACGTCAAACTCGACGGCTGGAACGTAATGCTTTCAGAAGAAATTCCACTTGCCATATGCGTAGTCGGGACCGACACCAAAGGCGCTCAAGCAAGGCAACAACAGCGCAAATTGAAGAAGCGGATGAAACAATTCCGTAACCCTTAAGTGGGAACGTCTCGTACTACGTAGTATGAGAGAAGAAATTAGAAACACGATTTACGAAATCGAAAAGAGCGAGGGCATTCACGCTATTTCGTGTCGCTCTTTCGGTTCGCATATGATGAATCTCGACTCCCCCGAGTCGGACTACGACGCTTTCCTCATTTTCGCTCAAGATGCGAGCGACTATGCCACAATCGGTGGCTACGAGGATACGCTAACTATCAAGCGAGGCGAAATCGACTTCCAATGCTGGAATATTAAGAAGTTCGGGGAATTGCTCAACGACTCGAATCCGACGACTCTTGAGTTCCTCAATTCGCCAGTCACTTACTTCGAGAATCCTGAGTTTATCGGGACTCTTGACGAACTTCGTGAGATGGCGAATGCAAACTTCAAGCCAATCGCGCTCTACTATCACTATCGTTCGATGGCTGAGTCGAACTATATGAAGTACCTAAAGCCGTGTATCTACGACACGGAGGGCGAGCGTTACCCAATTGAAAACGAGGATGACCATTATTGGCATACGGGGATTGGGGATATTCCAAAAGAGTCGGACGAGTACGAGGCTGGTAACTTGAAGCAGACGGTCAAGCGTAACCTCTACATTATGCGTGCTATCCTTCACGCGAAGCATATTCGCACGACTCACGAGATGCCGACGATGGACTTCCCGAAGTTCGCCTCTGAGAATGCGGAGTCGCTTGGCCTTGGTGAAGACGAGTATGAGTTGCTCCAGTCGTTCATCGAGAAGAAGCGTAATGCGGAGGCTTACGACCACGCCGGTAATCCGTTCGAGGACTTCATCGAGGCTGAGTTGGACCGTGAACTAACGCCTGAGAATCACCTCGATGGAGAGATGAATACGGAGATGATTAATGACTTCATCAAGAACGCTATCGTTCGCTGATAACTTTCACCGAGTTGCTCAGAGGGCGCGTGTTGACGCTGTGAGCGGAGTTACAGTCGAGCAAGGTCGTTGGCCTCGCTTTCGGAAAGGCGACGTTACGGCGACCGTGACGCCCTCTATGGTGAACGTAGACTACAACCCCGAGTGGCTGAACAACCCTCACTTTGAACTAAAGTCACGCGAGTATAACAACTTCGGAGATTGCCTCGGATGGGTATTCTTCTACCTTGATATGTACGGAGACGGCACGGAATTACCGGGAGAATTGCAAATCATTCAAAAGAAGGACGAGTTTAACGTGATTCTTTCGTTGGATACTTCGTTGCAGGTGTTTCACGTTCACGGGAAGGGGCAGTTCGACGTTTCGCAAATTCCGTCTCGCATCGACTACGAGTACGAACGAAAGGTTTAAGTATAGAGGACACCAATTACAGACGTAACAATGGGATTCAATTTTAGCGATACGGCTCAAGACGAGTCCGATGGTGTACCCGAGGAGGAATTAATTTACGATTATGACCTCCACGATAACGTTGCCATCGACCTCGTGAAGTATGGGCGCTCTCGCATTGTCAAAAATGAGGAGCAGTTCTTGCTAACGACACTTGGTTACGTGAGCGGATTTATGGAAGATTCGTCTCACTTTATTTCAGGTGTCCTAATCGGAACTGCCGGGAGCGGGAAGACTCACCTTCAGCATCAGGTCGAAGACTTGTTCCCTGATGGCTATCTCTATCAGGCGACCAGCGGTTCCGATACCGCCATCATCTACGACGATACGTGGGAGGATGCGTGGATTGCGAGTCTTGACGAGTTGCAGAAGCCCGGTGAGAAGATTATCGAGATTCTCAAGAGCCTGCACGGTGACGACGAGGAGTTCACCTACAAAGTCACAGGAGACGGGCGAGGTGCAGACAGAGATGTGGACGAGATTCAGCGGAGTGCAATCCCCTACTGGTTCCTGTATGCACAATACGAACCTGACTTCGAAATGTGGGACCGCCTCCTGAAAGTTCCGGTCCACGAGTCCAAGGACAAGAACGAGGGTGTTCTCGCTACGAAGTGGGACCACTCGATGATTGCCTTTGGCGATAGCGACCACGAGTATATGTTCGACTTTGAGGATGGACACAAGGCTCTCAAAGACCACATTCGAGAGATGCCCAAAGATGCTTGGGTGAAGATTCCTGCCGGTGAGGAACAGTTCGGCGGTCGGGACTTCGTGAAGTACGCGAAGCCTATCTTCGACACCGATAGAAGCGAGACGAACCGTGTCGGCGCTATGGTCGCAAACCTTGTCCGGTCCTCGGCTCTGCTCAACTACAAGAGTCGTGACAAGAAAGCCATCAAGGAGTCTAACGAGGGCGTGAAAGAGGCGTACATTGCAGAACCGCAAGACCTCGCCAACATTCTTGCAACCCGAGACATTCTAATGGCAACGACTCACCAACTCGATAGAAAGAAGAAGGCCATCTGTGTCGCCATTGAGCAGACTGGTGGTACGCGAAATCTCTCCAGCATCAACGACATTCAGGAGCATCTTCGCAAGACGAATGCCTCCTTCGTGAAGCGTCACCAGATTGAGCAAATGCTTGCAGACCTGATTCAGAATTATCTGGTTCAGAAGCACGAGCGGGCTGGTGAGAACGGCGAACACCTCTACGAATTTAAGGGCTGGCAGGCTCTCGGAAAGTTTGAGATTGACGACGACTTCAAGGACTTCTTCGAGGGTTGCACCGACCCTATCACCGGAGAAGACTTCGTGGAGACTGCACGCCGCATCAACGAGGAACTTGAGCCAAAGGCATCTGACTTTATGAGCGAGTCTTCGGTCGATACGAGTCAGAACGAAGGTGGTCAGGTCACACTCGACGGAAGTTCGGCTGGCGAGTTCGAGGATGTTGACTTGGAGCCTTACGAGGAAGCCGTGCGTGCCGCCTTAGAGGAGACGCTGGACGGAGAGCGTATCGACGGCTTGGACGAACACGAACCCGGCCTGAAGGAAATGCTCGGCCTTGTGCCCATCGGAGAGTCCGGCGAGGGTGCTGACATTTCCGGTACGGTCTTCGACCCCGACCACGAAGTGTGGCACTACGGTCCTGACGACTGGATTGAGACGCCACACGAAGCCGAGCGTCAGATTGAGAGTGCCATTCGGAAACTCACCGAGGAAGGCATCTTCCGAACGAATACCATTCGCAAGAAGGGCAACACGCCTCTCGCAATGAAGGTCAAAGTCGCCTCCAAGCAAGACATTCAGGGATAATGTTCACCTCGTTTGTCAATGCATTGGAAGACGTGATGCAAGCCTTAACAGACTTCTTTGCATCAGTCGCAAAAAGAATTGCAGAAGTCTTCAAGAAATTAGGAGATTTCCGCAATCATTCGGAAAAGTGTGAAGATAATGTCTGCACTAATGGAGAATGCATCCATTGTCAAACACTCGACGCTAATGAGTCAATTTACGGCGACTCGATGATTGGCTATCATCACGAGAACTGTGGCTCTCTTGCCGCCAGAAAGCGTGGGTTCATCTGCGAAGAATGTGGTCAATCGTTCACAGCAGGCATCTCAAACGCCGATGGTGGGCTGTAAGGCTCCGCGCCGTCTGAGCGAAACAGTTAAGTAGCAGGAACTCCTTTTACTTCCTATGAACACGATGGAAGACTTGCGTGAGGAAGTGGCTGTCCGACTCCGCCGAGTTCTGCACGGTCAGGAGATAGATATGTTTGAGAACGAAGTTCGTATTCCTCATATGCTCGGCATTACGCCAATCGGAGAGACACACGACCCGAAGAACGAGGAACATACACTTCTCGACGCAGAACACGAATTTTGGGATGATTGGCACGATGAAATTGTCACAGGATATACTGTGAATAAAAAGATTGAAACTGCTATTCGCTCGCTTCAAGAGGACGAAGTTTTTAGAATTATGTACCCTTACGGAAAGGAGGCGGAAGTCGCTTATGTCGAGGTAGATGAAATCGGGAGAAACACACCAATGGATAATACAACAGAATGTCAGGAGTGCGGCGAGACGGTGAAAGGTGACGTGAACATCGAGCCTTCGGGTAATCATTATGCGATTCAGATGCACGTTAATTGTGATGAATGTGGCTTTTCGGGAATTTTCGAGACGTTGCTGACGCGACGGTAAAGCGAAACTCTTTTTAGGTAGCAACTCGTAAGAGTAGGTATGACAGTAGTATCATACCGAATTTACTGCGACGAGTGTGACAGAGATACCGTTATTCGAAAAGACCACGTTGAGGAACACCTATGGAAAGTGAATAGCCTGCATCAGCATAGTGGCCTCTGCCCCTCGTGTAATGATATGGTTGATGAGACTGCGGAAGACTTTGATGATTCAGACTTCGAGGTACAGTTCGAAGACTTGAAGGGGATTGGTGCAGGTACGGCGTCGAACTTGCGTGAGGCTGGCTATGAGACGCGAGGTGACGTTCGCTCTGCATCCGACGAGGAACTATCCAGCGTACCGGGAGTCGGCAAGACGAGTCTCACGAGCCTCCGTAAAGCAGTATGAATCCATACGAGGAGGCGTTGCCGGAAGTGCCTGTTCGTGGTTGGGAAATGGTACAGAGTGGCTACTATGACGATGGCTCGGTTTACTATTTTGAAGATGAATATTGGGAGATGCGTGTAGATTGTGTCTCCGACCAGATTCTTTTCAAGCGTAAGAATCGGCAGAATGGCGTGATGGTTGACGTTGATGAGCCGATTGTGATTCGAGCGTATGGTATTATGCTCAACATAAAATCGTGCTATGACGAAGGGGTAAATCGAATTAGTTAAGTACCCTTGAATCGTAGTATGAGGTGTGATGAATCAGACACAGATTGGACAGAATGCGGATTTCCTGAGTATCGCACTCGAAGAATTAGATAACGGCAATGGGGAGATGGCAAAGGAATTTGCCGACGACGTTCGCGTTAATCTCCTCAATGCAAACAGAGAGGAGCAAGCGGAGGCACTTCAGGAAGGTATTGATGCCCTGCCAGATGCAGATGTGGCGCAGGAGAAGTTTGGCGAAGTCTACTCGGAGTTGATGAGCGAACTCTGACCGAAACCTTTAATAAGCCGTAGCCCGTCTTCTCCTATATGGAGAAAAGCACAGTAACTCTTGGATACGGCGAATTGACCGTGGAAGTGACGCTTGACGAAATTGCTGACGCCCTTGGCGAACAGTATATTATCGAGGATGCTGGTAACAAAGAGTTCGCATATCTCGCGGCTCTCGTCCTCGAAACACACGACGATAATTCTTACGACTTAGAACGCTCGATTATGGAGTTCCTTCGCAATGAGGAAAGCATTGACCTGACGCAAGAGCAATGCAACGAAATCGAGGAGATGCTCCGATGAAGGTCGAAGTTCTCAACAAGACTGAAAATCCCGAGAGGCTTATCTGCCGTTCGGGACGAGGAGATATGTACGGCGGCTTCGTCGGAGATGCAGACTACACCGAACTGATGGAACCAGTCGATTACGGGACCGAAGACATTGCTGGCGCAATCCGTGAGAACCCACAGATTGACAACGCATTCCTCGATGAAGATATTGACGAGTTGCCGGATTACATTTACGATGAGGCGAAGACTCGTGCGTTCATTCGCAAGCAGGCGAGTCGCGGCCATTGGGGAATTTGGGAGCATCCGTCAATTACGTTCGCTATCGAGGGAATGAGTCGAGTCACGATGGCGCAGATTACCCGACACCGACACCTCTCATTCGATATTCAGTCGATGCGTTACGTCGATTTTGACGACCCTGATTACGCAATGCCTGAGTCTCTCACGAACCCCGACCACTTCACGCGAAGCGACGGCCTCGTGTGGGAGGATGAAGACGACGAAGTTCGAGAGAACGCCAAACACGTCTACGAGAAGGCGCTGAAGAATTGCACCATCGCTTACGAGTCTCTGCTTGACTTGGGCGTGCCTGCCGAAGACGCTCGGTATGCGCTCCCTCTGGCGACTCAGGTTAACGTCACAATGTCGGGCAACGCTCGCACGATGCTCCACGTCCTCAACCTCCGCCAACGCGGAAACGCACAATGGGAGATTCGAAATATGAGCGATGGTGTAGTCGAGGAACTACGCGAATGGATTCCCTACACCGCCGCCTACTGGGACGACAAAGGCCCAGTTCAAATCAGCCCATGAGTTTCCTAAATTTATTCGGAGAGTGCGACCACGAATGGGTCGAGTTTGACGAGCAATACGCAATGCGCGGAAACTTCAGTCACGAGACTGGGGTATTCGAGTGGAAGTCTACTCGAAAAACTGGTGAGCGATGCGCTCATTGTAGTGAAACACGCAATGTCGAAAAAGACACCAAAACGTATAAATACGAACCAACTGAAGTGATTGAATAATGGGATTGTTTAGTAGTGAGCCAAAAGAGTGTGGTGATGGTGAATACCATCGTGTTCACGAGGGGCCGTTTCAGCAATTAGACGAGCAATGGGAGGGAGACTTCCGACCAACCAAGCACGATGATGAGTACGTGTATGGTTACGTAGAAACTAATCCGTATGCCCGTTGTGAGCATTGTGATTCTCGTGTAAAATACACTAACGTCTTAATCGAGCGTGAGTTAAAGAAGGTAAAGAAGGATGAAATTCCTGAAATTGACCTCGATAAGATTGAAGTGTCTCTTGATAGGTTGATGGTAAAATGAGTTTCGACTGGGAAGAATCGAACGAGAAGTATACCGACTATCGTTCAACGAACGAACAGGGTATGGACTCGATTTACAAAATTAATTGCGCCGAATGCGGGCAGGATATTCATAATATCGAGTTTTACCCGGATGCAGATGACCCTGTGTGGTATTACGAATGCCACGATTGTAATCTACGCCACACGGTGTATCCCGTGAAGGTTAAGGCTCGTGCGAGTGATATGGATGTATGAATCGAGGATTGAAAGCACTCGTCATACTGTCGCCTCATATCTATCGAGTAGTCGAGCAAGAGACTGACCCGAATAAGCACCATAGTCTTGTATTGCCCGTGAGACGGTCTTCTCGGGATTTGGTTCGTGAGGTAGACCGAATGGCCTACTTCGCTGACGAACGCTGTGAGGAACCAGAGAGCGCGGTTTCCGAGAGGTACAAGGTAGACTTCCCGAATAAGAATATGGCGTCACTCGACGCAGAAGATAGCATTGAAACTATCAGGACGCATCGGACTGTCGCTCCTCTCGGGAGTCAACTTGCTGTGTATGCGAAGTGGTTTCATCATCAGGCTGATGGGAGTTCGCTTGATGCTGAATACGTGGATGCGATTCACTCGTTTGCGGATAGTCGTAATATCGAGTGAAACCGGAACATTTTTATAGTTAGAGTGCGTAGTTCTTGCTATGACAGGTCGCCTCAAGCAAGCGTGCTTTCATACTCTTAGCGATAAGCACGACCCGAATCAGGCGACTTTGCAGAATTACGGCGCGGATTGTAACGAGACGAAAATCGCCGTAGTTCGCAAGCCTAACGATACAGGAATCCTCGATGTAACAGACGAATGGACTCCTGTTCTCGGAATGCCGGAGAAGTATCTCAAGAAATTTTGGAAGCGGCGTTCCGAATATAGAATGAATAGTGCGATTGACGAACCGGGCGACCGAGCCTACGAAGACCTCGATTTGGATGAAAAATACGTCGAGTATATTCGCAATTCTGATGAGGCACAGCGGGCTATTGATGATTTAGTTCGACGCCTACGGACAGGCGAGAGCATTACGTTGGTCTGCTTCGAGCGGGAAAATGAGCATTGTCACAGACACGTACTGCTCGATATGATTGCGAAAAGAGCGGCTAACGACTTCTCTACGAAGGAGAAACTCACCGCTGAGAATTAAACTATAAATTCTTCTCTATCGGGAACGAGTTGGAACGTTTCCTGACAATCAGGGCAGAACCACTCGCCTGACTGCTGGCACAAGTCTGCGCCACACTCGTCACACCGATGAGCCGAATATTCCTCATCGGGCATATGAATCACCTCCGTATGTCAAGTTGTAACTTGGTTCTCCTACTACTTAAGTCTTTCGGTTAAAATTCGATAAGCAAGATAATCCGCGAAAAGAAATAGGAGAACTTCGAGAAAAAGAATCACCCGCTCAGTTAGAGCAGGGCGAGAAGAAGCAATTGTTGCAAACGCCGCACGATGAATGCGACGACTGCTCAATCACTCCTTCACCACACGACGGGCAAATCTGTTGAGTTGCGCTCATTCTTGCTCACCTCCTTTTTCAATTACGTACAGTCGTTCACTATGCTTCTGGCTTCCGAGTTTCAGTATTTCGTCCATCATTTCCTCCATTATAGTCGGTTCTCCACGTAGTCTTCTGCGTCTTCGAGGAACTTCTCAACGTCTTCCTCGCTCCATTCTTTGTCTTCGCCACCAAGTTCGTAGAGCAGAGCCTTGCCCACGTCAGTCTCGTCTTCCTTGTCGAGATTGTTGTCTACGCGGGTCGTGAGGACCTGCTCGTCGCGGCTACCGTCTCGGTAGAACGTGAGGCCCTTGATGGTCTGACCAAGTTCGTCCTCGTCCAGAGCGAGCATAAACGCCTCGTGAACGTCGTTACGGGTCGCGCTGTTCGGAGCGTTAATCGTCTTCGAGATACCCGAGTCAACGAACTCTTGGAATGCTCTCTGCATTAGACCGTGCTGACGCGAGGAGAGGTCGTTGGTCGTCACGAAGACACGAGCGATTTCCTCGGGGATGGAGAGGTCGTCAACTCCGTCGAACTCGTTGTTACGCATCTTGGATTCCGCGTCCTCCTTCACAGCCTCAACGTCGATGCCGTTAGCCTCAAGCGTCTTGAGGAAGTAGTCGTCAAACTCAACAAGCATATCGCTTCCCTGAATGTCGTCTCCGACGTTCTTGAAGTTTGCGACGTTGTAGGCAGGCTCACAGCCACCCGTCGTGTTCGCAATCATCGAAGTCGTCCCAGTCGGGGCGATTGTAGTCGTGTTGTGATTACGAATCGGGTAGCCATCTTCCCAATTCTCGGGGTCTTCGTAAGTATGCTCGTGGAACCATTGCGGGTACTCCGTGGGGTTCGCATACTTAGACTCGTCCCAGTATTCGAAGGAGCCGCGTTCTTCCGCAAGTTCGTGGCTCATCTTCGTGGATTCCTTGTCGATGAATCCCATCACGACACGAGCCGCCTGATACGACTCGTCACTTCCGTAAGGGATACCCATTTGATAGAGCATCTGCGCCCATCCCATAATGCCAAGGCCAATCTTCCGCTGGCCCTTGACGCGCTGAGTAATCTCCTCAAGCGGGAAGTCACTCATTGTGACAACGTTATCGAGGAAGCGAGTACCGTGTCGAGCAATCTTCTGCAACTGCTCCCAATCCACGTTCTCCTCAACGTAATCCGTGACAGCACTCTTTTCAAACTGATAATCATAATCAGTCTGCTTCTTCCACTCCTCGAATGGGAGGCTGTCGTCCTTCATCATCAAGGAGAGATTAATGTGCCCAAGGTTACATGCTTCGTATGCAGAAAGCGGTTGCTCGGCGCATGGATTTGTCGCATTAATTTCATGATGCGGGTGCTTCTCCGCGTCGAACGAGTGCTGTCGATTCGTCTCGTCCAAGTGGAATAGACCCGGCTCTCCGTTGCGCCACGCTCCGTCGATGATTAAATCCCAAATGAAGCGAGCGGGGAGTTGCATCACTTCACCTTCCTTGAGGTGCATTCGAGCGTCGTCGCCCCACTTCTCCTTCAGGGACACACGCTCGTCGCTGTCGTAATCGACGTGAGCCTCGATGGAATCAGCGTAATCACGCCAAAGGTTCTCGTCAACCAATTCCATCCCAACCTTATCCTCGGCGTTAGCCTGCTGGAAGTCAACAGGGTTATCCGCGTACTCAGGAGAGTAGAACTTCACGGTTTCTTCGAGCGTATCCTGCGTCCCGTCAAAGTCAGTCTGTGGGTCGTAGAAGGTGTATAGTTCGTCGTTGCGAACTGCCTCGATGAACTCGTCGGTTAGTGCAACGCTGATGTTGAAATTGTCGAGGTTTCCTTCAACACGCTTTGCCGTAATGAAGCGACCAATATCCGCGTGGTCCACTCGCATAATACCCATCTGAGCGCCACGACGCTTACCACCCTGCTTCACAGTTTCACACGTTTCATCATAGAGACGCATAAACTGCATTGGTCCAGAGGTTTCTGACTCTGTGGATTCGATGTACGCTCCCTTGGGGCGTAGTGCGCTGAAGGAATAACCGACACCGCCGCCTGACTTGAAGATTTGCCCTGCGTGCTTGACGGTATCGAGGATAGACTCTCGACCAAACTCGTCAGGCTCCGCCATTGAGTCACCGGGTTCGAGGACGAAGCAAGCGGAGAGTTGCTGTAGCGAGCCGCCTGCGTTCATCAGAGTGGGACTGTTCGGCATAAATTGGAGTGTAGCCATCATATGCTCGAACTCGTCAGCCCACATTTCCTCTGATACTTCGTCGGCTTCTGCTTTGGCGACGTTCTCCGCGACTCGGGAGAATAGGTCTTCGGGGTCTTCACCCTCAAGCAGATACCGTGCTGGTAAAATATTGTGATAGGCGTTAGCCGTCATCCGTTCTTCGACGCTAAGACTCTCATCGACAGAGAGAATAGGCATCTCTACCTCTACTTCTCGTTCCTTTTGTTTCATATGTTCTGTCATAATTTATCACCGTCAAACGCGAGAGCCATCCCTACGTAAATTGTAATTCTCGCGCCCAACTTCGGGATATTACAGTAGGGCTTGGACCTACTTAAATCTTTCTATTCCCGAGAGTCGAACTGCATTCCAGAAGGAGTGGCTCCCGACTGTCCCTGATACTGCGAACCGCGTTCCTCACCGTAGGGTGTTTCAACACCATTTACACGAGCGAACCAAATCTGACAAACCCTATCACCCGGATACAATTTCACCGGATGCTGACCCTCATTCTCAATCTCAAGAGTAATCTCTCCCTTAAAGCCGGGGTCGATAAAGCCAGCCGTCTTGTGAATCACCACATCCAGACGACCAAGGCTCGACCGACCCACAACATTCCCCACCAAATCCGAGGGGATACCGACTTCTTCGAGTGTCGTACCGAGAATAGTCTCACCGGGGTATAGTTCGAGCGTATCTACTTCAAATGTCCTCGCTTCGAACGAGTCCGGGTCGTGTGTATCTATTGTCCGACCAGTTGGTTCTATCGTCGTAAAACTATGCCCAAGCCGTAAATCTACTGAGGCGGGTTCGACGTGTTCTTCTACGAAGGGACTAATATACAAATCCCCCGATTCAACCCTCTCAATAATCTCCTGCTCACCAAGAATCATTATAGGTAAAACGGATTCTGGCTACTTAAAGATTCCGGTTTGAGTTGAATCGGAGGTTTCGACTGCACTCTATCTAATGTGCGTCGGTATGCTTAAACCCAAAACTTTAAATACCCGAAACCCGTAAATAGAAGTATGAGAAACGGATTATTCGTCACACTCGAAGGAGTAGACGGCGCAGGTACTACGACCGTAGCAGAGGGCTTAGAAAATGAATACGGCGACGTTATGATGACCAGCGAGCCAAGCGATTTATGGACCGGCAAACAAGTCCGAAAATGCCTTCAATCAGACTCCGGCACGAATCCACTCACGGACTTCTACTTCTTTATGGGAGATAGGGTCCACCATATCGAGAATCGTGTTCGTCCTGCTGTTCAGGAGGGACAGATGGTTATTTCGGATAGGTATGCGGATTCCACGAGGGCGTATCAGTCTATTGCGTTGGAGGAGGCTGGTATTCCGCGTGGTCATGTTATGCCGTATATTGAGTCGGTGATGGGTCCGTTTAATTATGAGCCTGATTTGACTCTATGGCTTGACGTTGATGTTGGTACGTCTTTCGATAGGGTTGATGGAGATGAGAAGTATGAGCAGGAGTCTGGTTTCCAAGAGCGCGTGCGCGAGAATTATGAGGATTTGTACGAGCGGTACGACCGGATTGTACGAATTGATGCGAATCAGTCAAAGGAGGCGGTTCTTCGAGATTGTATTGAGGAAATCGAAACCTTTAAGTAGTAGGAGGTCATACGTAGAAGTACGCAATTGGGCGATTGGTCTACTGGATATGACACATCCCTGCGAAGGATGAGAAGGGAGTTCGATTCTCTCATTGCCCACTCTCCCATTATAGGGGATAACGGTGCGTGGATACCGTGAATGAAAGACTCCACGTAAAGCGTGCGTGCCCTCGTGGTACGAAAGTGAACTAAGGCGCGGATTGCTTCGTGAGAAGCACAGTAGTCAGGGTGTAACCAACTCTGGCGGTAATCGTCAAGTGTAGGGTCACGGCCTACTGGTGTCTGGCACAAAAATTAGGACAAAACTCCGCCGTAAAAGGTCCTCGGCCAAGGGCGTAGGGTGGCGGCCTACTGGTGGGCTGGAACCACCGCCTTACTTTCCCGTAAGGTTTTCATTCTGTCACAGCAAAAACGAAACACTTAAATACCTGTAGTCCATACTGTGACATATGAGTAAATGGACGCAAGACGAAATTTCTCAACTCGAAGAATTATATCCAGTTACATATACCGATAACCTAACTGATGAGTTTGGGCGAAGTTCTGAAGCAATTCGTGCAAAGGCTTCACGACTTGGGCTTCAGAAACACGATGACCTCGACAAAATAGAATCAATCGAATCGTCCAACAAGATAGACCTTTCGGATATTAGTGATGAGCGAGGTAATTTTCTTGCAGGCTTTGTTGCCGGAGAGGGTTCATTCATAAGAAAGCGAGAGAATGGCTCTAAAAGGTTCACGTTCCAAGTTACGGTAGCGGATGATGACCCTGAAGCAATTGATATGCTCAAACAAACATTAGATTGTGGAACTATACACCAATATGCTCCCCGCCGAGATGGAGAAAAGGGTAGTATCGTGTTTCAAGTAAGCAAGTATGGAGATATTGTTAAGAAAGTGATTCCATTCTTTGATAAATATGGATTCCACCGAACACGAAAGAATGGACAATACCGCGAGTGGGCAGAGGTTGCCCTGATGGAGTTGCCAGTTCTTGATGATAGGAGATACCAAGACCTTGCTATAAATCGAAAGATTTAAATAGTAGGGGCGCATTAGTAAGAATACGAAGTGCCGAAGTGGTCTAAAAGTAAGATGCGTGCCTGTCACGCACGAGACTCGGGAGCATTACCCGGCTTCGGCGTAGGGCCTACTGACTTGCCCTAACTGACGTGAGCCACACAAGGCAGGATTAACCAACCCTCGTTATAGGGACCGTGGTGCATCGTCAGCGTACTGTGACGCCTCACGGTACACCTCCCCGAAAGGGGATTCAACGCGCTGGCTTGGGGTAGTGGACGCACGGCATTAAGCCAATCCTTCGACCCTTTCGAGGTCGAGACACGAGTTCGAATCTCGTAGCCAGTATATGACGGAGATGAAGCCCAAACCGGAAGGCGTAGACCTTCCTGATGGAAAGCAATGGGAAGACCTCGCTCCCTCAATGCGATACTACTATCGCAACAGAGAGGAGGAGAAGGAACGCATTGCTAACCGAAAGGCCAAACTTCGTCAATGGGTAGCCGACTATAAGCACGAACGAGGATGTTCCAACTGTGACGAGGAGCATCCAGCCGCACTCGACTTCCATCATCATAACGATGATAAGAGTGAAAGTGTGGCTAAACTGGCGAACGATGGTTACTCAAAAGAAGCGATTAAGGAGGAGATGGAGAAATGCATCATCCTCTGCGCGAACTGTCACAGAAAAGAACATTCCAACTTGGAATACTAACGCGGGTCGATAGGATAATTTGGGAATCCACCTGTTTGAAGAACAGGCGCATCTCGGTTCAAATCCGGGTCGGCCCACTTTGCTGATGGAGTCTCCGCTGGCGAGAGACGCTACGTTCTCAGCGTAGAGGTCGCGGGTTCAATTCCTGTCATCAGCACTCCGATGGCAGAATTTCCTGACGAGATGAGTTTTACTCTCGTCAAAGACGAGTATGCCCATTACGAAATCGCTCTTTTCGATAAAGTTAAGAAAGTCTACGTCTACTGCAATTGGTGCGACGACGTAATCGCAGTATTCGACTACGAAGAAGTTATGGGACTCGATAAGATGGAACTTTACAAACTAATTTTAATGGAACATCGAAAGGTTTAAGTAGTAGGCGCTCGAATATTCCTGTATGCCGAGAACTAATGACCCTGCGGAAATTTCTGCCGAACTGACGCAAATCAAACAAGCCACGGAAAATGGCTATTACGCTCCTGTCGTGGAAATGGAGTTAGCAACTAACGGTAGTGGTGAGACACTTGATATTACACTTGATTACCCTGATGCTGGTGACGAAGTATTTTCACTTTCTGTCCCACAATATTGGGAGTCTGATAGGACTCTCCCCTCCGTTCTCGACGCTCTCGACGTTCCCGTTGAGGATATGGCGCAACTCGAAAATCGTTCTGTCCCGGTTAAGAGAGTGAACGGCTCGTGGGAGGTAGATATGACTCGACTGAACAACGGCGATTATATCGAAGGTAGCGACTACACACAATGAGTAAGTACGTAACTCGGTTCTCACACTTCACGTTTCGGAAGGATGGTTCTTCTCTTGTTGTAACCAGCGAACGTTCTTCTGGCTTTGAGGAGATTTATGCGTGGCGTGATGAGTGGAATGATTTGGATAAGAATGAGCGTAATTCTGCGATTTATAGTGAGTATTATTTGAGGGCGAAGTCGGATTATCGGGATTACAAATCGTAAGATTTATATAGTAGTAGTGCATAGGTATTAATCCAGAAAGCGTGTCCGGCGCTGGTGGAAAAGTTAACATTCGGCCCTGTGACGGTCGAGATACGAGTGCGAATCTCGTGCCCGGACCTTGAGCGTGGCTGTTCCAATGGCAAGATGCGGGCCTTCCAAGCCTGAGATACGAGTTCGACTCTCGTGCCGCGCATAGCGCGTGGTTGGTCCAATGGAAAGACGGCTCCCTGCCACGGAGCAGACTCGGGTTCGATTCCCGAATCGCGCATCAAATCGAAAGATTTATATACCATCACCACGTATGATGGTATACAGCGTGTCGCGGTAGTTCAATTAGTAGAACACTCGGCTGTTACCCGAGATGTTGGAGGTGCAAGTCCTCCCTGCGACGTACCTCTCGAAGACCCGCTGGTAAGGGTACACGCCTGTAGAGCGTGTTGCAGTAGGTTCGAATCCTACTCGGGAGACTTGGGCTGATGGCGAAACTTGGCTAAACGCGGAAGGCTCTTGACCTTCTACATACGGGTTCAAATCCTGTTCAGCCCACTCCCGACGTTGAGCAGTCTGGCTATGCTCGGCAGGCTCATATCCTGTTGTGCTTCGCACGAAATGGGTTCGAATCCCATCGTCGGAATACGTACTTCCGTAACTGCAAGCGCCCCCTGTGGCAAGGCGCACTCAGCCTTGTGTCTAATAGGCGGGAGGGACAGCCTGCCTCTTTCCAGAAGTACGGCAAGCACTTTTCCGAAACACTTAAATACTCTTAGCGCGTAGTATCCCCGTGAATCGTAGACCAATAATCGCGCTATTGTTAGCGATACTCTTAGTCGGTGGCACAACCATCGCACCAAGTATCGTCAACGATGCCCCAAGGGTGGATGACATAATAGTTCCGCCCATTTCGGATGAGACAGTATAGTATGAAATAGTTTGAAAGTCTCAAACCGAAACCTTTAAGTAGTAGCAGTTTATTTGTAAGAGTATGGGTTCTTTCAAAGAAGACCAATATCAAGAACAAGTCCCAAACCACGTAGATAAATCACAAGAGGAATGGGACGAACTATCCTATCATACTCAATATTACTACGCTAAGGAGGGCCGAAAAGAGCAAATACGTGAGCAAGAGAACAAGCGCCGCCGTGAGAAGGCAGAATATATCAATACTTATAAGAGTGAGCGTGGGTGCATAAACTGCGACGAGGATGTTGCTTGTGCGCTCGACTTGCATCACGTTGACAACAAAGAGCATAATATTTCCAAACTTCGAGCAGACGACGCTTCCTATGAGCGTATTGACAAGGAGTTGGAGAAGTGTGTCGTCATTTGCGCTAACTGTCATCGTAAGTTACACAATGGAATTATCAAACCGAAACCTTTAAGTAGTAGCAGTTCATAGGTATAGTCACGCAACTTGGGCCGCTGGTCTAATGGCAAGACACTTGCTTTGCAAGAGTTGAAGTTACGGCTTCTGCTCCAAATTAGCAAGGAACTCCCGGTTCGAATCCGGGGCGGTCCACTCCAACGATGAAGTCCAAAACTACAACAACGGGCACGCGCCTTTAAGTAGTCACAACTTCATCGTTTCCACGTTCCTCGATGTTAGTAAAAAAAACGTGGAGCGGTTAGTATATTCAGCGTTCCGGTCAGGCCGCATAGGAGTGGCGGTTCCCTTGTAAGGAACAGACGGTGGGTTCGACTCCCACGACCGGATTATCCGTTGTGGCCCAATTTGGACGGGCACTCGCCTCGTAAGCGAGAGGTTGTGGGTTCGATTCCCACCAGCGGATTTATCCAGTATGGTCTAATGGTAGGGCACGGCTTTGGTATGGCTGACGTGAGGGTTCAACTCCCTCTGCTGGATTTGCGGGCCGGTGGCGAAATGGCTTAACGCAGGAGGCTTTTAACCTCCCATCGCGGGTTCGATTCCTGCTCGGCCCATTAAATCGAAAGATTTATATAGGAGGACCCCGTATAGGGTAATACACACAATGACTTCACGATGCTCGATTCAGAGTTCGCAAATTTCGTGGAGTCAAATCTCCACTTTTTAGGATTCCCGGTGCGTGGCAAGTATTAGGGAATCGCAAGACTTAAATACCCATAGCACTTACGCTATAATGAAGTCCCCGAGTCCGCTGGCGAAAGACGCTCGGCTTTGGACCGAGAGAGCGAGGTTCGATTCCTCGGGGGACTATGAGAGGTCTTGGGGTAATAGAATCCTACTCGCCTCCAGAGCGAGTGATGGGAGTGCAAATCTCTCAGACCTCATACGAGCCGGTGGTTGAGCAATCTGGTCGCTCACCTGTCTCGAAAACAGGCTCCCATTGTGGAATGCAGGTTCGAATCCTGCCCTCGGCGCTAATTGGACGATGCGGCAGGCCACCGTCGTAGTCCGAGTGGAGACAACTGCCACTATAATACACGAGGATAGTGTAATGGAAACACTCCGGTCAGATGGACCGGCACTACCTGTTCGATTCAGGTTCCTCGTATGAGCCGTGGTTGAGTCAGGCAAACTCGGTTGGATTGCTAATCCAACGGCCTTTATGGTCAGAAGGTTCGAATCCTTCCCTCGGCGTTAGTCGGTTTGTGTAGCGGCCAATCATACGAGGCTCTGACCCTCGTGACAGAGGTTCGAATCCTCTACCGACTATGCGCGTTCGTAGCCAAATCAGGTAAGGCGTTCCGCTGATAACGGAAAGATTTGTTGGTTCAAATCCAACCGGACGCATATGAAGCAATGCTCACGGTGCGACGAACAGAAAGCAATCTTGAACGAGCGAGGCGTCTGCCTCGACTGTACGGACGGCCCAACCACGTTCTTCGGATAATATGACCCTCGGTACTCGTAGCGAACTCAACGAGCAAATCAAGCAAGTTGAAGCCTACGGGTACAAACGCTCATACTTCCCGATAACGTGGAACGGCCACCACATTGTGCTACTACACAATGACGTTCACGAAACAGACGACGGACGAATCTACTTCCACCTAAACCTCTACTGCAAAAACTGCCACAGAGAAGAAGGAATTAGAGGAACCGTCAAACCCTCACACGAGATTCACGTTCAAACCATTAAACTTATACCCTTGGGACGATACTTCCTAAATGGGTGTAATTGACTCAGCGTAGTCGGGATGCCAGAGTGGTCACGGCCCGGACAGCAGATTCGGTGTACGGGGGTTCGAATCCCTCTCCCGACTCTTGAGCCGAGATTGAGTCAGGCAAACTCAGTCTGTTTTGAAAACAGACGGTCGCATATGCGGCCAAGAGGTTCAAATCCTCTGCTCGGCGTAACCTTTTTATAGTTAGAGTGCGAACTTCCCATATGGACGAGGAAGACTTAATAGACATTACGCACTCGTTCTCCGACGAACTCAACATCGGTGAGTTAAACGTACACCATATGTACGAGCCATCACGAATGGCTGAAGTAGTACGCATCAGCAAACGACACAATGGTACGAAATACGGCAACGAATTTGCCATCACCGATGAACTACTCCAAGCAGGACACGAAGACTTAGTATTCAGACAACTCGAATCAGCAATGCGTGGACTAATGGAGAAAATGATGGAGGAAGAAGGAGACGTATTCGAGTATCGAGACAGGGAGATTGTTTGCGGAGTCGGCACGGAATACGGCCTCGCACAATGCCGAAATTGCGGCTACGTGCAAGAGTTTGGTAAGTTGCCGACACACGTTGAGGAACGACACGGGACTGTGCAGACGTACAATACGCTTGAGAAATGGCGTAGAGAGCGTTTGGCAATCTATATGTTGGAGAAGACTGACCGGAATTGTCCCTGTGGGAAGTATCGGCGTCGGGATAATCGAAAGATTTAAGTACCCGGAAGCCGTAAGTCAGGTAAGGGGTGGAAGGAGTGAGAGGGCTACCCCGAGGGGAATTTAATATCTATATCCAACTTAGATAAGGAGTACCCCACACGTCACAATAATTGTTTGCCCACGTAGCCTAATTGGATAAGGCAATGGCCTTCGAAGCCAGAGATTGCAGGTTCGAGTCCTGTCGTGGGCGTTATGTTAGGCAAGCACCTAATTTGCGATGGTTGTGGAGCCATCACCTTAGACGCGACATTCGAGGAGGGAGCATACGTTGACGTTCACGGGAGTTACGATTATTCCGAAATCGTCAGCGAGGAGAAGCGGGTCAGCCAAGACGTAAAGCACACGGATTGGGTGAGGGAGGCATTCCCCGACCCCGAAGACCCTATCGCAATTAACTTCGAGGAGTATTGCCCTGATTGCCAGTAGAAAGATTTAAGTAGTAGGGAGTCTTATTTTCGTGTAGGCGTATAAGGTAGTGGACTATCCCGCGAGTCTTCTAAACTTGCGACAGGGGTTCGAATCCCCTTACGCCTGTCAAATGAAATATGCTGTGAGTCTCGGGGGACATACAATCACCTTCGAGGATGGCACGTTCGAGTGCGAAGATTGCGAGTTGAGCGAGAGCGTTCCGCACATCTTTTACAAGGACGGGCCTGAAAGTGTGCAGAAGTATAAGTATTACGCGCTTGGCTTGATTCAGCGTCAGCCTTGTGCAGAGGCGAGTGAACTTGAGAAAATCCTTGATGATGTAGATGGAGTTGCTGGCGCGGGTGGGGTGAGTATTGGCAATGTGTCTACCACGACTGGTGGCGCTCCGCAGACGACTACGATTAGTGGAAATAGTGTAGTGAATATTCAGGGAGATAAGGTTCACTTGAAGGATGGGATGCCTGCTACTTATGAAGACCAGCAGAAGTTGGCGAAGCATATTGAGGTTGCTCGAAAGCAGGATGAGATTAGGAGTAAGATGGGGTTAAATCGAAAGTTTTAAATAGTAGGAGTTCGTATAGTGTAAATACGCGAGTCGGTACGAGAAATGGTTAAACTCACGAGGCTTAGGACCTCGCGCTTTAGTGCTTTGCAGGTTCGAATCCTGCCCGGCTCATCAGCCGAGGGAGTGAGATACTTCAATTCCACCAAAATCTTGGGATTCAGAAACCAACCTCACTCTCAACTTTGCTGAATTACGCGCATCTGTAGGGAACTGGTGAAACCCATAGGCTTGAGGGGCCTTGCCCGTAGGGGCTTTCTTGGTTCGATTCCAAGCGGGTGCATCTGAGTGGATAGCCAAGTGGTCAAAGGCAGGAGAGTCAAATCCTCCCGGTATAGTCCTTCGCAGGTTCGAATCCTGCTCCGCTCACTATAGGTCGGTGCGCCGAGTCTGGTCAAAGGCAGGGCACTTAAGATGCCCCGATTAGTTCTTCACAGGTTCAAATCCTGTCCGGCCTACTCCGATACTTTTAATAGTCATCAACCCATACTACCAAGTATGGCAGACTACTCCGAAAACTACTACCTCCGCGAGTTCCGTAAATTGCAGAACAAAGATTCGTTCAGGGCACAGCAATGGTTCGGACAGCGCGGAGATTTAGTCGAAACGTACAGTTGGGCTATCCCAAACGAAGAAGCGATTAGTTACATTGCAGAATTATCGCCCATTGTAGAAATCGGTGCAGGCAAAGGATATTGGGCGTGGATGCTCCAAGACGCCGGAGCCAGCGTTCGCCCAATAGATATAGACCCTCCCGAGGAAACGTGGACGACAGTATACGAAGGCACAGAAGAAATGCTTCAACGCATCAACGGAGAGCCAACACTCCTACTATGCTGGCCTCCCTATGGTGAGCCAATGGCGCGAGAGGCTCTCGACACGCACGCTATCAATGGTGGGACTGATGTAGTCTACATCGGAGAAGGAATGGGTGGATGTACGGGCGACGACGTATTCCACGAGACGTTGGACGAGCGTTATGCGCTGATGAAGACTATCGACATTCCTTCGTATGAGGGAATCCACGATGCGGTATTCCACTATAAGCGCAAGATTTAAGTAGTGTCAGCCCGTATCTTCCCGTATGCCACGGCAAACAATAGACGTTAGTGATGAAGATGAGATTATTATGCGAGGTAACGGTATGGAATCAAGAATGGATGTGAGTGACGTTGACGGAGAGATTGTCGCTCCTGAAGGCATTACGTATGAGTTGGTGGAGTAAGATGGCTGGATTAAAATGGGACGGAGACGACGAAGGTGCTGATGACGAGGAGCCAGAAGAAGGCTCTGTCGAGGACTTCGACGTAGAAGTTTCAGCAGAAGACGCACCCGACCCCGACTCCGATGATACGTCTGATTCACCTGAAGTAAACGAAGATGTTCCCGAGAATCCAGACGAATGCCAGCACCCGTGGGGCGAAGTATCCCGTGAGAAGATGAAGCGAGTTGTCCGAGGCTCCACCATTGACACGAAAGATATTTACTGGTGTGACTCGTGTAAGACTATCTTGGACGTGATAGAATGAAGCGACGACTCAAGCGAGTTGAGGTTAGCAAGACGTTCCTTGCTGATATGCTCAAGTCTCGCCGCGCTTGCGAAACAGACCTACCAGAAGATGCTCAATTTATTGAACTATTCCCTGATTTCGAGCGAGATACGTACTGGCTCGTGCTACACTCGGAAGAATGGGATATAGTTCCAGAAGGCGGCAAAATCCCCCGATTAGAAATTACAGTAACAGAATATGAAGATAGCACTCGACGTTGAATCAGTATTAGCGGATACAAACGAAGCCGCTTTGCAAAGCACCGACAAACTCGACAGAGCGGAATTGCTCGGAGAATGGGATTTATCCGACCATCAATGGCAAGTCTATATGGGAGTCACCGACGCAGTATGGCGTCACAACCCACAATTCATTCCACCCGAGGAGCCAAACCTCGACAGATACGTGTCTGAACTTCGGGAGAATAATGAAGTTCACATCCTCACAGCACGGGAACACGTTGATGAGAGTATTGTCTGGTGGCTCGAAGAACACGGAATCGAATACGACTCGTATACTTCAACTGGCGTTCCAAAGTATCATTTCGAACAGTTCGACGTGTTCATTGATGATAACCCTGATATGTTTGGAGAGTGTCGGCTTCTACTCCGTGACCAACCGTGGAACGCCCACTTAGATGATGCAGGAAGCAAATCGTGTGATAGAATCCATAGTCTCGCGGATGCTGTTGACTTCCTGAAATGAACGAACCAGACTGGTGCAATATGGGTTACGCCGCTAACGGATACCAAGCAGAGTGTAATTCGTGCGGTGAGGTCGCGCACCTTGAATTTGGCAAAGATGAAAAGTACCTCACGACATTCAGGGCGCAAGACGATATTGGAGCGAGTAAGCAAACTGAATTGTGTGAAGTCGTCTTTACATTTGTCTTAATCAAACTACGGGGGCTATGTACCTGTGATACACGACGGCGACGTAATTAATTACAAGGGTGAGCAGTATATTAACGTAGGTGGGACTATCACTCATCCGATTACTGGAATTTACTTCGGATATACTGAGGGTGAGTTTCCTACTGAAAAGTGGCGGCGACAAGTGTATATGATGTATTTGCTTGAGAAGGCGCATCGAAACCTTTAAGTATTAGGGAGTCCAAGTATAGATTGCAATGGGAGGTAATATGCGTCACGCATACCATCAGCGTAAGAAGAAGGAGCGCCGTAAAAAGCGCGAGCGTATGCGTGAATTAAAGCAGACGATGCTTGCGGAAGACGATAACTGGAAGAAGATTCCGGTTACATTCACTCAAGACAAATCGGTTTGGGTCAAGACCAACGAATCTCGCAACACGGTGAAGAACCTCCTCGAAGACGAGGTTGGTTCAAAATCGTGGGCGGATTCTGCAACTGACTCCGCGCTATACTCAAGCGTCATCGACGCTTTAGAGAACACGCCGTGGATTCAGGAGCATAAACGCTCGCTCCCAAACGTAGACCTAAACTAAACCGAAAGGTTTAAGTAGTAGGAACCCGTATCCTACTATTACGCTGGCTGGTGGTCCAATGGTACGATTCGGCGTTTGGGACGCCGAGATATGGGTTCGACTCCCTTCCAGCCAATTCACGCACGGGTATAATTCAATCTGGTCAGAATACTCCGCTTACATCGGAGATGTTGAAGGTTCAAATCCTTCTGCCCGTATAGAGGGTGTGTGGTCCAACTCGGTTAAGATACCGCATTGACATTGCGGTGATTTGAGGTTCAAATCCTCTCGCACCCATATGGCAGGCGACTTGAGCAAAAGAAATATAGAGAAGGTCACTCACGAGGACGACCTCGAAGAAGAATTAGGAGTTTGCTTTAGCCGGGATTGCTCCGATGATGCAGAATACGAACTCCAACAAACTTACGAGGGCGAGCCTGACAAGACCTTCTACGTAGACTTTTGCGAAGACTGCCTGTTCGACTATACAAAGAAAGTCGATAATGCTCGTATTTTCGGTTATAAAGACGAGTCACAATTTAAAGTAAACTGAGCCGTGACAAGGGGATGGGCGACCCCGCGATGCTGGAACCATCGTGTCCTGAGATATGGCTTGCAGGTTCGACTCCTGCTCTCGGCGTATTTCTTCCGTAAGACTTAAATAGTTAGAGAACCATCTTTTCGTATGGTAGTTATAGAGTTAGACCAAAATATCCGAATTGGTTCTTACGGAATCGCGGAAGTCAACGGACACCACGTTGCCTTCGGTGCAATGCCTGACAAATATCAGGCAAAATGTCTCTCCTGCCAGCGAGAGTTCACGAAAGACAACGAGTATTTTCGCCTAAGTGGACTCGACGCACAACTATTTCAACTCTACTCTTTTTATCCATTTGTCGTTGATTCGTGTGATAGCGACCACGACAGCCTTGAGGAAGTTATCACGGATAAAGTGATGATGAAGCATATAGGCGACCCAATGACACCAGATAAAGAAGTTTCTATTGAACGAGAGATAGAGGAGTTGCTTGGGTATGGGATGAGTGCTGATGTTGATATTGAGACTGCGGCTAATGCAACCGCAACACTTAAGTCGGACAAAGACCTATTCTAACGTATGAGTGAAGTAGTAACCCAAATCACGATGCTCACGAAGAAGGAAGTTTCGGACGAGGACAAGGAAGCAGTTCTCGAAGCAAAGGGGGCGGATAGTCTCGAAGAAGTCGCGGAACAGATGGAGCCTGCTGTTGAGCAGATTCTCGCCAAGCAGTTCCGTGACGCAGAGATTGTCCTACTCGACGTAAATACTGAGGTAGAAGAATGAGTGGCTTTAATTTCAACGACGGGTCAAAGAAGATGATTATGGTCTGCGGAGCGACCACCTACGACGACCCGTTCGGCTGGCAGGAGGACGTATCAGACGAATACCCCGACTACGACTTCATTAATCCATACCAGATTGGGGACGACGTGGACGACCCTTACGATAACCCTGATGAAATTATGGAGCCTGTAGTCGATAAAATGAAGGACGTGGACGGTTTACTCGTCTCGTGGCAGGATGACGCATTCCTTGTCGGAGCAGTTGTCTATATGTACGAAGCCTTTAAACGCGATATTCCCATCGTCATCTGGTATCAGGGGAAGCGGGATAAGATGCAGATTCCCCTATCGTGGATGATGCACAGTTATCACTCGGATAGAGATACGGCGATTCGTGTTCTCCTCGCACGCCTTGGAGACAAGAGTGTTCTGGTTGACGAGATATGAAGCCTGAAGATGTAGAGTGGGTTTCCACTTACGAGAGGGGTGCGCGACCGTGGCCGAAGGAGGAGCGTCCGTATCGGAAGTGTCCGAATTGTGGGAGGCACGAGTTCCGGTATCGGTGGTTTGTCCATCACGGGATTCCGTTTATTGGTACAACGAAGGATAGGTTTTACGAGTTTTGCGATAATTGTAAGTTTAAGACGAACGAGGAAGTTCGAGAGCGGTAATCGAAACCTTTATATTACTACGACTCGTTTTCAGAGTGTATGAGTGGACCAAAAGATTTAAGTAGTTGTAGATATAACTATATGTATGCAGAGTTGCCACACTTGCGGAAAGGAGTATTCGAGCAAAACTTCGCTTAGGAATAATCACTATAGCAAGTATCCTGAACACTCTCCAGACTCTTGGGATGTATGTCAGGACTGCGGCGCTCCTAAAAAGAATTTGGGGAATCATTGGGCGCTATCTTCCTGTAATTATCCAGAACTTACACAAGAACAGGTAGAAGTAACTATAGGATTATTATTAGGCGATGGTTCGCTAATTTTGCAGGATAACAGGAATCCACACATTCAATGTGGTATGGTTACAAAAGAGTATCTTCAATATCTTGATGATATTTTTGAAAATTTAAGCACAGGAGTAAAGTTTCAACAGAGTGCTACCGATAGTGCGAGAAATGCTATGGACTCGGGATTGGTAGATAATGCGGAACCCGAGAATTATAGCGACGTATACTATTGGAAAAGTAGAGCAAATCCGAACTTTGAACAATTCTCGGATTGGTATACAGAGCGTGGTAAAGTCTTTCCAGAGGATATAGAACTAACTCCAACTGTATTGAAACATTGGTATGTGGGAGATGGTAATTATAATAAATCTTCCAAGGTAATTAAAATTGCTTGCTCTAATGAGTATGAAAATTGGGATAAATTAACCAACTATTTCAAAAATGCTGGATTACCATTGCCCAAAGACTACAAACAGGAGGCAATTTGCTTTGATAAATCTGGTAGTGACGAATTGTTAGAATATATGGGTGAACCGCTACCGGGATTTGAACACAAGTTTCCACAAGGCTTAAGTACGGATAGACCGTAGGTATTGCTATGTCAGGTCTTACAAGTTTCAGTTCAGAGCGCGAGACGCTCAAGGTAATGACGATGGAGTATACCGTCGAGCGAGACGGTCATCGTATTCCTGAGCCTATCGTGCAGTTGTTCTGCCGTGACGCAGAGGGGAATCGGCGCTACGTCGAGGTCGAAGGCTTTTACCCGTACTTCTACATCAGCGAGCGAGAGTTCCGCGACAAACAAGACGACTTGCTAAACGAGGGAGCCATTCGCTCAATGGAAGCACGTAGCGTCCTCGTCAAAGACGAGCATTCGATGAATACAACCATCACGGAAGTCGATGAAGCACCTGCAACGACTCTCCAAGGTCGGAATCTGGTCAAGATTGAAACCGTAGAGCCGAAGCACGTTTCGGAATTGCGGGACTTCTTTGATGAATCGTGGGAGGGTGACGTGTTCTTCACGAATCGTTTCCTTATCTCGACGGGAATCAAGCGAGGCTTTACGCTTCCATCGGGAGAGGAGCGAGTCCACGTTGACGACATAGAGGCAACTGAAGACTTGCCAGACGTGGACCCGAGAATGGTCACTATCGACATTGAGGTTTGGAGTGGTGGCGTCTTCCCCGATACCGAGGAAGCCTCTAAGCCGATTACGTCGTATACACTACACGATACCTACGACGATGAATACAAAGCCGCAATCCTCAAGCCAAGTGACTTCTTCTACGACGAAGGAGACGAGCGTTGGGAGAGTCCTGAATGGGAATTGCCGGATGGCGTAGACGAATCTCAAATCGAGATTGACGTGTTCGAGGATGAGGCGGAAATGCTGGCCTCCGCGAACGAGTGGATTATCGAGAAAGACCCTGACCTACTCACGGGATGGAACAGTTCACGGAACGACATTGGTAACGGTTTCGACTATCCGTACTGGATTAACCGTTGTCAGAAGATTAACGAGTGGTCGTTCAGCGAACTGTCGCCACTTAACCAAACGTTCACGACCAATTCCGGCACGCCGTTCGTCAAGGGTCGTGAGATGTTCGATATGCTTCAGGCGTATAAGAAGACACAGATTCACGAGAAGAAGTCTTACAGCCTTGGCTACATCGCCAACGACGAACTCGGATACGGGAAGGAAGATATTGAATCGCTGGACGAGGGCTGGAAGTTCGAGCCTGTTGACTTTATGCGATACAATATAAGAGACGTTGAGGCCGTGGTAAAAATTGAGGAAGCAAAAGGCGTCCTCGATATGTACGACCACATTCGTCACGTCACCGGCACGTCCTACAGCGAGTGTGCTGATTCGAATATTGGAATCATCGACGTGCTGTTCCTTCGCCAAGCGTACTCGAAGGGTATGGCTCTGCCTACCAGTACGAAGCCTGAGCGTGGATGGTATTACGGTGGCAAGGTCTTCAATCCGATTCCGGGTAAGCACAAGAACGTTGTGTACCCCGACCTCGCCAGTCTGTATCCATACTTGATGTGGTCGCTCAACGTTTCGCCGGAAACAGTATTCGACAGTCTCGAAGAAGCGGCGGAAGCGGGATACGAGGAGGACGACCTCTACCGCGCCTTTGTAGACCGGCGTGACGATGACGTGAAGCGCGACAGCCCGCCTCAGCGTAGCCCGATTTACTACACCAAGCCGGAGGTCAAGGAAGGATTTGTCCGTGAGGTTATCACGATGATGACCGATATGAAGTATGAATACAAGAAGGACAAATATTCCGACGAAAAGTACGGTGCAGTAAAGAGAATCGTGAACAGTCTCTACGGCGTTTTCGGGGATTCAGCCTCTTACGGCAAAGGATTCCGGCTTTTCGACTGGAGACTCGCGGAGACGATTACACTCGCTGGACAGGAGGTTGTCACTTACACGAGTGATGAGTTCGAGCAGTTCCTCCAGAACAATGGCTATCCGAAGGCCAAGCGCGTTGGCGGCGATACAGACAGCGTTATGACGGAGATTCCAGAACTCGACGTAACGGCTGAGGAAATTCAGGAAGATTTCCTCCGAATGGAGGCTGGTGAAGAACCTGAGATGCCGTTCTTCCAAGCCGCACAGCACGTCAACAATTCCTATGATGGATTTATGGCAGAGCGGTTCTGGATTAACGACCCGGATATGCACAAAATGGAGGTCGAGATTGAGTCCTATGCGGATTCCCTGTTCTTCCTCCGAGACTTCAAATCGGACGACCCGAACAAGGGTGTCAAAAAGCGATACAGCCAACTCGTAACGTGGGACGAGGGTGAGGTAATCGAAGACCCTGAACCTGCCACGAAAGGCTTTGAGTTGGTGCGCTCCGACACGGCTGAAGTTACCACGGAAGTTCAGAAAGGAGTCCTTCACCGGATTCTCAAAGAGGATGAGCCAAAGTCGAGTGTCCAGTCTTATCTCAAGAAGAACTGGGACGAGGCAACGGCTGGCGGCGTAGAACCGGGGAGAATCGGCATCCCTTCGGCAATCAGCAAGCCGCTCGAAGAATACGGTGGACCGAATAAAAACGGTAAGTATATGACACCACAGCCGCACATTCGAGGAGCGAAGTACGCTAACGCTCACGTCAGCGGAGAAACTATCACTTCGGGCGACAAGCCGCTGATGTTCTATATCGACCGTGTGGGTTATCCGTATCCCGACGTATTCGTTTATGAGGAGGGTTGGGAGCGTGGTAAGGACGACGTTCCAAATGACCCTACGCAGAAAGAACTGGGTCGTGATATGGATGCGCTCTCTTTGAATGACGAGCGTAACTTGCCGGATGCGATTCACATTGATTACGATAAGATGGCGAATAAGACTCTGCGGCGTCCCATCGAGCCTATCGTGAAGACGATGGGGTGGGACTTTGACGACCTCGTGGCAGATTCGAGTCAGTCTGGACTCGCGCAGTTTATGTGAATCGCAAGACTTAAGTAGGAGGCCGCCGTACCTTAAGTCGTATGGTTTTAGCAAAACTGTTGGTGATGACGATTGCTGGATTCATCTTTTTCATATCACCAGTCGCGCCGTTTCTTGGAGCGCAAGCCGCGCTCTTGGCATTCGGTTTTATGGCCGGTTCTTGGGTGATGTATCTGATGGATTTATACGGGGTTAAACTATGAAACGAGTAGAATTAATTGCTAATTACGCGCTTATCACGCTTGTCGTTATTGCGTCGATGCAGGTCGGCATTGCTCTAAGCGTGGGAGTGATTCCACTTGCGGCGTTATTAGTCGGATTTGTGTCGGCTGGTTTGGTGACTTATGCATACTTGATGACACCGAAAGATTTAAGTATGTTCAGTTCCAAGTAGTGTGTGTATGACTTATACAAGCGAAGACATTGAAAACCTTCTTACAGAGATGGGAGAACTTATGATTATTCTTGAATCTGACCGAGAATACGACCTCCACGTACACGACACAGAGTTTAACCACGACTCTGGTGAGATTGAGACTGAAGGTATGCTGAACGGAGAATATGTCTTCGCACAATTCCCGGCAGAAAGAGTTGAACACGTCAGGTGGCACAAGGAATCGTGAAGGACTTATGCTTGACCTGTTCGACCACGGACCACTCTTAATGGTCATCAACGGGCAATTCGTCGCAGTCGATGATTTGTCCTTAAACATCGAACGGGATTACGATACAGTCCACTCATCGCACTTCGATGAGGGTCAAGTTGTCCAAACTGGTAGCACGATTTCTGTGTCTCTAACGACGAAAAGTGCGTTTAAACACAGCGGCGTTCCAGATTGCGAAACAATCAGACTATACAATAAAAAGCACGAGTTACTATTTAAAGACTCCATTATCTCACAATGGACGTATGATGGTGACGTGATGGAAATAGAGTTTGTTTCTATGGATTACGACGCTTCCGACGACTGGTATTCGCGGTTCTCCTCGTAAGAGGAATCGAAACCTTTTTATACTTCGAACGAGTAACATACATTAGTAACAACTATGGATAGTTTCGAAGTAACCGCAAAATCAGCCGACGTGCTTGACCCGAGCGAATTAGTCGCAGAAATGCAAGACGCCTCGGAAAATATGAAAACATTCCCACTCTTATGGAATGGCTACACGTACAAATTCGAGGAAGTCCACGGCGGCTATGTCGCAAGCGAGGGTTATCACCTCGTCAAACTCTCCTGCGGCAATATGACGAAAGGAAGTATCGAAAACCTCAGCGACGGACAGTACGAAGTCCACATTGACGACACCGTATTCAACCTTGAAACCAAGGATTACTACGAGTTCCAAGATGGGCGAGTCTACACACTTGCCCTCAAAGTTACGGGCTTCGAGAAATACCCGTACTCCTTCGCAGAGGAAATGCGTGAACAGGTAGACGGACGCTGGACCGAATACGATTATGAGTAGCCCGGAAGAATTACACGTAACATTCGAGAACAAATCCGACTATCCCATCACCGTATTCGCTAACTGTAGCGTCGAGTATAGCGGGAGAGCAGAAGGATACCTTCCACGAGACGAACGAATCATTATCTGGAAACCAGATGGAAACCTACAAGTCCACGGAGTCACAAATCACAAGCCTCGAAACTGGCAACCTACCGGAGCAGAATTAGAGACTTACGTGGAGGATGGAGAGTTCGTTATTGAGGCGTACCACTCTCGCAATGACGAGGATTTGAAGATTTACTGTCATCGGATTGACTCGTATGAGGTGTACGAAGTCAACGCTGATACGAAAGTCAGCCTCGACGGGACGGAAGAAGATATGCATCACGCTATCTTAGCCGACCCTGATGTTATTGGTTTAAATGTAGAATCCCTCGAACACGAGGTTGTGATTGACGGAGCGGGGCGTGTCGATATTTATGGAGAGCAGGATGGTACTCCTGTGTTGCTTGAGGTTAAGAGAACTCGCGCCAGCCTCAATCACGCAGACCAACTTGTTCGCTATACTAACGCCGTAGATGGAGCGAAGGGGATTCTTGTATCACCCTCTATCCGACCAGCGGCTTTGGAATTGCTTGAGCGAAACGATTTGGAATGGCGCGAACTACAACCATTATAATTATGTCACGACAAAAAGCAGGCTTACGAAAGGAACACGAACTCGCATCAGAAATATTCGACCTCACAGGAGGCTCTGTAATCCCGCTGAGGCCCGGTTGGTCGGGTAATCAAAGCGTACCCTCACCCGACCTACTAATCCCATTAGACGGCTCGCTACGGGCCTTAGAATTGAAAACCTCGGGTCAGAAGCGACTCGTCGTAAACCAAGACGACGTGCAAGACATTGTAGACTGGGCAATGGAGATGAACGAAATCCCCACCTACCCATACCTAACAATCAAATTCACACGATACGAAGCACGCACGCTTCGACTCAAGAAACCGTGGGACGTAGAACAATCATTCGAAATCATCGCAGACGAATGCGACTTCGATAGCCGCGTCACACGCTCGGGTAATATCTCATTCGGTCATCCAACTCACTACGATTGTGACGTAACCAGCGCCGTGTCCTCATCAGGAGACGGAGCCGCAGTAATCCGAGACTTGTACGACGATAACCCCGAGGGCAAGAAGGATAAGATTGGCGTCGATACAATCCTTCGAGAACATCCAGACTACTGGAAGTTCTGAGCGATAGAAATAACTTCTTCGAAAAAGTCTTCCGAATCATTCGGACCCGGATTTGCTTCAGGGTGGTATTGGCGTGCCACAATTGGCGTCACGCGCTGTAGGCTGAAGTAGCCGTTCTCTTTTTCTTGCATATTCCAGCCGTCTTCTTCTCGTTTGACTCCTTCGATACTTTCGTCATTGACGTTGTATTCGGTTATTTGCAATTCGTCGGGTAGTTCGGAAACTTCGTATGAGTGGTTTTGCGTAGTCATACGAACGCGGCCTAATTCTTCTGAGTAGACTGGCTGGTTGCTACCGCGATGACCGAACTTCATCTTCGTCGTAGAACCGCCGAGAGCGAGCGAGATTAACTGCTGTCCAAGACAAATGCCAGATACGGGGATTCGCCCTTCCCAATACTGAATCGTCTCTATGGCGCTCTCATACGCTTGTGGGTCGCCCGGCCCATTTGACACGAATAACAAATCCGGCTGATATTCAGCAATCTTCTCCTTCGGGAAATCCCACGGCACTCGAATCACACGAGCGCCAGCCTCCGCCAACTTATCCAACATCGACTCCTTAACACCACAATCGAGGAGGACAATATTCAGCGTTCCAGTCCCACGATGCTCGATGTTTTCACGAGGCGGATATGTCATATCTACATCCTCAAAAGCAAGTTCTTTCGCACGCTCCTTCGAATCCGCAATCCCGCAATTCATTGAACCTTCATCGCGGATAGTAGTAACAAGATTCCGTGTATCAATGCCGTCAACTGCCGGGATACCTTCTTCTTGGAATAGCGAGTATACTGACTTGTCAAATTCTCTCGCTATCGCGGCATAAGGTTGCACCTCGTCGGATTCGAAACGCTCTCTGTTGACTCCATAGTTTCCGATTAATGGATAGGCGAATACGAGGGCTTGTCCTCGAAAAGAAGGGTCGGTTAAGTTCTCCTCGTATCCGGTGTAATTAGTTGTGAAAACAAGTTCTGCTGTGGCTTCTCCCTCGGAGACTGTGTTCCCTTGATACCAATCGCCGTTTTCGAGATATACGTACATTTGATTATAGTACGTACTCCTACTATTTAAACTTTTTCGTAAATAAACTCGCCTTCGTCATCCTCGCCCCAGTCGTAAACGTGCTTGTGTCCACCGGGCAGGATGACACGACCGCTGTTTGAGTATCGGGGCGTGCTTTCGCTTAACTCAGCAACGGTCTTTTCTTCTTGCTGTAAATCTGCTTGGCTACGTACTACGATGCCTGTTTCATCGCAAACGAGTTCGTGGGAGTTGGCCCAAAGTGTGCCGTCATCGTGGAATGGAGATGAACGCTCGGTTCGCTCAAATCCTTGGCTCTTTAGGTCTTTGTCGAGTTGTCCCATAATTTCACCCGTCATCCACGCCCTCGTCGGCAATCTTCTTAAATTCTTCCTCAACGTTCGTCATCGACTGGCGAAGGCTGACAAACTCGCCCCAAATTTCGTTACGATTCTTCGACCAGTCGCTATCGTGACTAATTTCCCAAGATTCAGAATCAGGGTGGATTCGGACTACTTCAAGCACGTCAATGTCGAGTGATAGTGCATTGTCGTATGCGATAAGTTGCATCTGGTGCTTGTCGTAGACTCGCTTACTTGTCTTTAGGTCGGATAATACTAAGTCACCGTTTTTGTCGATGTAGAGTAAGTCGAATTGTCCGGCGTATCCGATTCCTGTGTTTGTCACGAAGCATTCTACGTCGAGGACGTTTTCTGCGTCGATACCGCGAATTTCTTTGATTTCCTTCCACGCTTCTTGTGCGAAGGTTAGTTCTTCTCGGTATCGTTCCCAGTTGCCTTCGAGTTTTAGTTCTTCGGTACTATCCTCCTCGTTTCGACCAAACATATCTTCGGGAGCAAATTCATTGAGAAGATTGTAGTGAATCATTGTCCCGCGATTCGCTTTGTAACTCAAAATATCCCTCCAATGTTCATTACCGCCAGTTCCGTCATACTTCTGCTTCCAGTATTTAAGACCCTTCGGTTCGGGTTTTTGGTCGATAACCGTTGTGACAGAAGGTAGAAATAACTCCTCCATGTCAGTATAAACGCGGCCTGCTTCAGTAGTACGCCGCTGTAGATTATCAGACATAATATAGTTTACGTTGAGAGATAGACGCTCCAACTATAAAAAGGTTTCGGTTGTAGAATCGAAACACTTAAGTAGGAGTAGTTCTTATAAAAGGATGTATGACCGAACTTACTGAAATTGATGGAGTCGGACCAGCACGCGCTGACGACCTACGAGAAATGGGCTATGAAGACGCAGAAGCAGTAGCAGAAGCCGAAGCCGAAGACCTAACCGAACTCGCACGAGTCGGAGAAGACAAAGCCCTCGAAATGATTGTCGCCGCACAAAATATTTCAAGCGACGAAGACGAACCAGAAGACGAAACAATTACTTTTGACGAAGACGACTTAGAAGACGAATCTGAGGAAGAACCTGAGCGAGAGGAGGATGCCGAGCCTGAAGTTGAGGAAGAAGACGAGGAACGAGAGTTTGACGTAAGCCTCGACTTAGACGCACGACAGCAGGAGATTCTTACAGCGGCTCTCCTTAATCAGTATACTTCTCTCCGAAGTCGCAATGTTGCTCGCTCGAATGCGTGTGACGCCGCCCTCACGAAATTCCGTGGTGGCTATGACGCAACGCTAACCGAAGATGAACTAAATGCGGTCCACGCGGCTGTTCGACAGCGGCGTATGGATTATCAGGGTAATAATCACATTAGCCTGATGCAGTCGGCTCGCGCTATCGAGGAGCAGGTTACTGCAATCCGCGAAGAATACCTGTTCTAACGAACTAAACTTTCTTAAAAAGAGAAAATCCGCTTAGTCGTCAGACTCTCTTTTCCGCTCATCCCGCAGATGCTCGTTTTCTCTGCGAATCTCGTCAATAGATTCTTGTAGTGTATCGAGCCTGCGGTTTACATTTCGTACCTCGATTAACACTCCTTCGTTGAGTGCATCTTTTTCGTTGCCGAATACACTTCGGTCGAGGTCGTCCTGTGCTTCTTCTAAGTCATTCAAACGCTTGTGAATCCATACGATTACTGCAATTAACGCACCGACGATTGGAGCGATAACGTTTGACAGTAACCCAAGCGCCTCCCATACGCCTACTGCGGCGAGGGGAGTAGCCGCTACACCGAGTGAAGCGCCGCTCAAAGCGGCAATAATACCGGCAAGTCCTATCATAATTCCCAATGCAATATGCTTCATTCGTTCTATTCCTCATAGTGAATCCGGTTGGGTTCATAGTAGGTCGAATTTCGAATAACCCACTCTGCCTTCGTTGGAATCCTATGGTTAACACTCGGTGACTGATATACGGATTCTTTCTTCAACTCAATGAAGTGTCCATCCAAAGACCGTATAAAAGTCGGGAAAATTGTCATTTCCGCGCCTTCTGGAATACCGCGTACACGTCCTTACCGAACGCTTGAATCGCGGCCATAATCACAATCGGAACAACGACTGCGATAAACCACGCCTGCGGCACTCCAGAAAGCGAAGCCACTCCAAGCGCAACCGCGCCAATGAGGGCCATCACACCGAGTAAAATCAACGAGGCAAGAATCGAACCAATATATTCCAAATTGTCCGAAGTTTCTTGCGAAGTATCGTCGTTACTCATTATCCTTAGTTGGAGGCAGTTGATAATCGTAGTCAATACCATTCTCCGTAAGCATTGTCTGCATCATCTGGACACCCTGAACAGGTTTCCAGTTAACAGCGCGATAATGCTTCATCGGAGCCACGTCCCAACGGTACTCCCAATGAGCGTATACATACGTCTCACCAGTTTCAGCGTCAGGAATTACGGAACCGTCGTATAGAATTACGTGAAGTTGGTAATCCTTTCGGTATTCGGAATCTTCTGGTGCGAGCCAGCGGAAGGAACCTTCTTCCTTCTCACGAGTTCCGATTAAGTGTTTGAGTGAAGCGAGGGGATTTCGTTCGAATCCCATTTCTTCGAGTTCGGCCTCGAAGTCTTCCTCGCCCATTTTCACTCGACCGACGAACTGGTTGTCTGTCGTGGGTCCTTGTACGTAGAGTTTCGAGCCGGTGGATTCGTTATACGCGGAGACTAACATCCCAAGAGGAGGGATGAAAGTGCGGCGAATCCATTCCAGCAAATCGTTTTCTGAGTTTAGCAGTCCCATTACTTAATACTCACCGCTACTCGTAACTATGTGGGCCAACTATAAAAAGGTTTCGGTTTTATTGCGGGAAAATCTGATACCCGTCGAAGTAAGTATTATATGGATTATTCTCGTGGTCTTGTCGGAATCCCATTCCTCCATTCGGGTCATCAGGATTTATAACTCCTTGGACAGTAACAATAATGCTACCATCAGGGCCGCCATCACGAAGGTCGCAAGTAATGGTATCGTCATTGGCCCATGTAACATCAAGGAACAGCCATTGATTATTCCATGTTCCCCAATCTATAGATGTTACAGCAATTTCTGTTTCACTACCATTGTCCCATTCTTTGATTTGCAATTCGTTACGATTTGAGCCAGTATTACCAGCGTGCCTAATAGTATTACCGCTAAAGTTACTATTATCTCCAACACTACCATTTGCAAAAGCAATGCCACCCCAAAAGTCATTATTATTATCACCCTGCCAATATGCATAGCAACCGAAATGGTCGCCTCGGGATGGACCAATATCAGTACGCGAAATAATAGACGTTCGTGGGGCTGTCTCAGGAGAGTAAAGCATATAATTTCCTACAGGTGGTGACACTCCATTAGCACCAGTTGTAACTGTAAAAGAACCAGTCTGACCACCATATTCAGAAATATCACCGTCCTCGAACGAGTCAAGCATCTGAATAATACTATTGCTAACTGCTTTCACTCCAGACGCCGTTTGCACTCGTAAGTAATCGAGTTCAGCGTCAACCGGGTCCACTAAATTCAATGCACCCACACCAGAAGCAGTTTGGACTCTTACTACTGGATAATTAACGTCACTCAATTCAAATACTGGAACATCTACTATACCACTATTCTGTGTTTGAAGTCTAATTGTTGCAATTTGTGCCATAATTATCTAATCCACATATACCATTTTGAAGCAGTCGAACCTTCGTCATCAACACCTTGGTCAGTCATCTCATTATACAACGGTGGCTTACCATTAGATGATGAGAGTGAATGTGTCAATTCAAAAGTCTGCGTCGTAGAGACAAAACCGATACTTGTCGTCCCATCTCCACGAAGATTATCATAGTTATTACGTGTATAATTAATTAAACCCTCATCTTGCTGTGACGTAATTACGTCAAAGATATGCTCTGCATTTGAGTCACCCGGCTCACCTGCAATAATCTTTGCACCGTCAAGACTATTTCCAAATAACTCATAGTCGCTATTGGAATCGCTTCTACCTTGACCATTTGAATATCCGTCGTTACCAACGCTCTTTCTCACTCTAAACTTAATTTCACTCCACTCATACCCCTTCGTATCGGGACGGTATGAACGAATATGTTTATAGTCTCCAGAGCCACCACCAAGACCAACAGAACCCCAACTATTACTTGGCGGAGATGCGCCGTTGAAGTTATCAACTTGGATAAACGCACCATCTTCTGATTGCGTTCCGACATAATTAGTATATTGGCTTTGAACATCACCACTACTCTGTGGAACATTAAAGTCACTTGGTGCAGTATACCCATTATCTTGGGCATAGTTACCACCAGTAACATCCACATTAGAAACTAACACCCATCCACCGTCACCGTGGTCTTCAGTATTAATGTAAAATTCTTCCGGCCCTGTTGGAGTTTCTAACAAGTAATATCCATTAGGATTACCAGCATCAGCAACTTCCTGAGGAGAGCCATATGTAAATGCCCAATTAAATGTCATCGTACTCTGATAATATCGTAATTTACAGTAGGATTCCCTACGTCCGTTCCATTTTCAACAAGTTCCACCTTGTACGTTCCCGATGAATCATCCCAAAATAATCGACCTGAAACCTTTGTATCAGCATCCGGGTCATCAATACCAATAGCAAGCGTAAACGTAGCATCAATCGCACTAATACCAGTATCTACAACAGCATTATTTGAAGTCAGCGTCACCTGTCCAGATGCCGCGACATTACTCATCATCGTATTACCAGATGAATCCTCAAAACTGGGTGCGCGAATTGGGCCATTCAACACTTCGGCAAATCCGCCATCCGTATCAAGTTCAATCTCTCGGGAAAGAACACGGAACTTACCAAACGACGTTCCTCCAGTTTCAGTAATACTTAATTCATCCGAATCAGAACCAACTGTTATAAATTGCTGACCATCATCATCATTCAGACGAATATCATCACGCACAGACAATACTCCATCAACAGTCGTCTCACCAATTGTATAACCAATCCGTCGCTCGTCCGTAACAGACGTGACGCCAGAACCATCTGTGGTAAATGTCCACAATGGAATTTTCAAGTCAGTATCCCCGGACGCATTACTAAAGGCCGACGACGTTCCAATAATAACATCATTAGTCCCATTCTTATTCCACCCAACATACACAGTAGTAGTAGACGAAGACGGCAGACTCAACGATGTATCTGTATCTTTAGCAATCCACGAGCCAAAGACAAACGCCTCACCCGGTGCAATCGTAATCCCGAAAGAAGATGCACTTGAAGTTTCACTAAACGTATCAAACTGCGTTTCATCAATACCGTCCTGCTGTGCAATCTCAGTAGGGCTTGCTCCATCTACCACAAAACCGGGGTCGCTACGAGAGGAGTGCCCTCCGTAACCAATAGCCCCGGCTGTGTGGAATGCAGTAGCCGGTCGATTAATACTTGGATTCGCTTTTTCAGTCATAAGTTAATTTCACTCTCTATCTTCAGGTTCCTCAATACGGAACTGTTGTTGCTGTTGCGCCTGTTCTACCTGCTGGTAGAGATTATGAATCATATTCTCCACAGCCTGCCGCGTCTGCTCAGAACCAGCAGTTTCCTCGACCTGTTCATACATCTCAGCGTACAGGTCACTAACCTCAACAGAAATTTCTTCAGTCATAGTTATTAAATAGTGTTCTTGCTACTTAAGCCTTTCGATTAGTCGAGGTCACTTCTATACCACATTTCACCAGCACTTGCAGATGGGTCAGAGGTGAATTGGGGAAGACCAAATGTCGCGTTTGAAATGGTCACAGGTCCATTCTCGTTTACGGTGAAGTAGGACTCTGCCTCATTAGTATTATATACGTCTAATGCAATTCCAGTCTGCATACGCCAATAGTAATCAGAACCCCCACCACCACCAACATTCTGTCCACTAATAATTGCGTTATTGGGGTCAAGTGTAATAAACCCACCGCTAAGATTGAGATTTCCTTCAGGAATATTGATGCTACCATCATTGACCGCCTCAAAGATAGTAGTATCTGTACCAGCCGAATTATCGTGCCATTGTACCTGAACACCACCAGTAGATGATGAAGCACCTCTAACTCTAAGTTTTATTTCATCACCAGAATCCCATCCAGAGGTGCGAAATGCGGTCCCATCATTAAACAATCGAGAGTATGTGTCACCACCAGTATTGAAATTGTCTGCCTTTAAATCGCCGGAGACTGATAATTCGCTATTTGAATTATCATAAGAGACAGACACTTCATTATTAGCACCGAAGTATTGCGTGCCGGTGATTTCTTGTGAGTACCCAATACGCCGTCTATCTGTAGTCGCAGTTACGCCGCTCCCGTCAGTATCGAAATCCCATAGCGGAATCTTCTGGTCGGCATCACCCGATGCAGAACTAAACGCTGACGCAAGGCCAACGATAACATCATCAGTACCATCCTTATTCCAACCAACGTATACTGTCTGTCCTGCGGTACTTGCGGCAAGCGTAACCGTCGTCTGTGTGTCAATTGCGAGCCACGAGCCATAGACGAACGCTTCACCCGCATCAATCGTCACATCGAGACTGGCTCCGCCGCTCGTCTCAGCAAATGCATTAAGATTCGCTTCAGTAATGGAGCCGTCCTGCACGGAGTTCTCCGTGGGACTTGCGCCATCAACGACGAAACCACTTCCGCCATGTCCGCCATATGCAATAGCGCCAGCAGTCTTAAATGCCTCGGCTGGTCGAGTTACAGATGGGTTTGCTTTTTCAGTCATAATCTAAAGTAAAGTGACGGTTACGCCGTCAGCCGAATTTATACGTCGCTGAACGTCAGAGTCACGTCAAACGTAACAGTCTTGGAGTTATCCTTAGTCACAGCCGCGAACGAACTGTGATTAATCATAAATACTTCAGGGTTCGCAAGATTTGCCGGGTCATCCGTGAAAAGACCAAGTTCGTCAAGCGTATTCCCGTTCGCCTCAGTCGAGTCGATGAAGGTAGACGCAAGAAGTTCCTTGCCGTTATCAGCGTGGTCGGTTACTGCCTCAGAGTAGACACGATTATTCAAGTCCGTGTCACTTGTTGCTGTACCAGAGCCACCGTCTGTCCCGAGCGCAAGCCACGATGCGGAAACATTCGCCTCCGCCGCTGTATTATCAGGGTCGAGGTTGTCCACAAAGTATTCGTGAAGAAGGTCCGTAGTTACGTTATACTCAACGTCCGTAAACGTTGGTTCAACGTCCTTCGTAGCCGCGAGTTTCTCCTTCTTGCTCATCTCATCCCAGTCGGGATGCGCTTCCTGTAGGTCGGAAACGTCGTGTACCTTCGTCTCAATAACTCCTTCGATTCCAAGACCGCCGTTAGACTTTCGATATTCCATAATTAAGTTCTCCTTTGATTATAAGTAGTCCTACTACTTAAGTGTTTCGATTCAGTTGTGTTCTACAGCCCAATTCATCGAGTCCCAACTGCCGGAATCCCACGCCACTTGAGTCGTCGTAGTCGTGACATTCTCCGTGACAGTCGAATCCTCGGCTACAGTTGTAGTATTCGGATTAACGGCTGTAGCGTCATCAGCACTCGCATCATCCCCAACCGTCGTAAGGTTCGGGTCAACCGCATTCGCATCATCCGCAAATGCAGAGTCAGAAGTTGTCGTGAGGTTTGGATTAGTAGCAACCGAATCAGAACTACCACCAGTACCTCCCGCAACCGTCGTCAAATTAGGATTGACGAAAACCTGCTCATCAACCGATACATCCTCAGCGTGAGTACGTAGAAGTTCTTCAATAACAGCCCACTCGAAGAAGTCCCAGTCCACACGCTGTTGGTCCCAACGAGCCTTACCAGCATCACGCTCAGTCTTAACAACATCCTCCGACGCCGCAGACTCGTCGGCAACCGTCGTCAAATTAGGATTGACGAAAACCTGCTCATCAACAGACGCGGCATCTGGCACAGTCGTCAAATTAGGATTGACGAAACTCGCATCAGATGCACTCATCGCATCAGTAATAACTTGACCTTCAGTTACATTAACTGCATCAGTAACACCTGCTTCTTCTTCAGGCAAGTTGTAAGTCGTCTTACGCAACCTCGACACAGAAGCGTCTGACAATTCCGCAAGATTCTCGATAGTAGAACCTCGGTGGGGTGTCCACTCGTCAAGAATGATGGTATATTCAAGATATTCTTCTTGATTAGCAGGGTCGTCATTATAGTGTTCGTAAACTTCTAAGTCAGCAGGACCGCCACCATTAATACCATCTTCAATACCAAGCCCTGCCGCAACAGCCGCTCTGATACCGGGAACTGTACCTCGGTACTGGAATACTGGAACAAGAGACTTTAGGTATGTTCGATATTCTTGGTCATCTCGTCCAGCACGGCTACCAAGAGGACCATACATTCGACCAATACGGTCTAAGTCAGCACCCGTTGCTTGGTCGATGAAACGACTATCTCTAATATCGTCTAAGTCATCAGCAAGACCATCGGTATCTTCCTGAAACGCCTCGATGTAACGAGCAATAGTGCTATTACTCTCCCGAGGAATAATCTCAGGAAACTTATCAATAATTCGAGATAAGTCAACCATTTACACCACCGTCACAGTTACGTTGTTAAGTTGAGCAACTTCTGTCGTGGCAATTGTAATGTCTTCTGCGACAATATAATCCACGTAGAAGTCGGTTCCGTCATCAGGGTCATCTCCAGCAAGGCTCCAGTCAATAGAGTCGTGAGGCTCGCTGGTGTCACCAGCCACCGAGTTCCACTCTTGGTAATCCGTATCCTCAACGAACGTATGGTCAGGAGTACCAGAAAGCGTACCAGTAACTTCCGTGATACCTTCGTCGTCTTCATCATCAGACTCCATACCCTTATCCAACTGATACACGTCAGTACCCGTCGAGAAAGTATGGTCTTCATTCTGAACCTCAATTTCGAGAGACGCGAGATTATCAATGTCAGGGTCAGCATTCATAACAATCTGAATCAACTTATCCCGATACACGTCTCCACCCAAGTCGAGTTCGTTAAAGAAGTCCGTAACTTGTTGCTCGATTTCCGTCGTGTCAATGTCTGTACCTTCAGCCTCAGCCGTGACACCAACTTCAATAATATCAGGCCGAACAAGAAAGTGTTCGACACCGCTCGGATGAGCAAAATCAATCGCATCCTGCACATCTTGGTCCGTTCCTCCGTACACAATAACGTCACCGTGTGGGTACGAACCGTGTTCAGCATCACCCGTGAACTTCTCTTGGACAAGCGCGGAAGTCGCGCCAGAGTTATTCTCAATATATGCTTCAAGGCCAGCAGTCGTCCCGCCTTCCGCAGATTCAACGACTGCGTTTTTAACGTCTACTCGAAGACTGTCGTTACTCTGCTCATCAGCACCACCAGAAGTAGGCTGAGGATTTGTAACGCTGGAGACTCCAGCAGGAGGACTCGGGAGATACGTAATCGTACCAGAACCAACGTTCCCCTGCTCGCCAATTTCAACAGCCTGAATCTCTGCTGTAATAGTAGTTGCGCTGTTTGCTGTAACATCGTCTACAAGTTCAAACGCAATGTAGTCACCAGTTGCATCAGGCTGAGTACCAAACGTTGTGCCTGCTGGAATTGTTACAGCGGAATTTGTCGTAATTTCTAAGTCGCCAACTGCACGAGCGCCGGGGTCACGAGAGACACCAAACGCCTTTGCGAACTCATCCAGATGTGAATCCGAAACGAATTGGTTAATTTCTTCAGCCGTTGCTCCATCAATTCCAAGTGTATCCAAATCGTCAGCCGTTAACTGTTTCCCGGCATAATCCGCCCATCCTGAAAGTTGGACTGCGGTTGCCGCGACTTCAGCCTCGTGCTGTTCAGAGGCAAAAGCGTTCGTGAAAACGTAGTTAAACGACGACTTAACGAAGTTTGTTAACTTTGGAATCTTATTTTGGAGTCGAGTTTTCAACTCCTCATAAATTTCCTCAGAAGTTCGTGGGTCGTGTGCTGTCATACTTCAATAATTAAAGGTTGGTCAATTGAATCATCTGCCGCTACAAGATTTGCTGTAATCTCATACCCGTCCACAAAAGTAGAGCCATCATCTTGAACTAAATTAAGTTGCTCAAGGTCTAAATCAATGACTCGGGAAATACGCGGGTCACGTAAAATCACTTCTCGGGCAAGCGATTTAACCGTCGCCTGTTGCGAAGGAGTAGTACGCTTACCCAATTCGAGTTCGAGGCGACGGGCAATAGCAAACGCTAAGTCTTTCTCTAATTCAGCAGTCTCAAACCCAAGTTGATTGGTACATTCAATATCACCAGTATTATCTACTGTGAAGTCCCAATCTTTATCGAGGGTCGGACCACTACCATAGTGAGCCATATATTATAATCCTCCCGTGAATAGGGCGTCACTCCTATCACACCTTACTGTATTATCGTACTCCATGTTTATAAGTCTTTCGGTTATGATGATTGTACGTCACTACTACCTTCGGTGATTGTTCCTGTGATAGTCCCCGAATCAGGGTCGTCAACCTCAACCGCATCACCCTTACGAGCAACCTCAGCAAACGTTCCATTAGGGTCGCCAAGTTTCACCTGACCACCAGAAACATTAATATTAATATCCGCACCATTCGTCTCAATATTTACGACAGGGTTTGCACCAGAGTCATCAATCTCGATTCTCGCGTTAGCCGCGCTTCCAGAATCGTCGTCATTGGACTTCTGCGAGATACGCATCCAATCACCATCAGGATGTGCCTCGTAATAAAGATTACCCTTGCGCTGACGAACCATCCCTTCTTGTGCGAGAGGAGGGCGTTTTTCATTAGTATAGAGAACGTTTGTAATTACTGGAGCCTCGCCTGTTCCGTCGATAAAGTTTACGAGAACAATGTCGCCCACCGATGGGATATGCATCGAGTCTCGTCCGGGCGTTGCAACAAGAGCGCCTCGACGTTGCTGTTCCTCTCCTCGGAGAAGAACGTCGCATTCGAAGTTATTGTCATCGTCTGTTGTAGTATGCTCGCGTACCTTAACAATTTCACCAACTTGCGGAAGGCGAATCTGGTCGCGGATTCGTTGCTCCAAGTAACTCGATTCTGTTCGCTCAAACTGTGGCATAATTATTCATCCTCGTTTCCTTCTTCTGTGGACAGGATAAGATTCCCGTTTTCATCATACTCGTATACGGGGCCGCTGTAACGCTCTGCAAGGCCGCCACATTCGATTCTTGTGACGTAACCATCCTGACCACTCAAACGATGCTCAACCTTCTGTACGATGTATTGCGCCGGTTCTATGAACTCCGACTCCTCATCGGGAGAAGTAGAAGTACGCCCAAACGAATCGGGCATCTCAATCACGTCAAGAATGTCAATCATCGGACGACCAACAATAGTAACGTGACCACCAGCCTGCTGTTGCTGAAGTTCGTCCAAAATCCGATTACGAATCTGTTCAGCCTCAGCCTGAGTCTTAATCGACTCATTACGATACGTAAACGTAGGTGGCACAAGACCACCAGCACCAATTTCCTCATCTTCCGCACCAAGACGCTGTAACTGACCTTGTGAGAGGCCCGTCGCTTCAGAAAGCATCTGACTACGCGCCCACCCCTCAGTCGATACAATATTGTCTCCAACAACCTTAACACTCTTATACGGAGGCGTCTGCTTTCCAGCACTTGTTTCAGTCACCCACGAAAGTTTGTGAGCGGCTGTATTCGTTGGTCCGAATTGTAGTGTATTGTTAGCATCAATCCACCAAATTGCATTCGCGGCTTCTGAAAGTTCATCCAGAACCTTCGCCGCTTTAACACCAGTATACTCTCGTGAAATTAACTCGTCAGTCGCTTCAGGCTGTTGACCAGTAGCACTCCATCGAGAGTAACCATAGGGACCGGGGAAAGTCGGAGACAAGTCAATATTGTAATCAAGGTCAATTCCTGCAAATAGGTTAACGTCTTTCACGACTTCTTCTACAAGATTAGACGTAGAAATGTACGTATCAACAGATACATAAACGTTAGTAGTCTTTAAATCCAACATATAGTTGACTGCTTCAATCTCCCACGAGCCATCACCAAAGTCGAAGACGTTGGTAACATAACCCGTGAAAACAGTCACCAGTAAATCATCATTAACGAAGTCACGCTCTCCGTCTGTCGTCACACTCGACCGAGGACCAAGCCGTACTGTAATCTCCTGCTCCTCAACAGGAACAGCATCAGGATTCTCATCAGGGTCAGGAACAGCCATCATCTGAACCGTATCCGCCTCATTATACCGAGAACGAGTAACGTTCCCATCAATAGGCTTCCACTTGTTCCCACCAATGTCAACTTCTACGTGAAGTTCTTGGTCGTACACAACCATTATTCTACCTCAACACAGGAAATTCCAAATGTATGTGTAAACTGCCCGTCGAGATTCATCGCACCACCGTCTTCGAGAGGACTCGTTGAAGTAGAGGCAATCTGCACCTCACCGCTGTACCTATCACTCAAGACAGTAATCGTGCCCTCGAATCGGAGTGTGTCAATAACCTTCGCCTCTGGTGTAGTGCATACACCTTCAATTTCGATTTCAACGTTACCTTCACCAATCTTTTGACGCACAATAGGACCATCAATAGTCTGATGCTCTTTGAAGCGTCCAGACGAAGACACCGAAATATTCGGCTGATTATAAACCATCTCCACAGAGACAAGGCCCTTTGGCTCTTGTTGCTCCGCTTCTTCGATGTTCGCACGAAGTTGCTTCTTTCGACGCTCGGCTTCTTCAGCAGTATACCAGCCTAATGCTTGGAGACGCTCAATGTTCTCCGTAGGCGTAAGTCCAATACTGTTTTCAGCCTGCAAGTCTTCTGCGCTGGCGGCTATATCTACATTAGAGCCAGCCTCTCTTAAGTCTTTCGGCGTCACCGCCATCTGGTCTTCACGAAGCCCTGAAAGCGTCACAGGGTCACGGTCGTCATATAGTGTTCCGTCAGAATCTAATGCCATAATTTAATCACCCGCTGTAAGCGTCCTTCTTACGACGGAAGGTGTTAGCCTCCTCCATCGCATCTTTAACCATCTGCTTGATACGCTGGTTATCTTCAGGACGAGCGTTAACTGTCGTGTTATTCTCAACGTTCTCCTCGAAGTTGAACTGAGCAGGAGTCGTGTCAGCAGTTTGATTCTGATTCTCCTGCGAGTCACGTTCAAGGTTCTCCTCAACTTCAGCCTTGGTAGTCTTCAAGTCTTCGAATCGACCACCAGCGCCACCACCGCCTTGACCAATCTTCCCAATGTTAACACCGGGAATCTGGTTAGCGGCGTTGATTGCTCCGTTCACGAGGTCAACGAATAGTTGAATCGCCGCGTCCAGCCCTCGCATCAGAATGTCGAATGCAGAGAGCAATGCATCAACGAAGCCAGTTTCCGTAGCCATCTTCGCAAGCCAACCAATCAAGTCAGCCACGAGTCCAATAACTACGCCAAGAACCGTTGCAATAATCTTGAACGGAATGATAAACGCTTCGTAAAGAATGTCCCCGAGTACCGTAAACACAGGACTCAAGAAGGACACCACTTCACCAAGGAACGACATTACGTTTGCAAACTTCTGCATCATCGAAGCGCCGTCACCACCAGCACCAGCGGCTTCAAGAACCGTATCAATGACTAACCGAAGTCCGTCGCTGATTGCGAAAACAGGAGCCATCAGCATTTCAAACACGTCCACGAGTACGTTGAAGTATGGGACGAGGAAGTTCAAGAGCGCCTGACCAAGTGCAATGGCAAAGTTCTTCAAGCCTTCGAACGAGGATTTCGCACCTCCAACGATGCCATCCATATTACCGATTGCTCCAACAAGTAGAGCCGCGCCAGTAACAATAGCACCGAGTAAGAGTGGAAGTCCACCGAGTGCGGCGTTAAGGCTAATAGCCGAAACTGCGGCAACTATCATACTCGCCGCAGAAGCAACAAGTCCTGTGACTGCCGCCCAAGCGGAAGCCGCCATCTGCATAAAGCCAGCCATCACACCCTTCTGTGCGAAAGCCAACTTGATGGCCGCAATCTCGTTAGCGACGAACGCAGTCACGGAAGTCCAGAGACTCGTAATCATTCCCCAAATGTTACCAACAACTTGAGGAATAATTCCAAGACCCATCTGCCGCAAACCAGCGGCCATATCATCAATACCACCTCGAACAATGCTCGTAAAGCCTTCAGTCTTAAACAGAGCCGGATGGAGCATACCAGCAAGCGCAGAGTGGAATGTTACAATCCCACCCTTTGCAAACTGTCCAAAGCCCATTGCGAAACTCTTACCAGATTGAATAGCAGTCTTTCCAAACTGCCGCATACTTTCACGAGCGCCAGAAAGACGTTCTCGGATGCTCGGGCCACCGCCTGACAAAATATCAGGCATCGGCATAGACGTACCCGCTGGACTACGCATCTTACTGCCGCGTAGCGATGGGTCAAACTCAGCGCCTTCGCCAAGCATTTCACCGAGTTCGCTACCTCCCCTCAATCCTCGAATTTTCTCACGGAAATCGTCAAGGGTCGGGAGAGAACCAGCCATCGCCTGCTTATGCATATTGACAGCATCAGCGAAGTCCATATCCGCATCAGGGTCCATCGCATCTTCGAGGCTCTCACCATATGCATTAAGAATTGGAATCTGCGACAAGAGCGCGTTACCGAATCTCGTCAGCCCGTGGAATCTATCCTCGAAGAAGCCCTCACCCTTAACAGAGAGACGTAGCATTGCATTACCAAGAGACGAGGACTTAAGAATAACGTCATCTACGAGGCCACCGAATGCACCAACAACGTCGAGAAGACTGTCGAATACACCGAGCAACTTAAAGCCAACTCCTACGAGGACGAGAGCCTGTGCCGCACTTGCGATAAAGCCAGCATCGAGTTCGTTAATTACTTGGAAGAATCCAGTAAGGGAATTAACGAGTGCTTCGATGATAGGCAAGACACCTTCAGCGGCACTCTCTGCGAATCGCACGAGGGCACGAGTTAGTGCCAAGAACGACTTCATTAGACCAGAGAGCGGTCCAGAGAGTTTAGCCGTAATCTCGCTGAAGAAGTCAATCATATCAGGCAAGCGATTAATTGCAAACAGCACTAATCGCTGTAATGCCTCACCAGCAGTCTCAATTTCACCACCGGGCGTAAAGTCGAACAACGCCTGCATCGAACCAGCAAGACGGTTGAAATTAGAATCAATCGCCATATTAATAGGCTCGAAGAAAGCGACGAACGAATCACGCATCGCATCAATCGCCTGAAGTGAACGGTTCGCTAATTCGGCAAACCGCTCGATGGTATTAATTAAGAGTTCGATATTCTCCGCTCCCGATACTGGTGCGAATACTTCTTCCATCAAGTCGCCAAAGCCACCCATAATGGCTTCCATCGCCTCAGCGTGACTCGTAATCCCGGCGAAATTCTCTTGGAGTTGGTTAGACCAAGCGATAGCACCTCCCGCTAAAAGGCCAGCCATCGCTCCTGTAAGTGCAACAATAGCGGCAGTCAAACCACCAGCCACGGCTCCAAGCGAACCGAAGGTTGTCAGGAGTAGGGGAAGTTGCGTGTGAAGTTGACGAAGCGCAATCGTGAAAGCACCAACGTTAACGGAAAGCGCACCAGCACTAACCGAAGTCCTATCCATCACCGTAGACAGGAATCCGAGTTGCGCCGCCGCATCAACTGCATCTTCTCCCATTTTGTCGATGCCGCGAGCGGCTTGTCGCGTATTTCGAGCAACGTCATCCGCCGCTTCAGAAGCACTATGTGCCGCTCCGTCAAAAGCCGCAGACGCGCCAGACGCTTCGCTAAAGGCCGCTGACATACCCTGAAGTGAACGATTAACTTCCTGAACGGAATCCTCAATATCGTCCATCTTACGGGAGACAGTCTCGACCCCTTCAATAAGGACACTAAGATTCTTAGCCATAATTTAGAAATTCATACCGGGTTTATTCATACCCGAGTTCTCTTGTCGCATTTTCTTCCTCTGCTCCTTACCGTGGAAGATAAACTTCAGTTGCGCCTCAGTCAACTCCTCGGCAAAGGCTTCTCGCTTCCTCGTCCGAACCTCACCGGAGTCATCGACGTACTTTTCTTCAACAGAGAAGGAGTGCCCCTGCTCTAAGGCATAGAACAACTCCTGCCCTAATCCTGTTCGTGAAAATCCTTAACCGCCCCATCAGACTCAACCGACATGTCGATAACTTCCGTCCCAACACGGAACAGCATCTCGAAATTGAGATTATCAACAATGTCGTTCATCTGAGGCGGAGCAAGGTCAGGATGGCTCAAGGACGCTTTACATAAGTCCTCGAAAGCCTCGACAGTATCTTCCGTCACCGCCGCCATCGAGAGTTCCTCAGACTCGTCAATCGCATCCTCAGCCGCATCAGCATCCTCCGCTTCGTCAACCGCATCAAACATCTCGTCAGGGAGACGCTGAATAACGGAAGCAAGCATACGCTTGTCCACGGGATGCATCTCAACACCCTCAAGAGTCGCACCGGACTCGTGTTCGAGAGAGATAGTCTTCTTCTGTTTGGTTCCTTGCGTTACGCGCTCGTAAAAGTCAATTGCAGTATCTTGGTTCATAGTTGTAAATTTGTAATTACTGTAGTTACAGCAGTTACAGTCAATAACTCAACCGTACTGGCTGGTTCTCCCAAGAGGGCGGGAGAAGAATAGAACTGGAAAGCCAGCGTTCGGGTTGTTACACGAGTAGTTGACTACCTACCCGTTAATTATCGCTCGATGCGATTACGTTACGACGAGTTCCTCGGCGGTAAAGTCGTAGGTAACGGAAGTCCGGTCGTCAGCAGGGAAGTCCTTCGACCGAGAGCCAATGACGACACCCTTAAAGGTATACGTCTGCTCCGAATCCTCGAAAACGAGTTGGTCGAGTTTCTTCACAACACTCGACTGAGGGTTGTTCTGCTCACCGAAAATCGCGTCACGCAACTCCTTGTTCGAACCAGAATGCTCGAACGAGCCGGAATACTCGATACCAGTCTGCACAATACTCTGTGTAAGAGACGTGTTAAACTGGACGTTCGAGGTCTGCGGCTCCTCGGAATACGAACCGCTCGTAATCGGGAACGGGTTAGGATTCCCACCAACGAACAAGTCTACGTCATTACCAATTTCTTCTTTGTTTGCCATATTAAATCACCTTATGTGTTGATTGTAACGGAGGTGTCAACACGCTTGACGATACCCTGCGGGGTAACACCAATGTCGATGTTAACCTCGTCGGAATTAGTCGAATCCTCGTAAACGTCCACGAAGAAATTCGTCTCGTCAGCCGTGTTAGCCTTGATAAGACGGTCGTTGGCGAGTGCCTGAAGTTCCGTCCGAATCGTTCGTTCAGCCGCGTTCCGAGTCTGGTCGTCATTAATACGACCAATCGTAGCATCACCAACCTCCTTGGCGATAAGGATTACGCGGTCAACAATACGACGACGCCAGAAGTCACGCTCCCAGTCTTGGTCCGTACTCGTGGAAAGATTGCCCTTCACACGAATCGCACCTGCCTCACGAACAGGAATAACCTGCTCATCACGCAAGTCCTGAGCCTCAGACCGAGTAAGTTTCTGCGTCAGCGAATTGCCGCCTGTATTGATTGTATCGTTGTAAACCGGCTCGCTGATAGCCGCTCCTCCGAACAGCCCACCAATCGACCCAAGCGCCGTATACCGGCTGTTGTCGAGGCGAACTGGTGCAAAGAGGAACTGGCTGTCGTTATCGACACCATCCGTGTAGTTGGTAGTGTCGAACGTCGGCTCATCGTCAGCGTTCGTCTGATTCGGCATCGCTCCCGCAATACCGTTCACGAGTTGGTACTCATTACGTAGCGAAGTCGTCTTACCAGAGAGCGTGGAAGCCACAGTCTCCGCTTCGGACAACGCAACGTACAGTCCCGTCTCGTCTTCATTAACTACCGTGTCAGCGGCGTTGAAAGCCGCACTCCAATCGAGGTAGTTGTAGAAGAAGTCGTAATCGCTTGACGAATCAGCCGCCCACTCACCAGTCTGCGGATTGATTGCAATCGTATTTGCGTCAGCAGGGGCGGAAGGTGCAGACTCATAGACGAGGTTAACCGTCATATCAACTGCATCTACTGTATCACGTACAGCATAGAAGCCAGTCTCCTCTACAATCGGGAAGTCTGCAAGCGTACCACTCGACTGACCAGAAACCTGCTCCGTAGGAGTATCGGCTCCAGTATCAATCGAGTCACCCGCTCCAGACTCCGTAGGCATAACGCCGTAGAGGTAGGAGATGTTTGCACCGTTGGCGAGCGCGTCCTTCATCGCAGTAGCAAGTTCAGAGTCTTCTCCGAACTTCGTATCTGCCTCACGTCGTGCCCCAATCTGCTCGGGACTCTCGTAAGACGCAGTACGATTGCCTGCATCGGGCGCACCTCGGCCAAAGATGACAACCTTCTCCTCATCACCGACTTCAATGCCGGTAATTCCGCCACCGGCTGTCGTTACCTGAACACCGGGGAAGTTACCATATGTTGCCATTAATTAATCACCATAATTGTTGTTTGTCTTTTACTACCCGACATAACCCCACACATCGAATCATTGTGGGATTTCGTCTTCGTTCGGAAGATTGACGTTGACAATGTAATCCTCTGTCGTATCGAACTCCTCATAAGTCCAGAGGTCCACATCCTGACGCCAGCGCCGCATCGTCGGAGTCGTCGTAGTATCATCTACACGCTCCCCATCTTCGACGCTAAACTTCCACACAGACTCAGCCAGTTGTCGGGAAGGCCCGGCTGAATCATACCAGTAAAGAGCATTCCTGAGATTCGTACTCAGTTGCTCAATCTGCTCATCTTCACTCGTCCTACGGTCTACCGTAATCACGTCAATCTGGACGGTCATCTGGTATTCCGCGTGATAGATTCGACCAACTTCATTACCATTCTCGTCGGTCACATATCCTGACAAGTCCGTGTTAAACTCGTTCAAGTTAACACTCGTAACAGGAGTAATTTGAACGACCGGAAGTTTAAGGTTCCCCTCAATTCCGCCCCCGTCGTGTTCTTGCACGATATAACTCGTACTCGACGGAAGTTCGCCCGACGCCTTCAAAGCATCTCGGACGTGATACAGAATCTCAGTAGGCGTAGCCATAAATCAGAACCCCAAATTATTCCGAATGTGGTCAGCAATATCCTCACCAACCTTATCCGCAAGCCGACCACTCGCATCAAACTCCTGAATAGCCTCACGGAAGAAAGCATACTCTCGCACACCAGACACAGCCTGCGGATAAATCACTTCACCAGCAGACGGCCCCTCCGTAGAGACAAACTTAAGCCTGTCACTATCAGTCGGCGTAATCGGACCAGTCGTACCAAACTCCAAATAGAACGCACGCTCGGACACAGACGGAATCGTATAAATCCGATAATCCATATTCCCCTGTCGGTCAATAGCCCACGCCGCTTCAGAAGCAAGGTGTGGACCACGACCCTTATCAGGACCAAGACCAACAAGACCCTTACTTTCAATTTTACGAACTAAGAAGGGAATAAACTCATCTTCGAGTACCTCCTCCATAGCCGCGTCAGCCTCAGAGCGAATATTGAGCGTCTTGAGATTAGCCTCTAACGCTTCCATATCGGAATTATCAATATCCACTTCGAAGGGCATTTAAGACCACCTGTTACCGGGAGTAGGGTCGTCTGTGTTGTAGACGTATGGACTGGTCGATTGTCCGTCAGGCTCTAAGTCTTCCAGAGCGCCGGAGTTAACCAACTTGTCTACAATTTTCTCGTATTCGTCACAGAACGACTCTGCGTAGGAAACTTTGGTGTCTCCTGTGTCGTTCAAGTCACCGAGCGTAATGTCGTCAGGATGTTCCGCACCCTTAGCCAACTGACAGGTCGCCAGTTGTTTAACTGCCGCTTTCATCATAGCACTAACCGACCCTGACGGGATAGCCGCGCCGTCGTTTAAGTCGAGTTCCAGAGAAGCCTCTGCGTATTCCAGCGCGTCTTCCTTCTCCGATGGAGAATAATCGTCTGGAATTTGCACAGGTACGTCGTCAATGGAAACGTATTGTGGGTCGTATGCCATAATTCAATGTGTTTTAGGGTGTCGGGTAGTAAACTATACTTTTTGAAAGGGTAAGTTCCCGTTTATGCGTCAACCTTCACAGCCGCCTCGGGGAAGATTGCCTTCCACGCCTTGCGGGTGAAGATTTGCATAATATCTGCCTGCCGCTCAGGGTCCTCGTACTCGTTGGTCGAGACGGGAGTGCGCGTCAGTTCGTAACCGTAGTGCGCCGTGTCGATGACGAAAGCACCGGCCTTCGGGTCAGAGTCAGAGCCACCTTCGTCCGTACCGATGGAACGAGTGTTGTCAACGACAACTCGCATACCGGCAATCTGACCAACCTCACCAGTTGCAACAACCTCGTCACCGCTTTCCGTAGCGCGGTTGAAGTTGCTGTCAGTTAGGAGGTCCCCGTAACCGTCGAGGTCCACAATGAGGAGGTCGGGGTTGTAGTTGTTCTGACGAACGGCCACCATCCCGTCACGAATGTCCGAGAAGGTAAGAACGTCGTCGCTGTCACCAACCGTGGAATCAACGTTGTTGTCGAGTTCCGTGAACGCCTCATCGTTGAGTTTCTCAGCCATCGCACGAGCAAGGTCCTCTACCTCACGGGCCTTGAAGTCAATCATACCGTCTTCCATCGCCTCCATCGTGATGGCAACCTCGCCACCATACTTCTTGAAGGTGACAGTTACTTGATTGACCGAGGAACTGTCTCGCTCGAACTCCTCACCTTCAGCAACAACGGAGGGCGAACCCATATCGTCGTTGTCAATGTTGAAAGTGTAGGAATTGGACTGAATGCCCGTTGCGCTAATCTCTCGGAAAGCCTGTCGGTAGACAAGGTTCTCCTGAAGAACTTCTTCTACTGTCTCACGGACGAAATCCTCCGTGATAACGTCGTTAGTTGTAAGTGCCATATATAATCACCTCAAAATTCAGAATACAACCTCGGCCCAGTCCTGACCATCGCCATCCGTGTAAACCTCAACTGCGCGAGCAGAGAGGCCGTCCGAATTGGAGTTAGCGAGACTTGCATCTCCCAGTTCTCCATCGTTCGGGTCAGTACCGTTCGTGTTGTCAATCGAACCAAGAGCCATACCAGCGGTTACTTCACCGCTGACCTTACCCTTGTAGGACCCGCCGACTGCTACGTTAGCGTCAACGTCGCCCTTAATCTTTTCGCCCTGATGGGACGCACCGTAAACCTCGTAGTTCACGAGAATCCCGACAACCACATCTCCTTCCGTGGCCTTCGAGATGGAAGTCCCATCATACGCTACTGCATCGCCGGGCTGGACCGTCGCATTGGAAAGAAGCGTACCGTCGCTCTCACCGTGCGGAAGTCCAACCGTATCACCATTCCGGCGCACTTCTGCACCGGGTAGAGTATCTTGAACACCTGCCATTTTAAATCACCTAATGTTTACTTCCCGAAAATCTTCTGACGAAGTTCGTCCTGCTTTGCCTTGACTTCCTCCTCACGTTCGAGTTCCTCCTCGTCAACGTCAGGGGATTCAAGTTCTTCCTCGTCAGCGTCAGCGCCCTTCGGGTCGGGGCTGAGTTCTTCCTCAAGGTCGCCAATATGCTCCTCGTGCTTGGAACGAAGTTCCTCGATGGAGAACTTCTCCATCAGTTCCTCAGCGTCAAATGCGCCAAGTTCCTCAGCGAGATTGCTGGCATAAACCTTCTTAACCTGTTCTGCCTCGTCGGAGAGCGAGTCATAGCGAGAGGACTCGATGACCATCGGCTCGTCGGCGTCTGCAAGTTCGTCAACGAGGTCACGGTCTACTTCATCGAGAACCTCTGTACGCTCTCGTAGTTCGGAAATATCTTCCGAAATGTCGTCGTACTTCTCGGCCTTGGCCTGAAGTTCCTCAAGGTCCGTCTCCTCTACGGCGACGGGAGCCTCAAGTTCCTCCAGACGAGCCTGAAGTTCATCACTTAGTTCAGTCATATTAATCACTTTTGTATTCTTCGAGTCCATCTCGCTCTCCCCGGACTTATAACCTCGCCGGAAGTCATCGCTGGTGAGGACAGACACCCCAACGAATTGTGGGTCGTCGGAACCCGTTGCTTCTTCTTCCTCAAGCATTGAGTCGAGCATCGACTCAATACGGTCACGCTGGTCTTCAGACGGCCCATCAGTCTGACTCAAGCGAGCCTTCGCATTACGCACAGCATTAAGGCTCAGAGTCCCATCAGGCTCAACAACCGGCAACTTCATATCGCTGAAGTTCTCAGCCGGAAAACCACTCATCGAATAGATGAAGTGACCACCAATAGAAGACTTTTCATCATCGGAGAGGTCTTCCCACGACTCATCTGTAAAGTCTTCTAAGTCCGGGCTATTCCACTCTCTATCGTGCGTACCCGAATACTCGGGCGAGTGGACAGACCCTTCAAGTTCAGATGCGGCGTTTTCCTCGAACGACTCGGACTTCCGAATCGCCCAATCAACACCTTCATCTCCGCCCCACGCTTTCCACATCATCCAGCCACAATCGCGCTTGCCCTCATCATCAGACATATCAGAGTTCTGACGATGACGGTTGAACTGCGCCATTCGCTCGATGGTGTCGCGTGAGAGGGATTCACCTGAAGCCAACTGGTTTGCTCTCTGCCAGCCTACATCCGTGCCACAATCATTGGGATTGCCCGTCTGTTCCCTTGCATCGAGAGCCATCTGAGCATTCTCCTTTGCGGCCTCTGGATAATCATCGTAGGTTTCAGCCATTTCCTCCTCCTTCTCCTCATCTTTCATATGCCCACTCTGGACTGCGCCTTTGCGGAACTTCTGAATATCCGAGAAGCCAGCGGAAATAGTGAACCCAGTAGGAACCAGTTCACCATTCTTCATCTCGTGAATTTCCACCATCACAATCTGACGCTTACCGTCAACGTGAACAATCTTACCGAACAATTGCGGCTCAACCTGCCATTGGACAATCATTCCATCTTCCCACTCGGGAGGCGACGGAACTTCATCCTCATCTTCAGGCATCTCCTCGCTGGATTCACCATCAGGGTTTTCACCATTCAAATCCCGATTATCCTTCATCGGGTGCTGACGGTCGAGTAAATGGCGATTAAGTTCTTCGGGTAGCGCCGACAACTCACCAGATTCCATATACGCCGCAAGGAACTGTTCGTGAGTAGCGCCGGGCATATAATACGTAACACCCTCGACCTCCATCGTGTGAACCTCACCTTCCAATCCAAGTTGCCGCGACTTCTCAATCGCCGCATCCTCAGACTGGAACATAAAGTTCTCGGGAGACATATTCTCCTCGGTGGAGGATTCTTCCTCGTCAGATTCTTCATCTTCCGAATCAGCCTCTTTCGGTTCCCCGATATTAGATTCATCGAGGTCCCACATTTCGAGGTCGTCTACGGAAACTTCCGTCTGCTCACCGATTGCTCGCCACTTACCATCAATCTCCTCCATCACTTCAACCATTGCGGTGTCACCTTCAATCTTGAAAATGACGCCGTGCATATCGTCCCATTGGACGAAATCGGAAGGTTCAAGTTCTTGGAGTTCCTCTAATCCATCTGTGAACGCGGCAAGTTCTTCAACGGAGAGTTCGGCGTGTTCTCCCATTTCGAGCGAATTGCTCGGGGACGCGCCTTTCGGAACGATGGAAAGATTGTCAAATTCAATACCTTCAACAACCTTTACACCATCCTCGTTCTCCTCCATCTCATCAACGTCGATATGGTATCCACGAATCGAGACTTCAAGCAAGCCATCCTTTACCTTCTCAGCAAGTTCCTCATCAAAGAGTTCAGCCTCGTAAATGACACCAACATCTTCCTTATAGCCTGCCTTGGTCACGCGACCGACGACACCGCTTGCGGAATTATTGTGGTCAACTACAAGGTTCTTGCCTTGAAGCGTCTCTGCGGCTTTCTTAAGTTCCTCACCGGGCCATAACTTCTTGATTCCAGAAGAACCGTGAGTTACATCACCGGAGCCGAGAGCAACACCGTGAATCGTATAAGGTGGCTCATCCTGTTCGCCTTCAGACAGGTGCGCCTCCCGGCGTTCGAACTCAAGAACATTAACCGTTGCAATATTTTGAACACTCATCTATAAGCCACCTCTTGTGCGACCGTTCGTAGTCATTTATATCTAATGTGCGTCGGAGTATTTAAAGGGGTAATAAGTCTTTCGATTTTTCACTTTACCAGTCTTCCTTCATCCGCATTGTCGCGCCAACCGTTGAATTACCAGATGCCGAACGTGCAAGAAGTGATAGCACACCATTCTGTCCGAAACGTGCGTTCACCTCTGACGCGGAGCCAGCACTCTGATTACCAGAACCACCTACAGCCAACGATTCATACACCTTCGTCCCATTACCAATACCATTAAACGTACCAGCCGTCGAAACTTGTAGCAACGTTTCGTCAGAGTTCGTCAAATCCGGTGTCTGATATGTCAAGTCGGTGACGTTAGCATTTACAACAAGAGCATATCTTGTATTATTCCCTTGCGTCGTGTCAAACGAGTCGATGTTCAACTTCGAGTTAGCATCTTCATTCGGGTCACGTCGCCACGACATAATGTGTGTCCACGCCGTGTCGCCAATACTAACACCAGAACGATTCTGCGATGTAATACGCTGTTCTGCGGGCGGTTCACCGAATACGGAGAACTGTCGGCCACCAACATATACATCAATATCCTCACCAGCACCAGCGTTCTCTAACTCGACACGAATCGGCTCGTTCGGGTCAGCCGTGGACGTTTCACCATTGACGGAGAAAGCGTGAACGGGAATCGTCCGCTGATTTGGTGTTCCAACAAGATTGTCATCATTAGTCTGTGTAACAATGCTGAAAATAATCAGACCATATCCGTACCACGAGAAGTCAATCTGATAAATGTCACCAGAGGTCGGGTCCCACGCTCGATTGAGTTCATCCTCAATATCAGAGCGGTTCCAATTCGAGCGATAAACGCGCTCTACCTCGGTTCCAGACCTACGACGAGCGACGAACGTTTCTCCTTGCTCTCCGTCGTATCCCCAGTAGAATCCGTTCGGGTCAGAGAAGTAACCCCATCTAACCTCACCCTCTGTTGGGAGCGTTGGGATTCTGATACCAGAACCAGACTGCGCCGAGAAACCGGGTGTATATCGCCCATACTCAGAAGTCTGCAATTCTATCGAGGAATTTGCAGTCGTTCCGGTAGATAGGTGAATCTCCCCACTTGGTGCAGGATTCTCCTCCACCGAGCCAGAGCCAGTAGACGTTACCTCGTCTCGGAGGATACTCGTTCCGAACGTCGAAGTAGCGTCGATAACCGTCCGTCGCTCGATAGTCTGCAAGTCTCCGAACAGCGATGCAGGCTCACTAATACCGACACCGCTAAGTGATGGGTCTGTCCCAACAGTAACAAAGTTGTCACCAAGTGGGTTCTGTTGGACGTAATCAGCGGAGTCGGGGACTGCCGGTTCTCGAAGCGTGCCGACTACTGTGAAGCCACCGTTTGTCTGACTTGGCCCATTCGTATACTTAAGACGGAATCCGTCGAGTTTCGTCCCAAAGTCCCACGAACCGTAACCCTGTGAGACAAACTCGTTTGCATACGTTCGATTGAGTTCAAAGTCAATTTCTGGAGTTTCGGCCTGAATGTCACGACTAAACTGAACTGTGACACCATCCTCTGCGCTCTGAAATTCGCCAAGAACAACAATCTCGATAGTTCGCCATCCGTCCGTGTCAATCCAGTCAGAATATATCGTTTCGCCAGCGTTTACTTGGCCTTCGAGAAGAAATGCCTGACCATCTGCGCGCTCGAACACGAGGTCGTTGTCTGGCTGAAGCCCACCCGGATGTGTTCTTGTGTGAGGAGCGATTCCACTCTCCGAGGGTAGTTCGCCTTGATTGATATAACTCGTATTTTCGAGAGCGTAAATTAAGTCTCGAACGTACTGAAGGTCTTCAGGAGCAGGCATATATTAATCCCTCAGTTTCCATCCATTCGGTAAATCTGGACACTTCCTGAAGTTGGGTCAGTCGTCGGCGTAACCGAAATCTCCACTTGGTCCCACGGCTCGCTAACCACATAATAGCCAGCGTTCCCACCAGAGGCAACAGCCTCAGAGTTAAGTTGGACCGCCTCCGTAAAGTCGTCATCAGCACCACGACTACCACTAATCACAAACGTTACCTCAGCATCAGTTCCATTGTAATAATGGATAAGCGTCTCAGCCGAATCAAGGCTCGACGCTGTAACAATGCTCGTCGTATCTTCCGCAGTCGTCAGTTCAGTATTATCTTTATTGTAAATTTCTTTTGCCATAGTAATCACCTAAATTAGAATCGGTTTCTCCAGCGTTCCGTCCCGAGAACCTCGTCTTTCAAAGCCGCACACCAGCGTTTGCTCATACGAGAGCCAAAGTGTCGAAGCATCCGCGCATAGCACGAACGCCACGTTGCACCAACCGTAGCCCACGCCTGAAGATAGGATTTCCGCGTCCATCCTTCAGGGTCGCTGGCAAAGCCAACCTCGGGGTCATCAACGCCGGGAATATTGAGAAGTTCTTCGAGGTCGAGTCGCCCCATATCGTACAAGGACAACTCAGCAGAGTCCATATGCTCTGCTAATTCCTCAGCATACTCCTCGTGGATGACGCGCTTCTTCGCCTCCTGCAATTCGGCGTAATCGTATGGGTCATCCATATACGAATACACGGGAGCCATCGCCTGTTCAGTCTCGTCTGCTTCATCGAGGTCAGGCTCCGCTCCATCTCCCGGCAACTCGTCTGGACCTGATTCGAGGTCAGATGGTTCTGCGGGAACAGAGCCACCGTCAACGAGTGCCACGATATAAACCGGGTCCTCCTCAGAGGCTTCTACCTTAACCTTCGAATCATCGTCAGATGGGTCAGGATACCACTCCGTGTTACTGGTAATAATTGCCGCAATTACACCAGCACCTTCTTCCTTGTGTTCAACAATCTGTCCTTCAGAGTATTCGAAATCTTGCAACTCACTCGGAGAAGCAAGTGCTTCTTCAATTGGTACTTTCATATTCATTTCACTTTTATATGCCATTTAAGTCTAATGTGCGTCGGTTCGCTTAAGCCCGATAGATTGGCTCAAGACTCGACGTGCATCGGAAGTGGAACGGCGGAGCCATCGGAAGTGGCTTGAACCCCTGATGCAAGAACTCCTCACGAGTATTCTCAGAGAGTTGCGCCGACAAGTCACCATCCTCAAAGTACGCTTCCGCACCATTCAGCGAGGAGCATACTTGACTACCAGCACCATCGTTCACGACACGAACTCCAATAATTTCAGGATTACGCTCGAACTCCTGCAACTTCGTCGCCTCTCTTGCTCGCTGAAGTTCCATATGTGCAATTAGTTCAGCGCGTGCGCGAAGACTTGCATCGGAATACTTATCAGCCAACCGAGAGCGAGCCTGCGTAAAGTCATCGTTCGTCTCGACTGCTCGACGCAGTTGGACGCGCATCTTTCGCATCATCTCATCGAGCGTATCTCGTGTAGACATACGAACATTCGAGACGTAATGCGAGAGGTTCTGCTCGTTCGTAAAGCGAGAGTTCTGGCTTACGCCATATTCAGCACGAACTTCAGCAAGTTCATCGTTGAGCGGAGCCTTGCTCTTGCGTGCGACCTTCGCAGAGTCCATAGCACGCTTCACAGCACGATTCGCGTCTCGTTCGAAGGTTCGGGCCGCGTGACCTCTGGAATCCATATACGCGGCATCTACGGACTCGAATGCCGTATCACGAGCGGAGGTCAGCGCGTCATAAATCGCGTCAGCAATTTCCTCCTGACGTTCATCCTCGTAATTCAGTTCGGCAACATCCATAGATTCGTCCCACACGGCTCTGGCGAGCGCGTCAGGGCTGTCGATAGGATTATCTACAGTATCACCCTCGGACTCCTCGGAATCGCTCTCAGACGAATCTGAGCCATTCTGAGGCGACTCACTATTCTGAGGCTCACCAGAGGAATCATCCTTACCGAGATAACGAATGATGTTCTGATTCGTGTTCGGCTGTTCCTCGGGTTCACCCCGTTTACCAATCTTCAACGAAACGCGCTCTGGATTCTCAAAGCCAAGTTCCTCAGCCTTCTCACGAACGACAGGGTTAAACTCAGACTCTAACTCACGGCGAGCCTCAGTAATCTGACGCTGAACATCCTGCTGTTGAGCAACACCAGCAATCTGCCCCACGCTTTCTGCAAAACCACCAAGCGCATACTTCGGCATAGGCATTGCACTAATGATGTAATCAATGTCAAACTGGAGATACTCAGCAATCTCCGCTACCTCACCAGAGATAGTCTTAACACTAACGTCACCACGAACACCCTGCTTCATACCCGGATGGAAATTCTCCATCTCGTGCGCCTTCATAAAGGAACGAATATCATCACGCTCCCACGGAGCATCAGGCTCACCGAACATAAAGAGCCAGAGCGGATACGCCTTCGACGCGATAGCCTCGTCGTTATCAGAGAGTTTCTGCTTCAATCCCTCAATTCTATCCGAGACTGCCTCAAGGCGAGAGGTTCCGAATACTTCACCAACGTCAGCGTCTCGCGTAAACTTGATAATCTCGTCACGAGTAAAGGCAATTTTGTTCTCACCATTATATCTATCCTCGATAGGCTGACCCCATCGAGTCTGACCAGTCTCCGAAATGTCCTGAAGATACGCCGCCGCTTCACCATCATCAGTAGTAGGCGCATCCTCATAAACGTTATCATCCTCTGGCGCAAGGAGAATCGACTGATTCGGTCGAGTAACAACCTCAATCGTCTCAGGATTCAAGAACTTAAATCCTGCAAGTTTGTCAGAATCCTCTTTCGCAGGAACCTTCTCAACCAGAACAGTTCCACGAACCTCACGCTGGACAATAGCCTTCTTCGCAAGATTGCGCCAATCCTTACCAAGTTCACCTTCAAGAATAGCACACGTCTCAAGCCATTGCTCAAGTTCCTGAATCTCCTCATCAGAAAGATGTTCAGCCTCAACGTAGTAACCCGGCTCAATAACCTGAGAAGCGAACGAGCCAATAGGCTTGCGAATCATCGGAGTCGTTTCGTACTGCCTCCAATACTTCCGCATATCGTCCTTCGGCGCTTCTGTTCTATCGAAGTCCTCAGACTCTACAGTAAACGGACGATTCGCAATAGTCCCCTGACTGTCGAACGACTTCGCATCAGGCTCATTCTCCATACCAACAAGTTCTTCCGCACGCTTGGAGATACCTTTTCGCAATCGTCCAAGACCAAACGCACTCTTATTATCGTCTGCCATATTACTTCAACGCCTCCTGAATACGAATCTCGCCATATCCCTTATTCGGAAATGTGCGAGTCTGTCCATCATCAACTTCGAACTCGAAGATGTACGTTCCTGCAAGGTCCGTGTCTCCGCTCTGCCAACTGTACGATACCTTACCAGTAGACGCATCCTCGATGGTCACGTTACCAGTAGTGTCATCGTCAACAGCGAGTGTATCCTCATCAATTTCTCGCATATAAAACGAGACGGTAGGCGTTCCAGATAGGTCGAACGCATTTGCATTATCTTTCCGCAACTTTACCACCAAATCGGGGTCTGTGTCCCCGCTCTTAAGATTGTCTCCTTGTACGATAAATACTTCTGTCATAGTTTACCTCAGCGAGCCGAGATTAAACGGCTTCATAGATTCCTTGTCCGAGCGTGCAAGATTCTTCTGACTCTTAGCCCATACTGCGAGCGCAAGAGCGTCGGAGAAGTCGTCATGTCCACCGCTCGGGTGATGAATTTTCGTCTTCCCCGTACTCGTGTATTCATACTCTAATTCAAGGCATTGGTCAACCATCTTATTCTCAGGTTCATCCTTACCCGGCACAAACGAGTACCGAATCTTACCATCCTGAAGATGATTCTTCAATGTATTGTAGAGCGACTGTTTCTTCTCATTAGTGAATTTGAAGCCCTCTACCTTGCGTCCGAGGTCTTCCTTCACTTGGTCAACAACACCAGTACCAAGCCCGGTGCTATCAATCATAATCTTCGTGTAATCGTGATACGAGTCAAGTTCACGCACTCGACCCATCGCGTCCGTCATCGACTTATTCTTCGTGTGTTCAATATCAAACACATTACCATCACCGTCGATAGACACGTACACAGACTCGTCACCACCCGTGGAAGCCAAGTCCACGCCAAGGTACGCAATCTGCTTATCCTTCCTATCAACACTTTCGTAAGCGCAATTCATCAGTTCTTCTCGTGTGAAGAACGAGTCTGCGGATTCTACGAACTCGCCTTTAATCTCCTGACGGAATTGGATAGACGTAAGGTTCGACTTTTGCTCCTCGATGAAATCATCGTCAATCATCGGGTTAGCCCACGTCGGGACCTGAAGTGTGTACCACTTCTCGTCGTTGAAACGCTCGTACAAGAAGCCTTTCTTGCCGAATGGCGTAGAGAGTAGTACGAAACTCGAATCCCCAACTGCGAGCATTGGCGACAGAACTTCTTGGAAAATACTGTCATTAATGAACGCCGCCTCGTCTACAATCAAGAGGTCAGTACCATATCCACGAATGTTGGAACCATCAGTCCCAACAGGAAGACAAATAATACGAGAACCGTTGTCGAAATTAATCTCCGTGCGTGTGTCTCGCGTAATTCCCCATTGGTCTTCCTCAATGTCGCTCTGACGAATCTGCTTCTTAACCTCGTTGAACAACTCCATCGACTGACGTTGTGCCTTCGCCGTAATGAGAATCTCGGCGTTCGCGTGAGTAATGCCATACCACAACGCAAGCCAAGACGCCATCGTAGACTTACCAACACGGCGACCACACACAGCCGCCTTACGCGAGGCGTTATGGTCCATAAAGTCCTTCTGATAATCAAAAGGCTCCTCGTCCAAGTAATGTTCTACGAAATACGAAGGCTCGTCCAAGAGCCGCTCTGCTTCAACACTACTCATCGTCAATCACATCATCTGGATTAAAACGCTTTCCAAGCAATTCTGCTTCCTTCAGCAAGTAAGCGTGTCCGGGTTTCAGGATAAATACACTCGTCTTCTGCATTGTATCACCCATCTTGTTATCCCCGAACCAATCTCGTGGGATACCAATCCTGTCAGCCGGAATTGAGAACTCAGTACCGACTTCGAAATATGGATTCCCATCGAGTCCCAGTCGGAACATCGGAGGCGCATCCGTCTGTGAGTAGAACTCTCGGTTGATGTAGTCGAAAGTCTCCGACTCCATTACAGGACCATCCTCGTAGGGGACTACGAGTAACTCGGTACGGTAATAGCCGGAACTAAAGTCCTCAACTTTCATAGTTAGTTCTCTCGTGCTTCGCGGAGCGCCGCAAGTTCGTCAGCGATGTTCTGCTTCGCCTCAGCGTTCTGCGAGTCAGGGTCATCCAAGATACCCAACTCTTTCATCTGTCGCGTCAGCGTTCGATTCAGACGGTCGTAGGCAATGTTAATAGCGTTCTCTTGGTCTTCTTTAATCGGACGACCATCATCCGTGTAACCAACGGTTTTGTCCTTGTGAACGACACCCACTTCGTCAATGTAATCGTTCGCACGTTTAGTCTTATGCATGTCGATTGCGATGTTGCGAACCATTTGCAACTTAGCGAACGAGGGGTCGTCACCACCGGGCATATCTTCGAGAAGCGATTCTACGACTGCATCAATCCACGCTCTCTCGCTGTCCGAGCGATTCTTGTAGTAGTTTTGTCGGTTCGAGTAAAGCCCGTGTTTCTCGGCGTTGTTTAATCCTTTTGGAGTAGCGCCTCCGTGTAGGTAGCAACGTCCGTTGCCTTTGTGGTCTGTGCGGAATCCTGCAATGTTCGCACAGTAGGCTTCGTCAACGTCCCAGTCTTCTGGAATACGTCGAACTCGGGCGTTACACTTGCCGTCTTCTTTTTCCTTGTTAGGCATAGGTATCCCTCATTTGAGTCTTCATTTATATCTAACGTGCGTCGGCCCATTTAAGTAAGCCGAACCCCTTGCACCTCTGCTCGAAAAAGAGCAAACCGAAAGATTTATATAGGTGGGGTGCATATATTGAATAAGGAGTGAAAGGGGTGACGGGTTTCCCGTTAGGTTCCTTCTTGGGAGGATTGTTATATTGGTATCAGAGTCTCTCACTATGAATGTCCACCCGTTCCCTAACCATCTGACGCACCTTACGTAATTCCTTCGACCCCATCTTATTATTATCCATCAAATCGCGGAACTCGTCTTGTAGAATAAGCCGCTGGTCGAGATTATCCGTATCGTCAATATCGCGGTCTACAATAAGACTCATCACCGCGAGAACAATCTTTTCGTAATTTTTACCGCCATAATTGTTAGAGGAAATGTCACTATCTTTAATAATAGAAGCAACCGCTTCAGTCTGATACTTAGGCAAATCACAAATATTACAAAACGTGTAAACGTCATTCATAATGTGACCATACCGAATCGTCGTCTTCCGATTATAATTCTCATCCTCTCCAGCAAAACGGTCGTGCTTCTTACGAAGTTCCTTAAACTTCCGACGCTTCTTATCCGACAGTTTCTTCCCCTGACCATCTACATCTGTCGGCCAAAATGTAGTCCGAGATGTGGTCCATTTGTTATCCTGAATGCGACTATTTCCATCCATCCAGTCTTCTTCGTTATTCCGAGAGCCATTGCCTTCTTCTCGGTCGAGTGAATCGAAATGAATATCTTCTGACATAGCGAGGAGCATAAAGTATATAAGTGTGTTGGTGGTACTACTACTTAAACCTTCCGATTTTACTGCATCCCTGCACCGATGCCTGCAAACGTGAAAGCAAGTAACATCGCGGCGAGTGGACCGAATTGAGCGCCGATGAGCAATCCGAGGAAGAAACCTATCAAAACAAACAT